ATGGTTAGTTGGGGTGGGATTTAAAGTACAAAGGGCAAAATTAGTACTAGTCGCAGCAGCGAGGATTAATCCTACATCTGGGAGGAAAAGTCCTAGTGATGATCCAGCACCGTAACCTAATGCATAACCACCACCTGCTAGTATAGGAGCAGGTTTTAAATCATATGCTCTACCACAATTTAAAATTCTAGGAGGAGTTATATTACTATTATCTGTAAGATTTCCTAGTTTTATACTTCCAGGGAGGAGAGGAAGGGTTATATTTTTAGATACAGATATAACAGCAAATGAAGGTTGGGCTACACCACCCCAGGTAATATCAGCATTTGCGTCTCCAACTACTATATTACGAATAGCTCCATAAACAGCTTGTTGGTAAGCATTACCATTTTTATTAGCACTAGTTCTACTATATTGTATATTAGCGTAATTTCCAATAGAATAATTAATAACATCGCCTGTAGCATTATTAACAGTGTATGATACAGTTTGTTGTAAAAAAGAAGGTGTATTTACTGTGTCTCCTACAGGATTACCATTTTCATCTCTCCAACATGACACAGAAAGATCATCATTACTAAAAACAAAATCTGCAGGGTCTATTCTTGTTAGTGACATATTACTTATCCATATTAATAACTATATTCATATCAACTGTTCTACTTGTAGGTATAGGTTGAGCTAATTTACCTACAGCTAATAACTCATTATTTGTATTATAAAGTCCTACTGTTGTTACATATGGGGCAAAAGCAGAACCTGTCACAAAATCAACTACATCACCACTAGTATTAACAGGCAATCCGTTTGAGTTTACTGGGTTGGTAAGTTCATCACCTGCTAATAAAGTTGGGTTTAATGAATAATTGAATTCATCGGGTCTAATAGTACATTTATATTGGGTTTCATACACTGTTGTTGTGGGGCGGAAATTGACTTCAATATCTCCTACATCAGTAGCTAATGATTGGTTTGTTATAATTATAATACCATGAGTATATATTATGTTACCAACATATACGTCAGCGTCATCTTTTAGATTTCCTTGACCATCATCAAAATAGTCAGCTGCTGAGAAAAATTCAACACTGCCTGGTTTTACATAGTCTCCGAATAATGATTGAGGTATGATACCAACAGAAATTATTTCATTTGCTCCAGTTGGAAAATATCTAGGGGCATACAAACCACTTTGTAAAAAGTTATCATATCTGCTATTAACATTAGCTGTTTGACTACCTTCAATTACATTTCCTTGATTATCAATTTCAATAGCAGGTTGAGAATCATTAGGAAAAGTATTACTATAATATAACTGTTTTATAGAAGCATATACTAATGAAGCTGAAGGCCAAGGAGATGGGTTAGTTTCATCATCATCAGAACCATAAGTAGTGTTTTTTCCTTTTAAAAAAGTAATAGTAGCTGAATTAGCAGCGTTTCCATATACTATTAAAGGAGATACAATTATATCCTGTGATGTTAATGATTTGAAGGCACCCATTCATTTAAAAATCTAATTTTACTCTTATAAGAGCTTCCTTAGTAAAGTCTTTTTTAAGTGGTTTTGATAATTTAGCTACTGCTAATAATTCATTATTATCATTATACATTCCTATTGAAGTAATATATGTTGATGGATTTTGTACGAAATCATTAAACAATATAGTACCCGCACTAGCTGAAACTGAAAAACTTGGGTTCACTGAATAATTAAATTCAGCATTTCTAGCTCTACAAAATACAAAATCTGAAGTTACAGTTTCTTGGCTTTGAAGATAAAATGAAGTTAAATCTTCTCTTAATTGTTCAGGATTATTATTATCAGTATTAGATTGTCTTAGAGTATCTATACCTGGAAGAGAATCAGGATTTAAAATTATAATTCCTACATCTGGATAAACATAGCCATATACTCCTGTGGTTAAAGATGTGGGTGTTACTCCATCACCAAAACTACCTGACCCTAATGTGAATCTTCTTCCAGCACTTGTGTAATCTACAACAGGAGTTATAGTACTATTATCTGTTATGCTTACACCTGATACTAATCCATTAATTTGGAGACTACCAGGCATGATTGCTTGTTTATAACGAGCTCTATTAATTACTATAGCATAAAAATTTTCATTAGTAGCTGTTCCTCCAAAATTAAAAGAAGCGTTTTCATCTTCTCCTAATAATAGATTTACAAATTGCCCATAAACTGTTCTTGAAGGTGATAACCCATCAACTCCAGTATTGTATAATAATGATCCGGAACCTTTAGAGTCACCATAAGCTATAGCGAATTGAATTTCAGCAGCTGCATTTGAATTAGGATCTAAATTATATACATTTATATAATAATCTCCACTAGGACCAGCAATTTGAGAGTTAGAAGGAACAAAAGTTGTTAATGATGCTGAGAAGTTTGACCAAGCTGGGGCTACAATAGATTCCGCGCTTACTAAAAAATCTTCAGGGTCTAATCTTTTAAATGACATATTTTAATATATTAACAATTTGTATTTTTATTTAATTGAACAGGAACTGTTATCCTAGCTCCACTGTCTCTACCAATTACAGTTAAAGAAGTGGATAATTGAGTCACACCTTCAGGGAATAACACATTCACCGTTGTAGCTGTCATATTGATAGTAGTACCTACAACTGTTTTAGAAACAGCTGCTCCTAGTGTGGTTGTTGAGTTTAAAGCAGTTGCTTGTGATGTGTTGATACCTACACCATTAAAATTACTTAATAAACGAACATCACCGATAGTAGCAACATATCCTGATGATTCAAAGGTTTGTGTTCCACCTAAATAATTAAGAGTTTGAGGTGTAATAGCTATTGAAGCACCTTGATATAAGGATATAACTTGATAACCCAAATCTAGGATTGGAAGTTTAGAAGTACCTCTAGGAAGAGTAGTAAGCAAATATTTCATTGCTTGAGTTTCATCAGGAATGGCTTCTAAAAGAGGCATGTTATCAATAGCTTGACCATAATAAGCTGATCCCAATGGGTTGGTTGGGTCCCACATTGTATAATCAATCTCATCATCTGCTAAAGCAAATTGTGTAATTCTAAAAGAACCATCATTTCTAGCTAGCAATTCTCTACCTTTTCTTGTTAAAATAGCATCAACTGTAACTATTGAATTATTAAGATATCCCATTTTATATAGATTATTTTATTATAAATATTATTGAATTATTTCTTTTGATGTTAAATCAGTGATTATTTTATCATATTTTTGTACTAATTCTTTAGATATAAATTCAGGTTGAAGGATTCCTGAATATGCTCCTCCAGGAGCGTCTTTTTTAACATCTAAAACTACATATGTACCATCATCTATTACTCGATAGATACAAAAATGACTAGATATTACACCTGAATTAGAACCTTGGATTGTTCCTACATTAGGTGTTATAGTCATACGTAATATAGTATAACCTGAGTCATCATATAACGTGATATCATTTATGGTATAATTTTGTTCTTTATTATATTCAAATCTAATTTTATCTCCGCGTTTAACATCACTAAATGGTATTTTTATTTCTGAAAATCCAAAAGCTGATGAGGCTGGGTCTAAAGTTTGTATTAGTCCAGGATTATTATATATTTGAGCTGTATTAACATCCCAAAAAACATAAGAAAATTTTTCATCAGGGTGATCTTCTATAGAATTAAATACTCCACCTCTTAAATAGATTGAATTCACTCCATCTATATATTCAGGGCCTTCTTCTGGGGTATAAGGGGCATTTTCTTGTTGGATTAATAGATATGAATCAACACATCCATTATCTGTACCTACAACAATTCTATTTGAATCACCCACACCTGATCCATTAAGATCATAAAATGCTCTATAAACATCATTGATAGAAGCGTCTATCCAATCTGATTCAACAGTATATATTTTAGGAGCATTTATAGGAGCAACTTCTATAGGGATGTATCCTGAATCAAGAATAATATTATCCCCAGGTACTGTGGTGTTACGATTAATAGTGAGTCTAATAGTAGTATAAAGAGTTCCTACTGTTGGAGTAGATATAGCTAATGATAACTTAAGTTTTATTCTAGTATTAGCATTAAATGTACTTTCATCTACTGTGATAGTACTACCCCCAAAAGTATAATTATCTCCATATACTTCTTCTCCCCAAGTTATAGTTTGACTATTAGCTTTACTAGCAGAAAAAGAAGTATTAAGTCTAAATAAACCACTCATATTAGCTACTGGAAGAGGAGAAGGTGGGGGAGGGGGGATAAAACTCATAGTAGTTATATAATCTGATGTAGCTGGTCCTGTTTCTGTAACTAAAATAGGTACTATTCTACCAACATGAGCTATAGTATGAGTACCTTGTAATATTTCAGCATTAGGTATTGTACCTATTGTTGGATCAGGTTCTATTAATTTAACTGTTGCTCTTTTACCAACTTCAAAATTATCTTTTAAATTATACAAAGGTACAGCTTGAGGACTATCAACTATAGTAAAAGGTTCAGGATTAACAACATTTCCTTCAGTGTCAATTAAATACTTTATAAAATACGCTGTTCCATCTATATATTCAGGGCCTGTACCTCCTACACCATCAAAGTAAGCAAAATATGTTTGATTTTGTTCTGCTACTGGTTGGTTAGGAGTGGTTCCATAGTTAAATTTTTGGGTATCTAAAACATCTTTATTACTAGGATTATTTTGGGCATAAACATTAAATGAAGGCATAATCTTTATTTTTAATAAGGTTTATTAAAATCACGTGAACTTTGTCTTGATCCATTATATCTAATATTAGACCATGATTTTGAATAATAGTTTGAGTCTTGAGCAGCGGCTTTATCAGCTGTGCCTGATATGAGTAGTTCAAAGTTATATGGGGTTAAAATACCAGACCCATAATCTACTTTCATATAGTGAGTTGAAGTAGTGTCTCCTACAGTATTATTAATTATAGAATTATATTCATTGTAATCCCAAATAATGTTTGTATAAGGGAATAAATCTATATAATCAGTGTAACTAGAATTAGCTTCAACACTAGTGGGTAAATAGTATGGTGTTATTGAATAATTATAAAAATCTACACCACCATCAACCGCAAATCCACCAAGTTGAGTTGGAGTTGAAATCCAAAAAAGAGATGTTGGTGTTTTATATGGTATAATAATATTTTGAAGATTAGGTAAAATTTCAACATTATCAATACCATTTATACTATTAGAGGCAACTTTTAAATATTCTAAATAAAAAACAGTTTGATATGATGATGGGTCTCCAGGTCTGCCAAAAATTTCAATTTGTTTTTTTCTTACCCAACCAACTATTTGTCCACTACTTGGGCTATAAGATCCTCCACTAGTTATGAAAGTTTCTAAGGATACATCATCACTATAATAATACCTAATCTGATAAAGAGATTGTTGAGAGGTAAGATATGATTTAACATATTTAAAAGAATTATTTGGATTTAATTCTCCATTAGTAACAATAGTTTCTTCTTCTCTTATAGGTCCAAGAAGAGGATTATATCTTCTAATTTTAGTTGGAAATATTGGAAGTTCTCCGTTATAAAATTCAGATTGATCATTATGAAGTTTACTAATTGGAGGACCCATGGGGGTTTTAACAAATTCAGTCCAAGATTGGGTGTTATTTAAACGGGGTGTTAAAGAGTTATAATCATCAAAAGTGCCACCTGTTCCTCCTTCAATAAAAGCAGTATCAATATATCCATTATATATACTACTAGTTATAAAAGCTTGAGGTTGTACAATTTTACTTCTATTTAATAAGTGAGGTTTAATAGTAATACCTGATTTTAGATTTGTTCTAGCAGGAATAAAATCTTTAATCATATTAAATAATGAGTTATCAAAGTATTTTATTAAGCGAATGTAAGTTGTAGGATTAAGTTCATTATCAACTAATAAGCTAGCTGCCTCACTATATAAATCAGGATAATACGGTAAAAATGTTTGTGATGGATCACCAATATATGTTCCTATATCAAAGTAAGGTAAATTACCTGGCTGTTTAATAAAATTATCTATGTCATTTTGAGGTGAAAATGTTATTTCTACAGCATTAATACTTGGTGATAAACTACGATCAGTATTATAATTTTCAAGTATACTTTTTTGAGATGATAAAACAAATTTAGGTATAAAAGCATAATTAGCATCTGTAGTACCTGGAGGTATAATAGGAGGGAATGATTGAGACATCTGAGCACTGGTAAGGATTTGGATATTATCAGTGACAATATCTTGAATACCAGTTGTGGGGGTTGATGTATTATAGGCTCCTCCAAATTCACTTACTTTTAAAATGGAGCTAGTAATACCAAACATACTAATAATATTTTGCAAACCAGCTACTGTTCCTTTAGATTTTAACAAATAAGGTAAATTATGATAAATACGCTTATACATCTCTTTATTTACATCGTCTAGAGGAGTATAATATGATTCTTGAGAAGCAGTTAAATAAAATTCAACCTGTTCAGTATCTGGGGGGCAAGGTGTTTTATTAGTAGTACGAAGGTAGCTTCCAGAATTAAATCCTGTAAAAGCATTAAATAAATCACTAGTAGAAAAATTATTTTGGTATATTTTTAAACCAAATGATCTAATAGCATCAGCTACTAAATCTTTAGATATACCATATTCTAAACGGTTATCACCACTATATCTGTTTGATACATCTTTATAATAAATCCATATATTATCATAATACTGTCCTACCATATCAATAAACACTTTGTAAGGTTCATTTTGAGGATCATCTGTTAAATAAGTAGGTATAGTATTAAATAAATAATCTTTATTATTAGCATCATATAATATTGCGCTTCTTATAGAAGAAGAATACCAGGTTTGAACATTACTATCAACACTAGGATATAAAGCATATGGTGGTGGTGTTGGTTTTTTAGGGTAAGGAACTGAGCCTGATTCAAAATATAAGTAATATTCAAAACCATCAAAGTTTTTAATTATATCTGAAATTTTGTTTTGAAGTATAACTGTACTTGATGTTATAGCAGTATCAGCAGCATCTACTAGTATTAAATCAGCTTCATATTGTTCTAATAATTGAACTTTATAAAAGAAATTTTTAATTCTTGATTCAGCTGATGAAAAATGAACAAAACTTGAAAAATCAGTATAATCAATTCCTATATTAATACTTTTTTCAGCTAAATATGAAAGAATTTGATCATATGAAGTAACATTATTTGTAGTTAATAATTGTTCATAATTTATATAAGTAGTTGAATTATTAGTTCTATTCTTAATAGGTAAATCAAAATTAGGACTTTTAAGAGTAGGTCTAATGATTACAGGTACTATTACTTCTGGTTGAAATGAAATATTAAAAGCTAATGGGTCAGCTGTTTGAGTGACAACCCATAAAACATCTTTTAATTTGAAACGCGTTGGTAAAGGTTCATATAAATTAATTAATATCTCATATTTAGTTTTTGTATTATCAAGTAATACATTATTAGCTATAATTAAATTATTACTACCAAAATTAAGATAAAAATCTTGAAAATATTCTGATGAGTTAAGTTGAGTTTTAAATTCATTAGTTAATGTAATTAATTCATCATTAGAAAGAATATTAGAAGCTAATCTTAATTCTGTTCTATCAGGTGATATTTCTTTTACAAAAAAAGGTCTATTATCTGAAGAAGAACTTAATTGATTTCGTAAAAAATTATATACAACATTGTATTCACCGTTAGTAAAACCTTTATTTTTTAAATCTCTTTCAGGATCTAAATCAATATTAAAAACTGCTCCAGTACTAGCATTTGTGCTAGTTATAATAATATTTTCAAGATTTTGATCTGTTACTTGAAAAGAATTATCAGGTGATATTATTGTATATTCAACATAATCTCCTTTACTAGGATCAAAAACAGGATTAACTGTCTCAGGAGACATAGCGGATATATCCTGAGGGGAGTATGTTTGAATCTCAAATGTTATAGGATTTATTTCATTTATTAATGTAGCCATATTATGAATTTAATGAAGCTGAGGATTGTAAAGTTAAAATTTGTTGGTTAGCTACTAATAAATCTTGTCTTAAAAGAGTTATCTCATCTAATAATGCTTGTATATTTTCATCATTTTGTTCAAAATTAATATATTCCCCACTTGTTTTTACTAAATACTCATGAGAATTAGTTGAGCCATTAGCTGGGATGTCGTAGAAAATAGCATTATATAAATCAAAAAATTCACTAACAGTTATAGTGTCTTCTAATGGGGGAGGGGGAGTTGATATTTGAGCAAATGAAGTATCAACTGTATTTAAATATGCCTCTTTATTAAAAACTGTTCTATTTAAAGGATATTCAGCCATTTATTACTTTGAAATAATAGTCATTATCAAAAATTATTGTTGATCCATTTATAACACTTTTAATAAGTATTTTATAATATCTTTCAGGTTCTAAACCATTCATATATAGTGTAAAATAACTACCTTGTTCATCAGCACTCAATTGAGTGAATTGATCATCGTAATCTATAACAACTTCATTAGTATCCAAGTCTTTTATTGAATAATATGATGACGTTGGAAGATAGTAATTTTGTGTGTAATAGGAAGCTGTTTGAAAAGTTCTTGATGGGTATGTTGGTCTACTATTAACTCTGAATATATTTATACTTTCAGGGTAAAAAATGCCTGGGTTTTCGTCTAAAGCAACAGTAGCATTAGAGGTATTTAGTATAGTGTTAGTAGAAGATCCTGTATTGAAAGTATAATCTCTCCATCTAAATTCAAGCTGTGGGGGATATATAGTATGAGTGTCTCTAGAGAAAAATTGCATTTTATTCTCATAATTCTCATTATCAATAAATTCAACAGCTTGTTTAGCTATAAATCCATTATTTTCTATAGTACCACTATACCATGCTTTAACCATATTAGTGATATCAGTGTTGATATCACCAGAGTCAGTATAAGTAAAACTTTGAGTTGAGAATATAGGTAATACAGTAGTGTTTGATGAACTATAATACCAATTACCTCCACCTAAAGTACCACTATATGAAGCAGTTACATTAGTTGGGAAACCACTAGTTATCCAAGCGTTACTACCAGAATATGATCTCCAACCCCAACTAACACCATTTTGATATTCAGGAGAATAATTATATTTTCCTGTTCCTATATTCCAAGAACCAAAAACAGGGTAAAATTCAAGTTGTGTATCTATATTTAGACCTTCTAAAACAGCTACATATCCTCTAAAATATGCTTTCCAGTTAGATCCACTAATTTTGTTATCAATAAGATCATTTATTTCTGTATCAGAAAATTGAACTAAAAATCTACTAGTTTGGGGTAAAGCAGAAGCATTAGTAACTGAAAGAGAAGATTCAATTATCTCATCTAGCCCTGTGTTTTTACTAGGGTAAAGAGAGTATATAGAAGCATCTTTAGTAGGAAATATCTTATAAACAGCCATTTTTTATTATAAATATAAAAATTATAAAGACACAACACGTCCTTTAATATCAGAATCAGGGTATTTAACTTCAAATATCATTGGATCTACAGAAGGATAAATAACATTATTTTGAGTAGCACCAGCTATATCATAAGCATATGCTGAATAATTAGACCCACATTTATTGGTTATATTAATATTTTTAACAGTTTGAACTCCATCTATTTTATCTAATAATATATATATATCTTTTAATATAATAGGTTCATTTATTTGCCATTTATCAATATTAAAATAATCTTTAACAGCAGTTATGCATTTAAATAAAACATCATTATTGTTATAATTAGGTAAAACTACAATGTCAAAATCTACACCAATATTAATTATAAAACCATCTCTAATTTTAATAGAATCATTAACTATTCTATGTTGTGATAAATAAACTTTTAAATTATTTTTTAATGAGGTTGTAGCGTTTTTTAATTTTTTATCATTATCATAAGCTAAAACATATAAATTAATTGATGATAATGATTCACCAGGTAATAAATTTTCTAATCTTTCAGGTTCAGCATATACTTTAGCTAAAGAGCCATATTGTGAAGGCATACTTAAAGCCCTAACAATATAATCATCTTGAGTTACTGTTCTTAATTGTGTTCCAAATGTTCCTAAAGAATTAAATTTTAATTCATCAGGTGTATCTCCATCTTGTCCTCCTGTAGCTCCAAATGGATTTGTTACTGCAACAGATCCTAAAATATCAGAATATAATGGTTCAGGGGGGTTTTCAAATTTAAATGATATATCATTTGAGTTAACAATTCTATTAATAGTATTTGAAGCAGCATTTGCTGTGACTCCTCCTCCTGTTAAATATCTAACTCTTAAAGTAGTGTTAGAAGGAGCTATTCCATAAGTACTAGTATATAAAAAGTTAGCTGGGTCATAAGCTGTAGTTAAATAGTCATTTGTTGAGAAAAAATTTCCAACATTAGTAGGATTAGGAATAATTTCTTCTTCAACATTAGCTGTTGTAGTGCCAGCGCCAAATTGTATTTGAAGTGTTGTAGGTGATGTAAAACGAGATACAAATCGTCTAGGCATTTTTGTTAATTGTAACAAATAAGGAACTTCACCAGAATCTGATCCAGCATTAGCTATAGAATCATATATCATTTCTTGAGCTAAATAAGGTACTTCATACCATTTATCTCCATTACTACCTGTAATATCTAAAATTTTAATAATATTAGTATCATTAATTTCTATGGTTTGAAAGCGTTGAGGAGCTCCAAAAGAAAAAGTTTTAGTAACAATATTAGCTGATATAGCTGTTGTTGATTTTTTTAAAAGATAATATAATGGTGTAGTTCCACTAAGTGTTAGAATTGAAACCTCAGTTGGATTAGCAGAGCTACTAAAAGTAAAATCTACTGGGTCTTGGATTAAGAAATTAGAGACATTAGAAGATAAAACAGTATTAGCTCCAATAACTAAAGCGTAATCATAATCAGGAGCGTAAGAACCTCCTACAGATTTAGCTGGAACTTTTTGGTAGATATCAATAGTAGCAGTAGCTACACCAGTTACTTTAGGTTTATAACCTAACATATACGCTAAAGTATATAAATTACTTTCTTGCCTAGCATATTGGATAAAATTTTCTTGAATTTGATTATCAAGATAAAAAGATAATACATCACCAACATAAGCTGACATCTCCATAAATAACATTCCTGGGGATGATGGGGTAAAATCAGTATATGTTGAAGGGAAATAAGTTTTGGCATATTCAATAAGAGAATTTCTTAATTCACCAAAATCTTTATTTAAATATTTTATATCTCTATTTTCAGCAGCCATTATAATATTATTTGTATACTTTGAGGATTGTTATTATAAACAGAAAAATCAATATTTAATTGAATAGAATTTTCATCATATGAAGGAACCAGTGTTAATGAATTAATATTAACAGTAGGAAAATTACTTTTTATATCATTATTCAATTTAGTTTCTAAACCTTTTAAATTATCTTCAGTAATACCACTAAATAAAAATGCCCTTAAATTAGATCCATAATTTGGATTAAAAACTCGTTCATTATGGTTAGTTAATATAAAATTAATTATATTGTATTTAACTTGTTCAGAAGTAGTATACACTGATTTAAAAGCTACATCAGAATTAAAAGGAATAGATACTCCAATAGCTACTCGCTTATTAATATCTAAAGGATTTTTATTTTCTATTCTAATTGCCATTATTTAGTTGTCATTAATCCCATTATTTGATCTAAACTTACCTCACCACCAGGTAAACTTGAACCTTCACCTATTGTACTGACAGGGGGAGGAGTATATGCTGGTTGGGTATGTGATGAATTAGCAGAAATTATAGTATCAAATTCACCACCAATCATACTACGCAAGTTGCGTTTAATATCTGGGTTTAAATTGGTTGTTGTTGGTTTTGTAGAATAAGGAATAGGGTTAGCATTTTCATTAACTACAGTTTTAGGAGAACGTACAGCTTCAAGAAGGATATCTTTAATTTCTTCTTGGATTGCTTCACGAACTGCTTCTTTAATTAACTTTTTTAACATATCTGTTTTCATAGTTATAAATATTTGGTTATTCAGCTGTTAGCTGAGGGTTTGAATCTATAATAAATTTTAATTGGTCTAATAATACTTGTGGGTCAGAAGCAAATGATGAATCTGTTTTTAATACAGGTATTCCAGTTTTGGTTAAAGCTTGGGCATATCGTCTAGGATATTTAATAGAATTAGTTTCATCAAGTTTTATTTCAAGTTTAAATCCTTTGTAAGTATTATCAGAAGCAATAACAGCACTATTATTTATTCCAGTTGATTGGTTAATAAAAATATTTAATTCTGTATTAATTGTTTCAAACGGTATATTTTGACTTTGAGCACATTCCCTAATTAATATATCTAAAGCATTTAATAATCTTAAAATAATACCTAATACAGCCCCAAAAGCAGCTAATGCTAAAGTAATGATATTAACCACTATTTGAGCTTTTTTTAATTCATCTTTAAGATCTCCTAAAGCTGAAGTAACACCTGCTGGTGCTGGGAAAGGAACAACAGTTATAGCTAAAATACCTACTTGTATAGCTGTTATAGCTGTATTAACACCAACTAATATTCTAGAAATAGAAGTTATTGTTTTATAGATACTATTGATTTTTCTAACTAATTTGTTTCTTTTATTTATTAATTCTAAAATTTTATCTTGACGAGGACATAAAATTTGGTCTTTAATTTTTTCTAAATCTATTTTAGAAACTACAGCTTGAACAGCTATTATCCCAAAAGGAATTAATAATTTAATAATATAAGGAATTAATATTTTTTTAATTTCTTCTTTTTGAACATCAATAGTAATAATTACTTTAGCTTGAGGTGGAAGATCTTCTTTAGCTTTTTCTTCATTTTGAACACGTTCCAACTCATTTATTTCATTAGTTATAGGTTGTACATATGTTTGAATAGCAGCTTGTGTTACTTCTTCTGGGGTTGGAGATAAAAAAAGAGTTTTATTTATATTATAAATAACAGCTCCTTTATATTTGGGGTCTCTAGCTTTATTATAATAATCTGATGCTCTAGATTGAGCTATATTTTGCTTATTATTTGAAAATTGTTTATTCCCAACAATATAAATATACGGTGGTTCAGTATCAGGAGTTGATATTTTTTTAGGTTCAGATACTTCATCTGGGTATTCTATTGATGTAAAACTAGCTAAAGATATTTGTTCTGGTTTGTAATCTTGTTTAACATAAAGGATATCAATAGATTTAACATCTATTTCTGTTTTTGGGAAAATAAGAGCCCATTCTCCATTATTATCAGTTGTTACATTTTTAACTATAGGTTTAATGATACCTAAGTCTTCTACATCAACTTTTGGAGTTTGGGTGAATGTTATATTAACATTAGAAAGAATTTCTCCTTTTTCATTTGTAACTTTTCCACCAATATATATCTTAGCGTCAATTTGAGGAGAAACATTATTTACTACACTAGAACCATTAGTACCTGACCCACTATCATTAACTCCAATAGTTACAAGAGAGGCTACATCTGAAGGGTTTATAGGTAGATTAAACGGCATTAGATGGTTTTTACAGTTTTAGATAAAATATTATTTAATTCACTCAATAGATTTTCAGTTTCTGTCCCTAATCTATTTCCTTCTGTATTTAAACTAGCTATAGGTCCTCCTTCATTACTAGCGAATTTCATAGATCTAGCTATACCATTTAAAGCTTTTACAATTCCTGTTAAAGTTTGTTTAAGATTTTCACCTAATACTAAAGATTGAAGATCAGCTCCCGCATATCCTTCATTTCCAACATCTGAGCCTAAATAAACCTTAGGTGAGGTTAAAGTAATTACTCCAAATGATACATTAGTAGTCATAGATATTTTATCTACAGTATCAAAATTAAGTGAATTATTTGATACTAAATGAACTGATTTATCAGCACTTAATATAATATGGTCATTTTTAGCATTAAATACTAATCTTCCTGAATTTAAAAGGATTTGATTACCAGCATATAATTCAGGTACAACTGGAGTCTCAGATAATCCATTATATGAATCTATATTACTTACTGATAATTCTAAGGGGATTTGTTGTGTTGAAGTTAAATATATTGAAGATTGGTCTTCATTTATGTTTTCTAAAGTAGGTATCCAAGGTTCATTTGTATCAATAACAGATTGTTGAGTTTTAGATTGGCCATTTCTTATAATAGTGATAGGTTCACTTTGATCTCCTTCATTAGACCAAGGATTAGGATAAGCTGTTCCATTAACCGTAGAACCAAATCTTATAGAATTTCCAAAACGTCCCTCATAAATTATATCTCCCTCATATGGTAAAAGAGGATAAGTATCTAAAACATTAGCTTCATCAAAAGTAGTGCCTAAATCTATTTCAGTATTTTGATCTGTTATTCTTCTAACTGATCCAGCTTCTACTTGCTGATAATCTTTTTGTTGTTCTGGGGGGATTATATCAGAAGAAGGTACAGCGTTATGTATTTGGCTATTCCATACATTAACTGGGGGTAGATAATATGGAGCTACAGAAGTAGTATTAGTAGTTAAATCTACATCAGCTAAATAAAATATAGAAACTAACTCATTAATTAAAGGATAATGTTTGATGTTAGGTAATAAAGGATAAGCTGCTATTAATTTATTTTTATTTTTATTTAAAATAGGATTTTTAACATTTTCAAAAAAGATAGTACCTATTCCATTCCATTCACCATATTTCTCAAAATCAGGATGAGAATCATCTAAAATTATATCTTTAACTCTAACAGTGGAAACTGCTTTTGTTGTTGTATTAGCAGAATAACCCTCAGAATAATTTCCAACCTTATGGTTTAATTTCCATTTAGTATCTTTCATTATTCACCTCCGTCTTTAAACTTATCTATTTCAGCTAATAATTGAGCTTTTTCTTCTTCAGAAATACCAAAACCGCCTTCAGCGGTTCCATTATTACTCATAATACGTTGAATGATAGTAGCCATTTTGATTAATTGTTCATCGTTTTTAACACTTATTTCTAAGTATTCTTTAATTAAAGGAACAATTAAAGTAGCATCTCCTATCTCATTTACTAATGGTTTAAGTTCTGATATGAGAGCAGAGATTTGTTTTTCTTTTTTCTTTTGATTGTTATATATCTCTTCTAAAATATCGGAAAATTTCTTACCACCAAATACAATATTATCTAAACCATTCATGATATTTATTTATCCATAAATATGATTATGGGAAATTTGTATAACCATTTTCTAAATAGAAATAATAATGATCTTTAAACATATCATATAATTTATTTGCTATTTTAGTGATTTTAGGGGTTTTAACATCAATTATCTCTCGGATGTATATATACAGTGCTTTTTTATTAAAGATTTCTATACTCTCTCTTTTACGAAATAATTCCAGAATAGCGTCCGCTATTTTAGCATCTCCTTCTTTAGGGAAAAGAGTATATATATTTTGAGAACAGTAATTTGTAAATTCATCTAAAAACAGAGAAAGTTTATCTACAGGATCATCTGATAATGAGTAACTGTATTTTTCATCTGATTCAAGTTCTTCAATTGGTGCTTTGTCTACTCGTTTCTTATAATTTTTAGTATTAGAAATAATTAGATAACGTTTAGCAATAGTTCCAAAATATGAATATGCTTTAGCTCCTTTACTTGGGTCAAATAAATGGATTTTAGAAAGCAAAAATGAAATTACTTCATGTTGTAAATCCTCAATATTACTTACCTCAGTGTAATAAAACTTAAAAGTATGAATAATGTTTTCTGTTAGTTTAAAGAAAGCATAATGAATGCGTTCACGATAAATTTTACTTCTTAAATCAAAATCTAAAGTGTTATTATACTCAATGATTGCATTTTCTGTTTCTTGAGTAAAATACATCCCACTTGTTTTTGGCTTTATCACTACCTCACTACTCATAAGTTTTTAATATTAAACTGGTTTAAGATACTTTGGATTTGTTTGACTGATTCAAAAAAGAAACCTACTTCATCATCTGATTTAAATGATTCTCTAGCATCTACTTCTTTAAGTTTTTTATCTGACATTTCAATTATATCAGATATTTTGTTTAAGTAAGATATATATCCTAAAAGGATATCTTCTTGTTTTTCATTTTTTCTAAGAAGGTTAAAGGTTGTATATCCTAAGATCACAACCATTAAACTTAATATAACAATTGCTATTATCATATATTATCTAGTAAACTTTTTAAACCTTCACTTTTAATATTACCTAATGCTTTAGTCTTAACAGGTGACTTTTTGGTTTTCTCAATTGTGAAATTTGATGAATTATTTTGGGTTACTTCACCTTTAAGTTTAGGCATCCATACTTGCTCGAACTCAATACGTGCTGCCATTAAATCCGCTTGATGTACGATAAATACTAACGCAGTACGTGGTTTTGTTTCAGGTGACCAAGACATTAAGTATGGTTTGTTAGCATCATCATATAAACCATCATGTAACTTGATTGCTAACATTTCGTTTCTGGAGAATGTAATACCGTGAGACATGAGTAAATGTAATCCACGATCTGGTACTGACATGTATTCAAGACGATCATTGAATTTATAATCTTCACCTAGTTTCTCTTTACGCCATTGATCTGTCTGGGGGATGTATGATTCGTTTTGTTCATCTCCCATTTTACCTAAGTCGTGATTTAAAGCGGCAAATACTAATTCTTCAACTGTATATGTTGAAGTATCTACTCCCATTTCAACCCAAACTTTATTTAGTTTAAGAGCACACTGTATTACTCGCAGTACATGATCTACATAACCACCTGGGAATGCATTATGATATTCTTTTTTATGAGAAGCAGGCATAAGCATAATACGCTCAGCATACTGTTCATAAAATGCTTTTAACTCAGAACATCTAGGTTCAGAGATATGAGTATCAATAATAGATAGAAATTCATTCCAATTATCTTGGATTTGTTCAGCTGTTAGTTTCATTGTGCGGCAACATTTAATTCATAACCACCAATAGGTTCACTTTCAATATATGCTCTAGCTTGTTCAATTGATTCTCTAATACGTTCTAAAGCAGCTCTATATTCTTCAATTGGCTGTTGTTGGTTAACAATAAAGTTAAGTTGATTTGTTAATCCCTCAATTTTATTGAGTTCATGTAAAATACTGTTTCTATGTTTCATATATTTATTTTTAATAACGTTATAACATTATCACGTTTCTTATATCCTACGTTTTAATGTTTTTCTTATAACCCGTAATTATATAATACTAAAAGAAAACTATAAGGCCAAATTATTTTTAAGAGAGGTTTACTATGTCTTGAATTTGTTTCAAAAATATACATCTTTCATATTCTTCTACACCTTCAAAATATATTAGAGCTGCGTCTAATGTTTTCTTGAATATATCATCTGAATATAATTTTATACAATCAAGATGTGTCTTATTAGTGATATCTAATTTGAATAAATGATTATAAGCCTTATCATAAACCATGTAACCACTAACTCTTTCAACCTCATCTACATCCAAGTCTGGATTAGCATCTCCTAAAAATTTAATTAATTGTTTAGCAAAAGTTTCGTAATTAGTAATTAATTTTTTAAACATTCCAATCCATATTACAGGACTTTCAGATAAATCTATTTGTGAAATCACCTCCTCAGGTTCTTCGGGAGACTTGAATAAACTAAATATTTTGTTAATATTCATATTATATACATATGGTTAAAACTGGTTTTTAGCGGTTTTAATACATTCGCCTATACCTTATACATATTATAATATACTAAGAAAAAAAGCGGCTAAAAGCCGCTTTAAAAAGTAAGTTGAAATTATTATTATCCTTTAATTAATTGTTTAGCACCAGTTGTACTTAATACTTTATCTATACGTGAGTCTGTATATGAACGACACTCAGATATTTGGTTATAAATCCGTTCATATTCAAGAGATATATTACGATCTGTTTCATCAAATTTTCTATAAACTTGTTGAAGATTATAATCTCTATCTCGAGTACCATTATCTATCCACTCATGAGTAGCTTTTAATTCAGATGTTAATTTATTGATCTTAACTATACCCCAAACAATCACAGCCATAAAACCAACTGCAATAATCGAGAGCATACCTAAAACGAAAGATGTTGTTTCCATAATTTGTTTCTCCTTTATTTTAATAACTTACTTTTTAATATTTAAATAATCTTCTATACTTATATTATTTATTTTTTCCATGTAGTGAAAATCTCTATGACAATTAGAACATAACACTACACAATTATTTAATTCGTTTTCAATTTTTAATTTTTTAGTTTTAAAAGAAGTAGTACCTGAAATTGAGTATTCTGATATGTTAAAATTTTTCATGTTTGGATCTTTATGATGAAAATCTAAGACCCAATGTCTATTCTCCTCACATTTACCACATTTGGTTTTTAAATTAATTATCCATTCTTTAGCTTTTTTATTATTTTCTCTTTCATTTTTTAACTGGCATTCTTTGCAAAGACCTGAGTGTCCATCCTTAGTGGATTTATTTTTATAGAATAAAGAATATTCTTTTATATCTAAACATTGGAAGCATTTTTTCATGCTTATAAATATATTAGAGAATAACTCTCTAACAAATTAGTGCACCTTATAGGACTCGAACCTATACATCTTCACATTATGAGTGTGCTGCTTTAACCTATTTAGCTAAAGATGCTTATTTACAAATCGCGTCCGCTACGTATGAGGCTACTACTGCATTTGGTTTACAACGAGGTGTGTATCCCATTGACTCAACATAACCTAGAGCTGCTCGTAACACTTGATTTGATTTATATTTTGGGTCTGGGTTTAAATCTATGTCTATAAAATTAGGTTTTGGTATTCCATGTTCAACTAAATAATTAGCTATCTGTAATGAATACTCTACTTCATTCCATAGTCTACTAAATCTATCTCTAATAAGAGGAACTATATCCTTAATATATAAAACATGCCCTCCCTTCCCAGTATTATGTAATACAATTACTGTTGCAAAAGTAGTGTTTCTTGTATTTTGAGAATCACTACCTATAAAAATACTTGTATTACTATTTTTAGATAAAAAGTCTTTAATATATGGGATTAAATCAATCTCATTTTTAGTTGATAATGATTTGAATTTAAATTCCATATAAAACTGTTTATCATAAATAATATAATAAGAAGTTTTTAATCACCAAACTTTATCTGGAGAATAGACTCTAAAGAAATGATATGAAGTACGAGCTAAAGGTATTCTAATTACAAAGAAATTATAACTATCCCAAAATTTAATAACATACTTACCATCAAATTTCCCATCAAAATAAACCTCAACCACCCCAGCTTTAAGATCACAAACAAACCTTAAAGCATTATTTTGGATAACATAGATGTCTTCTTCCTCTATTAGTTTAATCTTATAAAGTTGATCTGTTTTATAAAGTGAATCAATGATTATATGACTATGGCTTGGAATGAATAGTCTATATTCTTCTTGATCAAATCTTTTGTTTATGGGAACGTATTGAGAATATAATGAAACCTTTATTAGTAGTGCTAGAAGCACAGTTAATATTTTCATTATGGTGTGTTTATAATAAATATCATAAACCATAGTACCCTCATCAGGATTTGAACCTGAGACCGACAGATTAGAAATCTGTTGCTCTATCCAACTGAGCTATGAGGGCATAAACCTATATTTACTCACACCGGGTGCTGCAGTTTACGCTGAGTATTGTAAATATAGGGGAATTGATAGCGACTCAATTCTTTAGTGGTCAAGGAAGGATTCGAACCTTCACGGGCTGCCATTATAGTGACCAGGACGTGTACACATACCTTTTTTTACCCACAGTGCTATAACCATCTGTTACGTCTTACCAATTCCGCCACTTGACCAAATGATTAATCTTTTAGATTATCATACTTACAACATGTCAAATAATAATCAATAATGTTCTCTTTAGACACATTAATTCCTTTATGTAATGTTCTTGTAACCACCACCCACAACTCATCTATATGGGTGGTGATTGGTTCTAACTTCAGCTCTTTACTTATTAGCTGATGTAATTCTTGTTTACTATTAAGCTGCATATTCAACTGCAAGTTCATATAGTTTAGCATTCAAATCAAGGTCTTGTTTAAAGTTCTTAATCTTTCTTGCTTTACGCAATTTAGTACCTGATGTATATTCAAACATACCATGTACCAACTTTTCTTGAACTACATTAAATACGCTCCACAAATCATTACCATTATCTTCAGGACGAGTTGGTGTAACCAAATCATCAAAATCAATTGTGATGTTTTCTAACTGCTCAGCTCCAAATCGAATTGCAGCTGCTTTCTTAGCAAACTCAGCAATTTGTTCTTTACGAAGTTTCTTCTTCTTAAACAAATTCATTGACTCAACAGTTAGTGGAAGTTTCTCTACCATTGTACCAATTACTTTTTTCAACTCTTCAAAATCATACCCGTAGTGACGAATTTTAAGATTTTCAAACTCCTTAGAACAAATAACCAAACCATTCTCACACACCATACGGAACAAACCAGCTGTGAAAGTAAATGCATTTTTACCATCATGGCTATTAGTCAATAGAATCTGTGGGTAAGCATGATCACCATCTTCTCCATTAATGACAATATCATTATTACGGAACACAACTAGGTGTTTTTGGTAACCATCACCTTTACGGGCGCGTACTTGTTTTGCATCAACTACTCCCCAACCTAGCTTTTCCATATCCTGAATGATTTGGAAGGTTGAAATGTGAGCGTATTTTTCACTAGTGCCTGGAGCACCTTTAGCTGTGAAAATTGATTTTGCTTTTTCTTTAATTTCTGACTCTGTCAAAAATGTGTTGCTTTCAATGTTTAACATAACCTTTATTTTATTTAATTATTAATTTAACTTATACCTAAATATAACATTCTTATCCTGTAAAGCCAAGCCTCCTGTTAAAGACTCTCAATCAAGTAACAGATTCGTTGAATAGTATCGTGTTTCTTCATACGGATATCCATTCTATATGGTTCCAAATCTAATGTTTTATCCAATTGCTTCACCTGAATTGCCATGAATTTCAGTTTTTCTGTTGTAGTTCCTTCAATTTCCCCTTCCATAACATTATCAGGGAATACAATAGGTGGTTTCTCTGCTGCTTTCCTACCACGTTTCTTTGGTTCTGTTGTAGTAGTTGTGTTCAATTGAATCTCTACTTCTTTCTTTTTTCCCGTTCCGGGTGGGCGACCACGACGTTTTTGTTCCATAACTTTTATTTGTGTTTAATTATTAAATAATGAATGTTGCTGTGATGATCCAATAAAGCAATATCTGGCCAATATACCCAAGTTTTTGGTCTTTAAATGAAGTACTTTCATTTCTCTTTTTGGCTTCAATGCGTACATGTGATACTGCGCAATATGCCATCCAAATAAATGCTGCTGTTGTTACCATATTCTAATTATTTAATTATACCTAAATATAACATCAATTTTCCCGGAGGCCAAACAGAGGGTAGGGAGAGTGTAGAAAACCCCGATGAGTAGCGAATTCATCAGGGCCTTGAGTAGCCTAAACTACAACGGTCCTAAGTCCGTTTTCTTTAATTCATATATACATATATAGAAAAAAGGCCCCCACATGTGGACCTCTCACCACCACACCTTAATACGTATATACAGATATACTAATATATAATTAGATTACCTACTTGAAATAGTGCTCCTATTTCGCGTACCTTATCAAAGGCAGTTAGTGGGTTGATTTGAAAGAATTCCCTTTCATTGCCATGATCGGATGAAATTCTCTTATCGGAGAAATATTTATGTACTTGCTGTTCAACCCTAAAGGCATTACCTTTAGATACAGGGAGAGCAAATTTAGGAACCCATTCATGTACGGTAGCAGTTCTATTGATACCTCTGACTCTACCTTCTACAGTACGTTCTGTCATTCCTATTTTGACTAAGTCTGGATATCCTGGATTAGTAAGAATGTAGATATATTCAATGTTGTCTTTGATGCGGTCCTGGAAATCTATGTTTTCGAGTCCGTAAACAAAATCCCATTCATACTCGGTTAAAGGGATTTCAATGAGATACTTTGCCCTTACAAATGTGAGAAACCTACTTGTATCCACATATCTAAACTTGGATCTAAGCGCGGAATAGTTGTTTTTCCACACTTGAGATTGAGAGTGATGACTGGTGTTATTAGATGGGTCTAATATGGTTATCTCGCCTATACTTTCTAAGTATAAGGCTTCATCAAGTGAAAGTTTATCTCTATACATGGGTAACCACAATTTGGATTATACGAGCAACTATTACTGTTAAACCTAAAGTAACAGCAAAGTAGTACATGAAGTTCTCGAATGGGTGATGTAAGTGATTTTTGTTCATAACCTTTATTTTATATCTAAATATACGTATATACTTGGTCGATGCCAAAAAGTTTTATAAAAGAGAGATTTTGGGTTTTGCCATTTGTGGTCCAAAGGGTTATTTTGAAAATTGGGGGTATGTTATGGGGCGTATATATGTATATACAATCGGCGCGCAAAGATCGTACGCGATCTGTTTTGTGCTCATTCACGCAGGAAGATCCGGTATCCAGTTATATGGACCATAACGCGCATGGGAGCGTAATATACACATACTGTATATGTACGTACCGTGTACTGCGGCGCAGCCGCGGAATCTTATTCTACATCACCTTCCATAATGGCTTTCTTAAACTCAATATCCGCCTTCAATGCACTCACAAACTCATTTATTTTATCAGCGTCGGCAACACTCTCATCACATGCGCCTTTCATAACCATGGCTTCTTGATATGAACGATGATAATCAATTGTATCATAGTATGATGTGAAGTTGGACTTTGAGAACGTAACATATGAACCGTCATTATCATCTGACATTTGGTAACCTAATGCAGTGGCGAATTCATAAACTGATTTGTTGATGTGTTTTTTAATTTCTGTCTTTGTCATGTTATTACTGTTTTTAATTATTGACTAAATATAACATCCCTCCCCCGTGAAGCCAAACCTTAGGCTATGTTATCATCTTCTAAGGTACTAATGGCTGTCTTGATTGTGCCTTGTAGGTAACCAATGATCCAATCTTTACTGTCACCGTTCTTAAACATTGCATCAGTTTCTACAATTTGCTTCTTCAACATTTCAGCTAAAATCTTCTTGTTTGACTTGTTCATGTGTTATTATTTTTTATTATGAACTAAATATAACATCAGGGCCGGGCGAGGCCAAACAGAGGGTCACTCACAGTCGGATGAAGTTCATCTTGTCCTCACCGAACCATCTGTAGTTGTAGTTCCTTCCACTACCATCTTCAGGTTCAATGAATGAGATCAGTTTAGTACAGTTAGACATTTTGTACTCGATAATGGCTTTAACTTCTCTTAATGTTAAGTGTTTCATGTGCTTTTAATTTATATCTGAATATAACATCCCCTTATCTGGAAGCCAAACGTTGTTCATATCGCTTTATGAACTCACTTGCCTCATCGAAGGTCAAGCTATCAGCTAATCTGATCACCTCATCAGCTGTTTCGATATCACATTTACCGTAAACATCAATCATGTTGTTGCACTTGATCTGCAAATCAATCACTCTGTTAATCAAATCTTCTCTCATATTGTTATGTGTTTTAATTATGTCCTAAAGATAACATCCCTGTCCCTCGAGGCCAAACAGAAGGGCACCTAGGTGCCCAAACTGCTCATAATTAAAAATAACACAAACACACACTATCTTTTACTCATAAACGTAATCACATTTGTTGCCTCATCAAAAACTGAATCATCATCTGTTTCAAATGCATCATCAATGACACTTTCTATTTCCTTAATAAAAGCCCTGTCATCAAAGTTAATTTGGATAACGTTATTATAATCCAATTCTAACTCAATATACTCATCACCATCAATGCCAGCATTGTTTACAGCTTCAATCATAGCTTGTTTACAACGTTCTTGAATTTCACGGGTGAAATTAATCAACTGTTGTCTTGTGAACCTAACCATTACTTCTTCACCTCGTTCTAGTTCAACAATATCCTCTTGAGGTGTTAACTGTTTAATCATTTGATCCCTCATCCCTAATTTGTCAATGATGTACTCCATTGTTTCACCATCAATTCCTACCTCAAATAAAAGCTTAATAATCGAATCTGCAATGTTTTGGTTTGTCATGTGTTTAAAATTTTTAATTATTATTATTTTCTAAATATAACATTTACCCCCTGTGGGGCCAAACTTTAATTAAAGATATACTTGTTCTCCTTAATAAACTTATTTATAACCTCTAATGAGGTCTTACAGGCATCCTTCATCAACTCCAACTCCATCATTTGTTCAATGATTTCCTCTGACTCAGAATATGAGATGGGTTGATTAAGTTCTTGGCTACACAATACAAGTTGTTCGTGTGCTTCCTTAATTCCTTCTTTAGCTAATTGTGCCATTTCAATGGCGTCGATCATTACTATGTGTTTCATGTGTTTATAATTTTTAATTATTACCTAAATATAACATCCTGATCCTCCTAAGCCAAACAAGTGGTTACAACCACACATCAAAAGCATATAATTCACGTGTTTCGTGATCCGATGTGATCACTACTTGGTGTTTACCTATAACATCTTGAATTTCCTGAATTAACATTGGACCAAAGATATACCTAGTATCCTTACATACTGCTACTACCTTACAATGTATATTCCATGGGTGGTTTAAAACTACTGGTTTAAACGATTTTGATTTACGAATCGCTGAAACGTACTTGTGAAATGAATTCATTGCCATATTGTTATTGTTTTTAATTATTTCCTAAATATAACATCCTATTCCCCTAGGGCCAAGCAAGGGGTTAAAGTTGTTTTTTAAGGCGCTTTAGTTTAGCTCTTAATTTCTTCTTCTCTTCCCTCCTAACTCGTGGTCCATGATCATATGGTGTATAACCTTCCGGGTAAGCCCAAGCGCTGATCCATTTTGTTTTGTCGGTGTTAAGGAACTCTATTCGTTCCTCTATTGTTTTAATTTGTTTTTCTATTTCACTCATAGCCTAAATATAACATTATATTCTCCTAAAGCCAAACAAGGGGGTCCGGATCTTCCTACCGGATCCCCCTAATGGGTGAGATTATATTAGGACCATTTATAGTCCTTAGCAACCCAAGACTCAATTGTGTTGCCATAGTTATTAGGATCATTAGTAACAACTTCTATAAGCCTCCAATTAATATTTGGTGTGTTAAGTGTTATTTGAGGAGACATATATATTGTTGAATCCGTCCCCACCTCTGCTAAAATGTATATATTATTATCTTCATAGAAGAACTCTAAAGAACCATTTTGGAGTTGGTGAAATGATAATTTGTGGTGACCATAGTGTTCTGTTAAGAAATTAAATGGTGTTGATAGTGATGGTGAATTTGATAAAATCATAATGTTATGTGTTTTTAATTATAATGTAAATATAATATCACTTCCCCATAAGGCCAAACAAGGGGTCCGGATCCCCTACCGGATACCCCTACACAGAGGTGGGTCCGTTTCCGGACCCGATCCTCCTATAATTAAAACACACACATGACTATTCCTCATCGTCCGCATCAGGCAAACTATACTCAACCTGATTCAAACCAATTCTATATTTGATATATGATTCTGTATCACAATCCCTGTTCTTGCTGAAATACACTTTACGGCTGTCACTTCCCTTGATCCGATCAATATGACACATTGCTTCAGTCATATGTTTTAAACGGTTACTACCCGCGAAATCTCCAGCTTTAGTTACCTGTTGAATATTGATAAATGATGTGTATTTTTTAGCTTTATTTTCACCTTTTTTAACTCGGCTTTGAAGATTCAAAAACCATAACTCAGCTGCACTCTCAGTTGTACGATAAGTATCCTTATACATTTCAATTACCTCAGCTATCGAATCGATTGCTACTACATCATAACCCTGATCCAAAACATACTCCATTGTCTCGCGAATCGTCTCGGTGTAGTTCTTCAAAAACAAAGTCGGCACTGTTTTGAAATGAGGCATTCGGCGGCAATATTTGAAGTGACCTATCTCATCCATTTCACCTGATACAAACAATACCTTCTTGCCTCGAGCAGCCAAACGGCTCAACATATCCAGCACTACTGTGCTCTTACCTGAACCTGGGCCACCACATATGATCATATTAACTGCAGGCATCAGTCCTTTTTGACTGGATAAAATGCTATCCATCAATGTACCTGTACTCATAGGGCGGAACACATTCTCATTAAAATTCAGCTCTGAGCCCTTAAAAATCTTTACTGTTGTTGGATCAAACGTTACCGGATTCTCCTGAGTCTTTTTTGGGCGACCCTTACCTTTTTTAATTACTAAGTTGTTCATGTGTGTTAATTATTTTTAATTATAGTCTAAATATAACATCAGAGGCCCGGAGGGCCAAACACTTACATACATCTGTAAGTCTCTGATTTGGACCAACTCTCATAAAACTCTGCCCCATACTCAACCACATACTCAACTGGTATCCCTTTATAATAAATTTCACATCCAAATATTGAACCTAAATTCACCTTATCTCCTCTTAAGCTGGTTACTCTGTAGTTACCCTCTTCAAATCTAACAATACTTCCTACTTTAATCTCAATTTTTTCTTGTTTCATGTGTTTTAATTATTTAATTATTTCCTAAATATAACATCTTGATCCTCCTAAACCAAACAAGAGGTGAGGGAGTTAAATACTCACCTCACACACTCCATAATCTTTATCACTATCAAACTCCTCATCAATATCATAAACATTACTAATATCGAACCCTGGGAAGTCAAGATTGTAAGTCCAATCTGTATGATCTGTGATTGATAATACTAGTTCTGTGTTACCAAAACCTTCGTTTTTTAACTCTGTTAATTGATCGATTAATTCTTGTACGGTCATGTTATTGTGTTTTTTAATTATTTGCTAAATATAACATAGGGGACCCCCAAAGCCAAACATGGGGTTAAAGAGGTTTAAATAACCTCAATAATCTCTGTGTAACCATCTTTTATAATACGCCACTTAGATTTAATATTATAAGTATTAATATGCTCTACTATAGCTATTACTTGCCTAGCCCTCTTAAAATTTCTAGGACCAAATGGGATAATAAATCCTGTTTTTAATTCTATAATCTCATATTTAATAAAAGTACAATTATACCTTTTATTATCAGAGCTATTTAATACACTCACCTTATCCCCTTTTTTAAGGTTATAAAATGAATAGTCTTTTAAGAAAGTAGATTGTGTTGAGAACATAATGTTGTGTTTTTTAATTATACCTAAATATAACATCTTTATCTTGGAAGGCCAAACAATGGGTTCCTCCTACCAGATCCTCCTACCGGATCCTCCTAATTAGTTCCTTTTAGTTTTTTGTTTAATAAAATCGCCCTTCTTAACTACTATAAATTTATTAGGACCCATAGTTTTGATATAATATGGAATATTATTCTCTTCAAATACTTTTAAAAGATCATTTTTATAATCTTTTTTATTAGCTTCTAGTTCATAGATTTGTAAAGCTATATCGCCCCCACTTAAAAAATCGTCAAAATTATATTCGTGTTTTAGATTTTTAAAGATCTCGCCTGATGGTCTCCACCACCCGTAACGAAGAGCAGTTGCAGGGGAACAAAATGAATAAGCTTGGTGTGGGTGTTTTTTGAGTGTTAATTTCATTTATTATGTGTTTTTTAATTATAGCTAAATATAACATCAAAGGTCCCTAAAGCCAAACAGGGGTTAAATATTTTCAACCTTATAATCCACCCACTCTAATAATACTGTTATATTCAAGTAACTACCTATTGAATATACCTTTGAAATTGATTTACGTTTAAGTGTTTTCTCTGAATAACCTACTATATCTCCTACTTTAACATTCTTATAATGTCTAGGATAGTATCTATTTCCTAAAAAATGCATTTGAGCAACCCACTTTTTATTCTTATGTAGCTCTCTTAACTCTGCTAAAATCCTATTAATTTCTCTTACACCCTTTTTGTTTAAACCTTTGTTAGTAATTCTAATCATTTTTTTGTGTTTTTTAATTATTTACTAAATATAACATCCTTACCTCCCAAGGCCAAACAAGGGGTTCCTCTTACCTGATACCCCTACCTGATTCCCCTACTTGATTCCCCTACTCGACCCGATTCCCCTACAAAGAGAAGCGGCGCCCGTTGGCACCGCTACCCCTAAAAAACACATGGCAACTACTTGGCCCTGATTAGGCCATCTGACGCTCAGAATTCTTCTGGCGACGGCGAGTAATGTTGTACATTGCTGTTGCAACATCCTCATTGATTGAACGGGTACCGTTTGCGATACCTGAGATGTGAGAGGTTGAATAACCAGTCATGTCTGCGATACGCTGGGTATCACCTGAACGCTTTCGAGCGTTGTAAAACGCCAATTTGGCGGTTGAATTTAAACGATTCATAACTACTATATAATTAAAAATTAGTTGCGGAAATAGGATTCGAACCTATGGCCTCCAGGTTATGAGCCTGGCGAGCTACCTCTGCTCTATTCCGCTATAAAATTAGTACCCGGGGCCGGACTCGAACCGGCACAACCATTTCTGGTCGAGGGATTTTAAGTCCCTTGCGTCTACCTATTTCGCCACCCGGGCGTATACGTGGGCCTCGCACCCACTCGGGAGCATGTGTAACCTCCAATTAGGCCTCAGTTGGTGCGGTCTCCACCTTCTTGGTTGACGGGCGTCCCCGTTTCACCACGCCTCCGTTAGCGGCAGCGCGCGCTGCTTTCTCTGCGAGTCGTTGTTGGCGTTTGCTTGTTGCTACCACTGGGCGGCCTTTTGATTTTTCTGATGCTGGTGCTGCTACTGCTGCTGTTGTTTCTTCTGTTTTCATAACCTTTATTTTTTATTTTTACTTATACTATTAATATAACATCTTTTTTTTGAGAAGCCAAACCTATCTTACCTGTTCTTTCTACTTGTTTTCCCTACCTGATCTCCCTACCGGTTCCTCCCACCTGTTCCTCCTACTTGATCTCCCTAAGAAAATAAACGATACATAAAACTACCTTCTTCAAAATAACATGATGGGCATGTTGAGTAGGAATCATAAAATGTATATACCATCACTCCCATTAATATCCAAAATAATAACCTCACAAATGGATTTGAGCTGGTAGCCATCGCATAAAGAATATAAAATACATAAAATATTATTAATAGATTCCCTAATGCTGCTAAACATCCACCATTATTTTTCATGTGTTATTAATTTATTACCTAAATATAACATCATTTTCCCAGGAGGCCAAACAAGAACACACATAGGTTTGTATATACTTATATATCTCTTATATAGAGAGGCTTGGCTTGAGCGGGACAGGGGGGTTACCTACCCCATCCCCCTATACCACCTGTTCTCCCTACCGTTTGACACATATACTTATATCCTTATATCCCTATATTTGGATATCCGTATTCCGTACCCTATTTGCCTACCGGTTTGTCACACTTGATTGAATCACACTTTGTTGAGTCACAACAGATAGTATCACATTGAACCTGTTCACCATTACTACCCGTTTTCCCTGCTTCACCTAATGCTACAATTACACATGCGATTAAAATTAAAACAACCCCACTTAGGTAAGCTAATCTTGCATTTACACTTGACATAATTTGAATTTATTTATTTTGATTTATTTAGTTACTATACTTGTTTTCCCTACCTGTTTCTTCTACTTGATTCTCCTATCATCGAGGAATTTCTTTATACCCATTATTGTTAACACACACGTCAGAATTGAAGCGAATATGATTGCAAAATTAGGATATTCATTTATTGTAGTAATTAGTCCCACCGCTGATATAAGCACTGATAGAAAGAATACTGAATATGTTATTGCTGTTTTCATGTTTCTGTTTTTGTTTCTATTTCTTCACATTATAAAACACTACTACACCTATTATAGTAACAAGTAGAAGTGCTAACGGTAACCACAATGGACTAGTCACCCACCACCAACTCCAATCTATGTTTCCTGTTAGTTTAAGTACTAGAAATACTACAAATAGTACTGTTAGTATACCGGAATTAACAGGTGTTATTTGTTTTTCACTCATTTTTTAGAAATTGGATTAAATATTTTCTCAAGTGCATTCCAAAGTACAACCAACACCACACCTACTAGTGCCATTGGCCAAACCAATGAAGCAATAATTGCGTGGGTCATATTAACTTCTTCTCCTACTTTACATTTACTATTGTAAAATGCATATGCTACAAATATAGCAAAAAATCCTATAACATAACTTATAATCATATCTATAATATAATAATTATTTTTAGTCTTCCAAGCTTCTCTTAAATAGATGATCTGGTATGTGAGGGCAACTATTTACTTGCCATCCTTCACTTCCATCATATTCCCATCTTGATAACCATACACCATATGTTAGCCATACTGTTCCAAATAGTTCTTGATTACCATAACCATCATTGTAGTTAAAGTCAAGTGCCTTGAAGAATGCTTCTGCTTCTTCTTTAGTATGTGGGTGTGTGAGGGTTATTTGTTCCTTACCATCCCATCCTTCCTCATAGGTAATATCAGCACATACTAAAACGTTTTGTTTTTCTTTTAGTTTATTAAGGATTCCCTCTAATTCTTTTCTAGCGTTCATAGTTGATTCTATATTAGTTATATCATTTATCATCTTCCCCTGTTTTAGGATTTTCTAGCCAATCATACCATTCGTCAGCTAAATCTTTTACTTTTAACCTTAAATCTCCCTTTTTTAAAGCGTAATCAACAGCTAGTTGTAACGCTAATTGTCTGTTACTATTAGTATACATTGTATTCATTTGTTACCTCCATTTAACGCATGTATGGTTTTAAAATCAGTCACTACTTCAGTAAGCAAAATTTTCATATCATTCATCATATCTAATATATCTTCATCCATTAGATGTTTTGTCTGTTCAACTGCTTTGTTCAAATAGTCTAACTTTGCCTCATATTTTTCTATTATCTCGTTCATTTGTCACCTCCATATATTTCATGATAAGCATCCTTAAAATCTTCGCGCCAAAGTCCTTCTTTATAACCTTTTCGATAGGCATCAATGATATGTTCCTTCTCCATTTCTTTTGCTATCTCAATATGATAATATTGTGTTCCTCCTAATGCTTTAGGGAATAGTTGTTCAATCAAATACTCTACTGCTGTTTGCTTTTTCATTTGTCACCTCCGTATGTTTGTTTGTAATACTTACGTGCAAAGGCCCGGGCGGAAGGTTCGGTTGGTAAGTTGATCTCCATATTCATCCAGGCGCGTTCAATCTGCTCCTGCTCCATTACTTTGGCTTCTTCAACCAAGTCCTTAAATCTTTGAGAATGTTTAATATGAGGGAAATCTTTTAGGTTCTCTGCTAAAAACTCTACTGCTGTTTGTTTACTCATTGTTATCTTTTTTTAATTCTGATAATTCTTTTTCTAATCGTTCTAAAAATGATTCCTCACCATCATCACCTGATAACAACCAATCAATACGTTGAGCATAAACAGCTGCTTGTCTTAGAATAGTAAGGCTTTCTTTAAACTTCTCAATTACCTCATCTGGATATTTGTAGTAGTAGAGGTCTTCAGGATATTTTTCATACCAATCATCATTGCGCCATCCTTCTTCTTTGAGTTCCTCTCGTGTTTTTTCACGACCATTTCTCTCAATAAGTTTTTCAACATCATCAGCTATATTACTGATGTACCATTGTTTGTAATCAAAGTGTCCTCCACTCATAACTTTTATTTTATTTTCAGAATACCTTTATTTAACATTTCTTCTAATCTTTTAATAGTATTCTCTATTGTATCTCCTTCTCCCTCAGAAGCGTTTTTAGCAAATTCTTCTAATGAATTAAATTCATTTTTACAGTATGCTTCATGAGCAAACATACCAGCATCAGTAATTAGTATCTCTTCATCCGTCATTAAATGCCAATTATCATAATCAATTGAGTCTTCCTCAGCAAATCTGTTATTGATTAGCTCTAATTCTTTTTCTTTCAAAAATTCAAATTTCATAATTTTTATTTTTATTTTAATTAAATTTCATATGTTGTGTGAGGATAATAATCAACACAATATACTTTTACTTTATCTTTTATCACCATAACTTCATCTCGAGTTACATTTTTCCAAGCATATGTAAAATATCCTTGATAATCATCAACATCAGGGTATTTACTCTCAGTTGGATAAAATCCCCAACATTCAGCTTCACCTTTACCAACAGCATAATACTCATCTAAACCCCCTTTAAGTTCGTCAAGTGTGGACGCTGTCATGATAGGTTTGTATCCATTCAAATCCATAGCCACATATGTTACTTTAACTCTACTCATAGGTCTCCTCTATTGATTCTATAACTATAACCTCTAGTTTCTAATGACATATTGATTCTATCTACAAAGTGCCATTCAGGTTCTGTGTCATGTACTTCTGGATGTACTGATGCTACTTGAGCAATTTGTTCTGCTATAAGTTTCTTCAACTCATTTTCAGTAACAAATTTGTCTCCCCAAATTGTGTTGTAGATGTTTTGATAGGCTTGAGTACATGCTTCATTACCCTCATCTGTGAACATTTCAAAATATACCATAACTTTTATTTATTTTTAATTATGACTAAATATAACATCACTTCTCTGAGGAGCCAAACAAGAGGTTAAATACTTTCTTCTACTTCAAATACCACATCCTCATCATAAGTAGTAGTTGCATCCTCTATCTCATAAGCCTCACCTTTTAGATACTCAGCGAGTGCTTCTTCTTCATTTGTAGCTTCCACTTCAAATATTCTAACTACAGTTGCAGGGATAACTGCTTTAACAAAATATTTCTTTTTCATAACTTTTATTTTTTAGTAGTCAGGACAGGATTCGAACCTGTAAACTCACCATTACCCCAAGTCGGTTACGCTACTGGAATAACTAACATCTTGGGCTGCTTTCTTCCAACGTAACTGCGTTTGCCATTTCCGCCACCTGACTATGTTGCTCGTCTTTCCGAGCTGTCACCCGTTTCTAGTCTTTGTGGGTTAACATGGTAGTCAGGACAGGACTCGAACCTGTAAAAAGGTAGGCTATGTACACTTGCCGTTTGAAGAACACTTGCAATTACTCATTTCTGCCACCTGACTATTCGCTGTCTTTCCAGCTGTCGTGTTTTTATCTTAGCTCATGAGCAAGGGTAACAACACCCTGAAACTACCACCCAAGTGAGCTGTTCGTCATGGGAAGCCTAGTGGTAATTATCCTAACAATGCTAGTGTTAAAATTACAATAGCGAATAATACAAATGCTTTAATTGGATCTTCAAGTTGCTTTACCATGTTTTTATGTTTTTTATTTATATACTAAATATAACATCAAACTCTGGTGAAGCCAAATCTTTTATCAATCTCTTCTATAATTCCTTTCAACTGGTTTGTAAGCATCTCTATGCCACCCACATCCTCCATTATCTTTGGTAATAAAATTATTTCGATGATGGGAAATTAGATGTTCTTGATGTCTTGAATATGAGTGTTCAACATAACATGAATTGAGAGTAATAATAACTGCTGCTACAATGAGTGTTTTTAATTTATTCATAATCTATTTATTGTTATTTGTTTATTTTCATATACTAAATATTCTGGGGTGTTATCTAAACAATCAATAAAGTAATAACGGCCACCTGTTGCTTTACCTTTAGCATCAATTTCTTTAACAGCAGTGTGACCAACTACTTGTATCATTGTTTTTTTAACATCTTGACAAGCCTTCATTAGACTTTTAGGTCGAATCCAAAGTGGGCCTTGGAATTCATCATCACCATATGGGTCACTATATCCATATTCATTGTCTATAAATTTGAATTTGTGGGGTTGGAAGTACCATAAGTCATTTAGAAACTCAACCATATCCTGCTCGCCCCATTTATTATTTAATAGAAACTCAGGACTAATACCAGCATGACTAAACACCAAATCATCATATCTAAAAGCCATTTTTAAGTGGTGTCTCTTATCTTCTAACACCCTACCAATTTCAGGCCATAATGCTCTTTGAAAACCACTATATTTTTCACTACATATTGGCATATAATGAAAATCATGATTACCAATTAACATTATCACTTGACATTGTGGATTATCAAGTTTCCACTGTATGATGTTTTGGAAGTTATAGATTTGGTCTAGGCCTGGGATGTCAAAACTATCAAAGTAGTCTCCCATGAATACAGCAATGTCAGGTTGTTCTTGTTCAACTATTTGTTGCCAAATGTTGCGGCCATGTATATCACCTATAGCAACAAGTTTAAAATTTGTATTTCCATTTATACCCATAAGCTGTTTTTCTTTTATTTTTGCAACACTCACAAATAGATGATGATTTTTTATCTAAAAACTTAGAAGCATCAGTTGCGCTTTTCCACTCTTTTATAAAATTACCTTGCAGATCATATTGTAATATAGGTTTACTATTTTTTTCACCCACTATTGGTTTTTTTATTCCTTTACCTATACTTAATCCTTTTTTAGATTCACTCATTCTTTTAAGAGTCAATTCGGATCGTTTTTTTCCTTTATTGGCTTTACTAATTTTTTCTCCAAAATCATTAGGTTTTTTTCCAAATCCTTCTGGTTTAGGTTTTTTATTAGCAACACTAATTTTTTTCCTTGTCTCTTCAGACTGCCATCTCCCAACACAATTTTTATTTCCTTTCATTAAAAATGAATGTTCATTTTTTAATCTAGAATATGTTCTATTACTAATGTTATAATCTGCTTTTTTATATTTTTGTTTACCTATATTCATTAAATATAAGGCATACTTTAAACCATCACTATCAGGGTATATTTCACATAATAGTAGATGACATAAAAAATGTTCTCGAGCTGTTAAATCAACTAAATTATCTTTATTATTACTTCCTCCTATACATTTTGGTATAATATGATGTCTTTCAAAATAACCTTTTAACTGTCTTGTTTTAGCTCGTTCTATAATTTGATTGTATATTCTTTGATAATTCATTTTATATTTTATTATAAATATATAGAATTAACATCTCCAATTGCAACTAATTTATTCATAATCAATCAAATCCAAAATATAATTCACCGTTAATATCATTTACATTCCCTTCAGTTATGATAGCATTAACCAATTTAATTTTACTTTCACGACACAAACCAAACCCATAACGTGTATACTTTAAAACTCGATTAAATGTAGCTACAGGTTTAGGCATACCATCATCTATTACTAGTTTATTACAATGTAGATGTTCAAAAAACTTAGGATGATATAAAAACTCAAATACATCTTCTTCCTCTTTTTTATACTTATACAAACATGCTTTTACAATTGTAAAATCAAACTTCATCATTGTTTCTTCAGGTGTCCCAAAAGTTGAACGAACCAATTCAATTTGAATTTTCTCTTTTTTATCGTAGAATGCTATGCAATTATCATTTTCATATGTTTTTTTATACTTACCTTGAAATACTTCTACTGCTTTTTTAAATCCTTCTTCATTAAAAAAGAAAATATCAATATCCCTTACATCTTTATTATTAAAAATATCCTTAAAACACCCTCCAGTAATATAACCATCAATATCGTTTATGTATTTTTTGAAACGATACAAATTAAAATAAGTATTAATAGGTGATTTTAGAAACATAACTTTTATTTTTTAATTATACTCTAAATATAATAAAAAATGGCCCGAAGGCCAAACTTTATAGTACTAGTATTAAAATAATTGTTGTAATTATCCCACCCTCAACTAAGGCTACCCTTCGCCAATTGCGTTTTCGATTATTCTCTCTATCCAATTTAATCTGTGCTTGATCAAGTTGAACGTCTTTTTCTCTTAATTCAAGAGTACAATCACGTCTTAATTCTTTATGTTTTTCATCTAAACGAACATAACTGTCTGATAGAGCAGAATAGTTAAGGCTTAGTTTTTTAAGGTATAATTGACAGTCATATGCTTGGAGGAACATACTGTCCAAGTTTTCTTTATAAATGTTCTTCCAATAGAAAGTTTCAATCACTTTCTCTTCTTGACTCCTGTTCAAGAAGATCCCAGTATCGAGTTGGTAGACTATCCTTGGCGCTGAAAATCTTTGCCCATACACTGTCACGCTGAGGATCAGTAAGAGTAGGAATACGCTTAACTTTTTCATTTGATTTTTTATTTTTGGTTTTGGTTTCTACTATTCGATCCATATAAATGGTATCGTATTCAATTAAAATTTCTCTAGTTACTTTATCTAAACTGTCTTTCTGTCTATTCAATAATTCAATTTCTTCATCTGTGAAATCAGAAGCTGGTTTATTGCAGTTTTTAAGTTTAACAATGGCGAATATAGCTACAGTTGCTATCAAAACCCATTTTACAATGTTGTCATATCTTACTTGTCCCATCTTGTTATATGTATATTTGCGTTTAACGGTCTTATTTTCTCATAGAATCCATTTCCTTCTCTACTTCCGTTTCCATCTGTATTACCTTCACCTGTTACTACAGCTGAATTGCCTATTGTTTTTTTAATAATAAAAGCATGTCCTATTGCTTTAAAGCGTTTTGTATTGTTTTTATACTTAGCGTATGATAAAGTACCTGAGTCACCTGGCTTAATTGGTTCAAGTAATTTACCATCAGTAAATATAACATGTTTTTTATTATACGCTGTTGGGCTCCAACCTGTAACTGTTGTTTTTATACCTGCTAGATTATAAATCAGTTTAAGTGAAAAAGCACACCACGCTGCTCCTTTCCACCAACCAACCTCAAGCATCATTCGCTCAAAGCTTTTATTGTCAAATCCTTGATTGTCACCTATTTCTTTTATACCTTCAAAGCTATCTGCTATTTGAACAGCAACACCTGCTTTGTAGTTATATTCACTTAGACAATCGGAATTATCACTCGGAACACCTGTATAAGCATATAGAGGTATAAAAAGAAGCAAATAGGATAGTATGATAGTTTTAGCCATATGGGTAGGTCTTTAAAATCTTCTTTAACAGTTGATGTTGTGGAGTAGAAGTACTTATAAATACCCTTGAATGTAAAATACATTCCACCTAAAATAATTCCATTAAATAGAATCATGATTAAACTAGCAAGTATTGCTCTATGGAACCAGTCAGTTGAGTACATTGGATCACCAAATACTTCTTCTTGAACCATTCCATAAACAAAAAAACCAACGAATGCTAGAGGTACACTCCAAACAAAATCCCATAACTTAAGCCATCTTAATAGTCGTTTCATAGTAACATTTATTATAAATATTATAAAGGGCGTTATTTCAACGCCCTGTAAATTTTAATTTTAACTCGTCTCTTAAAACAATCAAATGTTTTAGACCATACTTTAAGGTTAGCCTCATAAACATTTGTTTCTAAATACTGATATGTTTGTTTAAGATATTTTTTAACTTTGGGGTACATATTGATAATTTCAAAGAATTTATTTAGGTTCATATATGAGTCTGAGATCCATCTTCCTCCTTGCCAAGTGGCTAATGTTGTTTGAGCATCATTAACTTCATCTACTAAATAAACTTTAATGTTTTTGTCCCATGCATCAGGAACGATTTGTACTGCGTAATTGTCTTTAATTGCAACTGTTTTTATCATAACTTTAGGTTTAAATTAAATATAATATTGCTCTTTAAAACTTCAAAATTAATCTTTAAGGAAAGCTACCAAATCTACTCTGGATAAATAAGCTAGAGTGTCAGGTACAACATCTGTTGAGTCTGGTTTAATCCAGTAGTCAATATAATTTTTCTTGATTGCATTACGAGCATAATTATTCATGACAGGTCTACCTGTATTATAAGCACCAGCGGCTTTACCCCAGTCGTTATAACGGTTATACCACTCACGAAGCATACTCATAGATATCTTAACGTTCAACTCAATGCTGTCTTTTAAAACCGGCTTTTTCACTTTAAAACCAGCATAATGTGAGGCATATTGAGGCATAATCTGCATAGCACCTAACGCTCCAACACTTGAAGTTTGTTTATGATTATAATCATCATGAAATGGACCTTTATATCCAGTCTCTATTCTAGCGACATTAAACGCAACATGTAAAGGTACATTGTACTGTTTAGCATATGTCATAATGGATGCGTACAGTCGTTGAGCGGAATTTAGTTTAACAGGTGTTTCTTTATTACTAAAAGAAACAATACAAATCACTACTGCTAGTATAGCAGTTAAAATTAATAATTTTTTCATAGTGTTTAAGTTTAGACTAAGTATAATAAAAAAAGGCCCGAAGGCCTAATTTTATTTTATGAAGGTGTTTTTAAATCTTTTTGAAATCAAAATCCCATATCCAGCTTCTAGACCTATCATCTAAGTTAATATCAACTGTGTATCCTTCGCTTTCAAAAAATTCTTTTGCTTCTTTTTTACTTTCAAGATTATTAAAATCAAATTTTGAATTACTATCATATAATTGAACTCGATATTTACCCTGACCACGATCACTAAATTTTATATTTGGTTGGGTGGAGTATTTTTCAGTAAATTTTTTAGCTACTTGATATTCAGGTGATGCATCTATTTCATTCTCAACTAAATGATCACGTCTCCACTTATACACATTAAAATCTTTATTCATTGGTTTATCTTTTATATATTATAAATATATGAAAATTTAGTAATATGTCAAAATTATTCTTTAATATTTATTTAATACTCTAAGAGGTTTTTTAAAACGTTCAGCTTGGTAACTCGTACCATCTGAGTATTTTATTTCATCAACATAAAAATCAAATAAAACACAATTGTGGGTTTCTATTAAAAACAAATCACCTAATACCCTAGAGTTACTATTAGGTAAATCTATTATCCATCCACCATCAATTACTTCATATCCATGAATTGCTTCTATTAGATAATCTTTTAATTCATTTCTAATATCTGGGGAGACATTATACATGCTAAAAACAGTATCTTGTTCCCCATCAAGGGTAAAAGCAAACATTCCATCAACCTGAGCACTTGCAGCGAAACCTATTGCTAGCAATAAAGCTAAAAATAAGTGTTTCATATTTAAGGTTTAATTAGTTACTTAGCCAATCGTAACGGCTTAAGTGCAACTAACAACCATGAAAATTATTTAGCCCATTTAAATGTTTCAGAGCGGTCTAAATAATTCGCTTTTAAAATATAGATTCCACTAGGCAATTCATTGTATCTATTGATATCCAACAACATGCCTGTCACGGTATAAATATCAACAGAAACAGGAAACTCATCCTCAATGTAAATAGAATTTGGATCATCTATTAAAGGATAGTTACCAATGATATCTTCTTGACTTGTACTAATTCGATTAAATACTAAATCTAATCTATTATTAGTCAAATCAGCATCACCAGTTGATCCATTAACACTAACTACATTTAGTCTAAAAGTATTAGAAGTGCCTACTGGTACAGCACAACGTATTGGATGGCATAGATTAATGCTTATGTAAGAGTTATTAGCTGGTAGTAGTGTTGATTGGCCTGGTTGTAAGTTACCTGTCCAAGTGTTATTAGTAATACATCCAAAAGCAGCTGTACAATCAACCCATCCTCTAGTATAATTAATTTGAGTAATAGGAACAGTACCTGTATTAACCGCTCTCCATTGTGTGTTGACAACTTGTAAAGATGTAGTCCAAGGATTAGCTACTGGTTGTACTAATTCAATTCTAACATCAGTACCAGTAAAGGAAGGATTAATAACATTAAATGCTTTAAAACTAGTATTATCTGTAGTTATAGTTTCCTCAACTGCATTATCATAATTTATAGTTACAAAAATATATCTTGTACCTGCTGTTCCACCTACTGTATATGAGAATGAGTTAGTTACTGAGTTGATTCCACCACCTAAACTAACACTATCAATGCCAATGATAATATCATCAGCATCACCTAAAGTAGGATTGGTTGAGTAACGATATTGTACTTTTACAAAAGTAGCAAATGTTGACAACACGTTAATTTCTTCCATAACGTGAGCAGTGTAGTCTACTAAAATAGTACTTCCTAAGTTAACACTTGCTGGAGATACAATGATGTTATTAACAGTGTAGTTAGATACAATAGTCGGAGGTGGTGGTGGTGGGCCACCTGGGTTTGGTGTGGCTACAACAGCGTTTTTAAGATTGATACGACCATAACCCAATTCATTACTACGGGTACTATAAGGCCAAGCAGGATCATTAGAATAAGTATAACCACCTACTTTTTCACAAGTTGAAGATAGAATTTGTAAAATTTCATCATCAGTCAATTCCCAGTTTTTATAAGCAATAACCGCGGAGGCAGCTGCTGTGATAGGGCAACTAAAGGAAGTACCACTAATTGAATGGTAATCACCAGCCACATAACCATCAGCACCTGGTCTATCAATTGTTCTAATACCTTGTCCTGGGGCTGAGATATCACAAATTTGACCATAATTAGAGAAAGATGCTCTAACATCTGAACTTGTTGTTGCACCTACACCCCACACTGCAGGATATTGGGCTGGGTATTGAGCAGCGGTTCCTGAGTAATTATTGCCTGAAGAAGCAAATACCATCATTCCTTTTCCGCCTCTACCATTTATTCTAGCAGATTGGAAAGCAGCATCTAAAGCTGCTGAATATGTACTACCACCATATGACATTGCAATAGCAACACAGTTTGGATTATTCATAGCAGCATTAACAGCCGCGATTTGAATGGTAGATGTTGTACTAAAACTACCACCACTATAAACCTGTGACATGATGTTAACAGGCATAACTCTAACGTAGTTATTACCTACACTACTAACACCAATGCCATTATTAGTTCTAGCGGCGATTGTACCTGAGCAAGTAGTACCGTGATTGTCATATGAATTAACATATGGAATAGCATTAGTACCATTAACAGCGTTAAACGGGCTATCAATGTTGCCTGCAAAGTCAGGGATTGTCATATCTAAACCACCATCAAACATTGCAACTGATACCCACTGATTGGTAGTTGGGAGCAAGTCCCAAGCCTCATCAGCATCAATATCTTTATCAGTTGATTGTCTTAGATGCCAGCAAGAAGAAAATTCAGGATCATTTGGAATATAATCCATCTTCATTTCTTGAACTTGATCTCGCTCGATAATGTCAAATAAGTCACTGTCAGTACAGCTCTTATAGAAATCATCATAGTTACCAGAGAATTGTACTACAATCATTCCAAGTTGATCATATTGAGCAACTACAGGAACATTATAAAATTCAGTGAATGCGTCTACAAGTCTATAAGGAGTACCTTGCTTGTATCTTAAGATTACTTGGTTATTAACATTCTCAACTAAGTTTTGGGAGAAACCTATGATAGAAAAAACTGTTAATAACAGAACGGAAATTAATTTTTTCATTATTTTGTTATTTTATTGTGGTAATAAATATTCAAGCCTCTATCCTCATCATGAACAGCATAATGTTCATAATCACAAATGAGATAGATTACAATTTTTTATAGATTAAATCCCTCTATACTTTTCTTTAGCTTTCCTTATTCTCCATTTTTTTTGTTTCAAAGGTCGGCCTTCAGATCTAAACCTTGGATTAACCAATGGGTTTCCTTCATCTGGGTCATCGTATATTAGGCTTTTTTTAAGTTTTACATCACCTTGTCCTTTTCTATTATATGTGACATAAGTGTATGGTCGACAACTAGTTATTAAAATAAGAAATAACAAAACAATGGTTGTCTTTTTCATGGTGTATATGTTTGGTTATAAATATAACACCTATGATAATCATTTATTTCTAAGTTTCTCTAAATACTCCCAAAGCGATTCAAAACTATAACAGATTGGGTTCTTATTCTCATCCCATGCCTCTAATGTCCCTTGACCATAATCATTCTCATAACAGAACCAAGAGAACCAATCAACACCTTCCTCACCATAGATTTCTTTCATCAGTAAATGGATTAGACCGTGATACGGATCTATAAATTCAAGTAGGTCAATTTTGTTTTCATACAAGTTGTCTACAATACGCTCTTGTTTTTGTAACTCAAGTGTTATTTTTAAAAATGTTTCGTATGTCATAACTTAATTACTTAAAGGTGCTTTAATTGTTGGGTGTGATTGATTGTCTAAGTGTGTTTTCAATAATGCTGCTTTTTCATAATACTCTCTTTCAATAGCAAATTTTAGCATATCTTTTATTATGTCTTCAGTAAACTCTATTTTATCTCCTTTTTCTAAATTATGTAACTTTACTGCTAAAGGTACTTTAAAACCTCGTTGTTCCATTTCTATTATATCTTTTGAAGTGAGTTTTTTATTCTCATATTCTTCTAATTGTTCTTTAGTTAATTTTTTGTATTTCATATTTCTTCAATATTTAATTCTACACCACTTCCATCACTTATATCACATTCCATTAATATTTTATCAGATTCTGTAAAGTGAATCCATATTTTCCTATCATTAATAAGTAATGGTATATTATGTCCATATTCATCAATAAGTTTAATGAGGTTTTGTTTTGATATTGTTAAATCCTCATATCCTTGTGCTACTAACTTTTCTAGCTGTTTCATATTAATATAATTTCTTAATTTGATAAAGGCGCTTTAATTGTTGGGTGTGATTGATAGTTTTCTAATTTATAAACTAATTCAACTGGTTCTAAACTACTATGTTCTATTATTAATTTAGGCAAATCATAAGGTGTTCTACTAATCTGTTCTTTTGCCTGTTCAATATGATTTGAGTATAAATGAACATCACCTAAGTTGCCAATCAATTCATCAGGCATCATATTAACCTCTTTAGCAATAATTTCTAATAACAACCCGTAAGAAGCAATGTTGAATGGTAAACCTAAGAATGTATCTACTGAACGTTGATTCCACATTAAAGAGATTGCTCGTTTAGGAGTAGATGGTTTAGCAATTTCTTCTACAATATAGAGATTTTCTAATTCAATATTAGTATTCTTCATTACCCATTGAACTTGCTCTTCCCAACTTAACTCTCTTGTATAAACTTGAAATCCATAATGACAAGGTGGAAGTACCATTTGATCTAATTCACCTACATTCCAAGCATTAACCATTAATCGTCTTGAGTCTGGGGTTGTTTTGAGTTCAGAGATTAGGTTTGCGATTTGGTCTATTCCGTACTCAACCCTTCTTACACCTGCCTCTTTACTGTTATCAGTAACTACATCCCAACCTGTATGCCAATTTCTCCATTGCTTTCCATAGATTGGACCTAGTTCACCATCTGTCCTGCCTGACTTAGCATAATCACCATCCCATATATGACATCCATTGTCATGTAAGAATTTGATATTGGTATCACCTCTTAGAAACCATAACAACTCAGTCACAATTTGTTTCCAAGCCATCTTCTTTGTTGTAAGCAATGGAAACCCATCTTGCATGTTGTGTCTAATCTGATGTCCAAATACTGATAAGGTACCAGTACCTGTTCTATCTTTTTTCTCAACACCATTGTCTAGAATATATTCTAGTAGGTCTTGGTATTGTATGTCTAATTGATTACCTACATGCTCATAAGCACCGTTAGGTCCAATTTGGAAATCATCTGATATCATAATTTGTTGTTTTTTAATTGTTAATCCACTCCACTCCCAAGCATATCTTCATCATTTTTCTATGAAGCCATTTTGGTTTTTTAGCAAGATAAATTTGTAATCCTCCACTTCCACCTAGTTGATAATAACCTGGATATTTTGTGGAATAATACTTGTCTATTGTAAAAATTTCATCAGGGTCTGCAACTAATGTTTTTTCTTCAGTCATAACTTTCTATTGTTTTTTCTAGTTGATGAAACATTTCTTTAATTCTCATTCCCAAATTGTATGGGTCAGCATGTTTAACTGTTTCTAATGTTAGAACATGATTGGCTTTAAACCATTGAGGTGTTTTTGATTGTTTTTCCTGCCCCCACATTCCCTTATATGTTCTATAAGCAACATCATGCATTGTTACCATACAATCAAATCGTATCTCACAAACTCGTCTTGTGTCAGCAACCACTTCGGGTACTGATGTTATTTCAATTTCTTTATTCATAACTTATTATTTACTTTAGTCTCCAATTTGTTTCTCAGGTACACTTGTTGGTTGTGAAACATCATTTGGTTCATCACCTGTTGGTGTGGTTGGAGGTGTAGTCATTTGTTTTTTAAGGTTTTGATACTTAAAATAATAATTTAATCCAAAAGCTATAATAGCTATACTAATAATTGTATTTAACATAATTTACATTTTATATCGTTTGACTTCTTGTTTATTATCTTCTAATTTAACTTCACTATATCTACTTTCTAATACTAAAAATATTTCAACTGCTAATACTCCCATTCCTATAGGAACCCAAGCGCCTGTTATAAATGCTCCAACTCCTCCAATTACAAAAACAGTTTGACCAATAAATGCTTTAACCCATGATCTTTTTTTATAATGTTCTTTTAGCATTACTTTTATTGCTCGTCTTTCTTTATTACGAGCTGATTCAAGTGTATCTAATTGTCTATCAATTATAACATACAATGTTTGGTTATGTTTCCTAACACTATCAAGTTCAATTTTAGTCTCAACCAACATTTGAATACAAGAATAAGATAATTGAGATGCTGAGTCAAGCCTAGCTTTATATATTTCTTTTAATATATCCTCAGGTGTTTTTTTCTCTTCAATTACATCTTGGATAGTAGGTTTTTTGGTGCTTTTAGGGCGTCTAGTTTGACCATACCCAGTTATAAAGCATAATAATAATAATATTAAGAACGTAGTTTTTTTAACCACTTTTTGTTTAATTTAAGTTCTTGCATTACTTCATAATATTCATTTAACCACACTGTGGCTAAACGTACAGCATCATCATGATGCATCCATCCTGCCTGGGATATTCCATCTCCATATTCTAATTCTCTTTTGAATAAGTACTTAGTGTCAGGCCAGTTACTATAATCATCTTCTGACTCACATATTACAAGTCGAGCATGACCCCCTCTAGATCGAAAATAGTACCACTTACCATCTTTAGTATAACCTTCTGCTTGTACAGGGCAAGCACCTATAGGCCAAACACCATATGGATTGAATTTGGTTTTCTTCTCCCACCATAGTGTTAATTTCTTTTTTAGTCCCACCATTTATCTATATTTTTAGCTATAAATTTATATGCTTTTATTTTATCTTTCATATACTGTTTGCGAGCAGCATCAAGTGTTTCTCTAAACTCTTTACGATATTGCTCTTCATCTTCAGCGTCTATAACATTTTCAGTCTTTGATTTCATTTCATATGAAAGTACATTGCCATTTTCATCATGCTTATAAGGTTCAAAACTAAAAGCTGTTTTACCCCATTTTTGCTCTAACTGTTCCATAGCTAAGTCTTCATAAAATTCCCAACTGTCTCGAGTCATATGAAGACGATCAATTGCTTCTTTTATCTCACTAGCAACTTTCTCTGCTTCAGCACTATATGCTTTGCCTGATAGGTAGAAGTCTCTAGTAAACTCAAGTTTCTTAATTAGGATTTCTGTTATGTAACTATCATCCCAGTCTCTGTCTTTCCAAATAGTAGGTAACCATCGTAGTACATTTTTTACTCGGCGATAGAAGTCTCTAAATGGGTAGGTAATATTATTAAGCATGTTTATCGAATTAATTTATCAACATCAACACTATGTTCATATAATAGTTCTTTTAGGTGGTCATAAACAGCATCTACACCTTTATGGTAGGCATCATCTTCAGCATATCCATTAGTTAAACTACGATATGAGTTAGTCATTACTTCCCATAACACTAGAGCCATATCAAGAGATTTAACACAACGTTCATGGGCTAAACGATCATCAAAATCATCTAAATCAAATTCAAGTGTTCCTTTCATATTACTTCATTTATTATATTATAACTAAGAGCTTCATCAGAGCCAAAATACCAGTCAGTTTTTTTATTCTTAACTTTATTTAACTGCTTTTGAGTCAGTGATGTTCTGGAGATGAGATAATCATCGTACATATCCATTAATCGATCTGTTTCTTCTATATTTTCTTTTATGATAGACATTTTATCATAAGGTACACTATCCAAACACTCATGGTACATGAATGTGGCTAAATGGTGTCCAAAACGTCTATCACCAGCCACTAGTATAGGTAATGCCATTGACATTATTGATCCATAACCATATGTGTAGACAGGAACAAATGAATTTTCTATAACACCAATTAAAGCAAAACCATCAAGTATATTACCACCTAAACTATTAATGATTAGTTTTATGGGTTCAACTTCATCTTTACCATTATCAATTTCATTTATAAATGAGATAGTTTGAATAGCATCCTTAACAGATGATTCATCTATTTCACCACTTAAAACAATTGTTCTAAATATCTTGCTGTTCGGGTTGTAACTGTTCTTCATCTGTAACTATTATTTCATCTATAACTTCACTCCATTCAGGTTCAGGTACTGTCTCACAAAACAAAAAATGAGTATCAGTTTTCAGTACATGGTCTGCCCCTAAATACTCTTTCCAACCATTAAGAAACTCTCTATTTAATTCTTCTTTTTTATAGAAGTTACTAACAGGGATAGCTCTTAGTATAACATAAACATTATCATTATAAAAATATAACCTTTTCATTCACCTATAAACCTAAATTTCTCTCTTTTATAAGCTTTACCTGAGGGTTTAACTTTTTGAATCATTTTTCTTCTGATAATCTGAGCTACATGTCGCTCTGATAATCCATTGTATGTGGTATTCTTTTCCATGTGTTTTAATTATACTATAAATATAACATCAAGACCTTGGAAAGCCAAACTTGTTTTACCAAGTTCTAATCCAATATATAATAGTAATATAAAAAAGAGCTACTAAACACCAATGTATAATTCGAACATACTTGGATTCAGGTTTTGGCGCTTTTTCAAGTCTGTACATCAAATCCATGAATGTACCTCCAATTATAAGAACAAATAATAAAGCAAATATAAACCACATATTCTTTAATTTATTTTAGCATGTAGCTAGTTTTTAGTTTAAAATTAGCATATTCAAAGTGTTCAATTCTTCGTTTATGAGGATTTTTCTTTTCACTTTCAATAACCAACTCTATTAATTGATCATAGTCTCCTCTATGATAAGCATGGTAGCAAATGTCCTCGATGCGTTCTTCGTTACTCATAGTTTAAGATGGAACTTTTTTTATAGTTAAACAATATGCTAAAATATTTTAAGTAATGGTCTAGTGTTTTAACATCTAATCCTTTACTTTTCCAATACCAAGTAAAATTAACTATCATTTTTTTAGTAGTCAGTAACTGTTCCTCACTCTTGCATGAGCTAATTACTTTAACTATCTTATGAAAATGATATGTTAATAATTTTTCAGCCATTGGTACCGTATAAATACGATACCTATAACTAATTTAAACATATCTTATAAGTAGAAGTCAAATCCTCTTTGTTCAAAAGTGATAATTCTTCTAATATGTCCTCTAAACTTTGTATATAACCTTTGATATAAGCAACCTCTTTATCACTATACTCTCTAGATGGGGTTATCAATTCCATTTTATTTTCATAAATGGCGGACTTAATGATATACTCCATGGTTACTGATGTTGGGTTCATGGTTAGGTTTTTCATTGGTTAATTATAAATATTCGTAAGGTCTTGGCTTAGCTTTAGGAGGTGTATCATGAGGATAAACATATCCTTTTTTGTTCATGTCTTTTAACCTGATATTTGTTTCAAATAAAAAGACTGGGCCGTTATAATCTTCATAGTATGATTCATTTTGTTTATTGAATTTCATAATACGTCTCGGGCCATTGAAACTTCTAAAATATCGACATGTAGCTCGACTCCATTCCCCACCACTAAACACCTCAGTACTTAATTGAGTAGGAAAATCATAAATTAATTTTACTGTATTACCTTTCTTTTCAGCCATATTATTTCATAAATAATTGAACACACAAAATACAAATACTTAATAATAAACATATACCTGTTTTCATAGATATAGGTTCATTAAACCAACTTACTGACATAAATGTAAAAATAATAGTTCCAATAGCAAAACCTATTAGTCTAGAAGGCCAAAGTTGTCCTCCAAAATGTTCTACCATACATTGAACTGAGTACATGAACATATAAGAAATAGGGATGCCTAACCATACAACTATATGGGGGTGATCTTTCATCCAAGGAAATTTCCATCTGCCTTGAAGTTGGATGAATGTAAGCAATTGAGCTAACATTCCCATCCCTATTCCTATTAGTAATTTCATATATATTCTTTTTCTAATTTACATCCAGCTACACGCTGCAGGGTTCTAAACTGTTGATCGTAATGGAGTGGTTTTGCATCATCATACTCATCTGAGAATAAAGCTACTCTACCTCCATTCTTCAGACCCACCCATACTTGTAGATGTTCATTATAAACAATGTATGGTTTTCTATCTGGGTCTTCATTTACTAGTTTTTTCTTAGATATACTGATCATAAGCTGGTACTGCGTCTAAATCTTCTAATTTAACCCATACTCGTGTTTTCCAAAGATCAATACTTACACCGTCTAGATCTTCAGTATTATCTTCAGTTGCTAAAGCTAAAATCATTAAACATTCATCTAATGTCTCAATAGCCTCATTGAGTTGATTTGAGCGGATTTGTTGGAGTGCTCGTTTCCATGTGTTAGTGATTTTTCCTACTTTTTTCATAACCTTAATTTATTATTTGTTTAATATGCTTACAGATACGATCTTTACTCCTATAATAACCAGGACAATTACATTTATAGGTGTCACCTACTTTTTGAATTTGATACTTACCTCCACCTGAACTAGAATCTACTTCAATTAGGTTTGGTTGAGATTTAGGAGCAGGTATTTCTTTTTCCCATTTAATTTGATTTAAAGTAGTCCCATTTGGTACTCTTAACCAAACAGGTAAAATATATGTTTTATCACTAATGTTGATTATCATTGGTGGATAAAAACTTTTAACTTTAAATATCTCATCTTTCATGTCCTAAATATAACATCAAAGATTTAGAAAGCCAAACAAGAGGGTTAATTACTTAACCTCCCTTGATTGGCTATTTCAATATCTAATGTTAGAAGCATACACAACTCTTCTAACTTATCCCAATTATACTCAGCCATTAAAACTAAATACTTATCAGGAATCTCATCAAAATAAGCTAGAACACTACTGCCCATTGTATTTTAAAGCAGGATGGTACTTTTCTAGTTTTTGTGTAGGTTGATTAGATTGTTGTTGGCGTTGATTCTTTTTACGAATTGATTCCATAACCTGAGCGAATGCTTTAGCACATTCATAATTTTGAATTGGTGAATTTTTACTCATAACTTTATTTTAAATTTATTATCTACCTTGACCTTTATAAGGTTTTTTATAATTTTTACTTGTTTTAATCTTGCTTGATTTCTTTTTTGAGTGCCTATTTGGTCTCTTTTTTCTTAGATTTTCTATTTGGTGTGTCTGGGTCTTTAGTGCCATCTGGTTTTTCTTTTAATTGGTTTATAGCTTCTACTATTTGAGTACATTCTTCATAAAGTTCCTTCTCAACATAGTATTTTAAATTTTCTTGTAACGTTTCAGCAAAATACTTTTTTTCTAAAGTAATATCATATGTGGCCCCATCTTCTAAACAATTAACTGATAGTACATGGAGATGCTTTTTGCGAGTGTTTAGATTGGCTAGAATGGTTTCCACCACCGCTTTAGCTATAGTGAAATCTTTCCTATCAATCATATCTTGAAACTCGTCACTATTATTTAGGTTAATCTCAATAGCCATATTAAAATAAGTCTAAAAATTTAGGGTTAATATCTTTACCTTTAAGTTTATTCATCTTTTCATCATTAGCTAACATTTTACTAGCTAGATTATCAAGATGTTTAGACTTAATTTTGTCATAATCATTAATAATACTATCGTGTTTTTTCTTCTTCATCTATCAATAAATATTTAAAGCCTACTAATAAATTCACTTCCATCATCGGTAGGGGGATGAGATTTATCTAAACCTAACTCTTTTAATCGTTGGAGAGTATAATCATCTAATTCCCAATCAACATGACTTTCATTCATTGGTTTATGGTCTTCTAATCCCTCAAGCTGTTTGTCTGTGTATAAGTCTCCTACTGTCAAATAGTAACAATTGTAACATAACATCTCCATATTATTTAAAGAGTAATGCTGTTTGTTACCATTCTTAAAATGTAGGATAAGTGGGGTTTTATAATCAGATACTCGACGTTCATGGAATCCGCAATTATAACATTCTTCTTTTAAATAACCCTCAGTTATCATTCTATACTTTATCTTTTGAGGGTTGAAGTGAGCTGGATTAACTCTGCCTTCTAGTATATCTAATAACGCTGGTTCTTTTTTATTATAATGAGATGCTGATAAGAATTTAGGAATACCTTTACCTGATTGGTTTTTATGTGCTTCAAATAAGGTCACTCCATTTTCATCCTTATACACCTTCATCCATTTTTTAAGGTGCTGGTATGAAATATTTAAATAACGAGCCGCGGCACGGACAGATTTTGTCTTATCCATTGCTGCTAAAATTTGCTCTTTACTTAAATGTATTGCTTTAGGCATTATTCTTCTTCTGAAAGGTCATCAATTGAATAATCATCTTCATTATCAACATACTCATCTACTTCATTTTCAAAAGGGAGATTAATTTCTTCCTCAATATTATCAAGTACAGATGATTCATCTTCTTCAACTAATTTATTTTTTACTTTAGGAGTAGGATTAGTTGTTTTTCTAAAATTCTTTTCTGCTTCTTGAATCTTATCATACACTTCTCTTTCCACAGCATAAGTCTCAGTCCATGTATGATCACCTTCTCCCATTTGGACTACCATTGCTACTTTCTTCTCAGCTGTTGAATGCTGAGTGCAGGTTTGGGTGTCTGGCAGAATAGCAATTCTACGTGGATCAATCATCACATCACATACTTTACAGTGTCTACTCATAAATTATTATTTTGGTTTGCTTTATTTATTTTATCAATTAGATTCCAAAGATCAAGAGCTGTCTTAAGAGTATAGACTTTTTTATCTTTACCAGGAATAGTTACTTCTAGTTTTTGAAGATTACCTTCAGAATCAAATCTGTCATATACATACCATAAAATCAAAGCACCTACTTCATCTCCATACTTGAGATAGATAAGATCTTCAATAATACTATAATATGATTCTTCATAGTTATAGAAATCAATTTTTAAATGATCATGAAGAAAATTAGTTCTAGCCCAACATTCATCTAACATATTAATAAATTCAACAAATACATCTTTTTCTTGTGTTTGTTTGTTTCTATTAATTTTTAATCTATTTCCAAAATTATTTAGATTCATTTTTTATACTTATAGAATATAATTTTAAAAACTCTTCAACATTCATACTCTTCATAGATGCAAAATAATAAGTTGCTATACCTAAAGTACCTGCTCGACATGTACCAATAGGTTCTTTATTAGGATCTAAATGTGAGTAAAAATAATAATTACTATGATTGTATTCCATGTATCTTAATTTTTACTAAAGATAACATCAAGAAATTAGAAAGCCAAACTAATTATAAAGATTTCAAATTATTTTGGGGATTATGTTTAATATAACTACCCCATTTATATTTAGCATACTCATGACCATTTTGTTCAGATTGTTGTCTATAAGTTAATTTTTCTGGGGTTGTAGTGGATAATGATACAAAATGATAGAAATGGCAGTTGTAGGTTCTAAGCATTTTTAATCCTGATAGATGGCATTTTAAAAAGAAATCCCAATCAGCAACCATACCTAATTCATAATTTTCATCCCAACCTCCTACTTTTAAATAATCCATTTTAGACATGAATATAGGTAAAGTTGAGCCTGTTTCTTCAGGTGTTTTCTTATAAATTATTTCATTTAAAGTTTTTTCATATTCTTGAAAACATTTTAAATCAAATGTATCAATTGACCTACCTAAATCCTTAATATGAAATTGATTAAATATACTAGGATATGGTTCAATTTGATTAGGAGTTAATAATGAATTTTCAATATAATCTGTTTCTAAGTGAATATCCCAATTTAAAGGAAATACATTATCATCATTAACAATTAATATTTTATCATGTTGAGCATTATATACACCTAAATTAGTACCTCTACATAACCCTACGTTTTGTTCTAAGTTTAAAACATCAATATATTCAGCCCATTTTTCAAGTACTTCTTTATTTAAATCATAAAACCCATCTACAACAACTATAATTTGGTTTTTATTAACCTGGCCCTCAATACATGATTGAAGACATAAATTTAAAGCTTCAGGTTCTTTATATGTTGGTATAATTACGCTTATCATAAAGTGCTCCAATCTGTTAAAGGGGTTAACCAAGCTGTCTCTCCGTGAGTAGAGTATCCTGGAACAGGTGTTATTAAAAACTCTCCTTGTGCTCTTAGATCTAAGAACATTTTAAAGTCATCAGGGTGTGTACCTGATGTCCACTTTCTCAGAGTAGATTCTACTCGTTTCAAAGTAGACACCTTAGATGCAAAGGTCATAGTTGTACTATTTGTCATCTTCCAATGTGAAGACTTCGTTAGATAAACTCTCGTATCCTCAGCACCACCTCCACAATAGGGGTTTCCTCCTATGCTGGGGTCTATGTACTTATCAGGATGATCGTATAGGGATACGAAGGATGCTCCTAATTCAAATCCTTCTCTTAGGACTTCTGGACTTCCATGTTTATGTAGGTAGTCGTTTTCCAGGAAATATACTAGCTCATTGTCGTCTAGTTTAAGTGCTTGGTCTAAAGCTAGGTTGAATGTACCAGCACCATGACCAACTGATACTTTAACTATATTGATTGGATCAATGTATTTGTTAATCATAGTAATTGTTGTTTCACTGCAATTATCTGCCACAATTAGTATATCATGGATATATTCAAAGAATACATTACAGAAGTTTTTTAAACAAGCTTCATTATTAATATAGGTTGGTTTAATTTTATTATAACCAGTGTCACTTATTCTATAAATTATTTTCATTTAATTCTTTCTATTACAGTGAATCCATTATTGTTCTTAAAGCGTTCTTTTAATATCCAAGTGTCATTATTTTCCATAAGAAATTCTTCAATAGCTGGCCAAATTCCTTTCCCTGAGGATTGTCCTTCCCAGGTGTTTTCATGGTTTTTAGGTTCATCATTAAACTCATAAGAAGTAGTATCATGGAAACAAATGTATTTTTTTACCTTATCAGAATGAATTTTTAATTCTTGTTTTAATTGATCATATGCATGCCATGTATCAATAAACAATAAATCTGTTTCATCAATTTCTATTTTTAATACATCAGCTATCTTAAATTCAAAATTTAAATTATAAGCTGCAGCAGTGTCATAAACACTTTGAATATCTCCTCCCCACTTTGCAGGATTATGAATATCATATGATATTAATTTTTTAGGAGCACACGCTAACCATCCCCAAGTTGAGACAATACCTCTAACTCCCATCTCAGTAATAGTTTCACATTCACTACCATATTTAATTATAGCTGGGAAATGTTCATTAATATCAGATGGTGTTGTATAAAGTTCATTTACTTTTTCTTCTAAGTTTATCATAATTTTATTTTTTAATTAAAATTTATATAAGATTTATAATTTTTATCTATCATATGTTCTATAGAACAAGCATCAGGGAATAAATAAGGCCCTGGGAGCCATTGTTTAGGTTTTGATTTATGGAGATCTTTATCATCATCTCTTTCTTTATGCTTATGATAACATATGATAGAATAACTGGGGTTCCAAACTTGATAGTTAGCTTGATGTAATTGATAAGCTATTTTATTATCACAACCTAATACACCTATATTAAAATTAAAATCAATATTTTTTGTATCTAAAGGATTTTTCCAAATCCAAACATCTTGAGATCTATTATGTATAGCATAAGGAATTACTTCACCTAATTCATTAACCCAATGTCCATGATATGGACAAAATCTAGTTAAAGCTAATACTTTATTTGATAGATCTAATTCTTTAACTATTGAAATAGACTCGTCAAAGAATATATCTGAGTTGCTTAATATAACAATATCATCTTGAGGTATATTTTGTTTAGCATAATCAAAATAATATTGGTAAGTTAATCTTTTTGTTATTGGAGTGACATTAACTTTAGAAGGTATATTTTTTATGGGTAAAGGAGATTCTTGAAATATATGAATATAATCAAATTCTTTAGAATTTATATTTTCATTAAAACAAAAATCTAATTCTTCAGCTCGTTCAGGACGTGGATTTTTATAATAATCTACTAATAAATGAATTTTCATAAGTATTATATTTTTATAATAAAAAATTATTATAGTATTTAGATTCTTTATTTATAAAAAATTCATGTTGACTGATGACAAATTTCCTATCAAATCCAAAATTTTCTAAAAATGAAAAGTCATCTTTAACTCCTTTTTGTTCATGATTTTCAATAACTAAAACATGAAAAAACACATCATTAAAGTTGATTCCATTTAATACCTCAATTTCATATCCCTCAACATCTAATGAAAAAAATGTAACTTCACTTATGTTATGTTTTTTTAATAATGTATCTAAAGTAATACATGGGTATGAAGCCGGTGACCAATTTTGGAAGTTATGAGTGTTTACAACACCTCCCATCATATAATGTGAGAAATCTCCATCGATTGTCGACTCACTATATTCTGAGCTAACTAGTACATAATTTTCAAGTATTGAGTTTGGTCTAAATCTTTGATAGGAACTATTAAATTCAGTTTTTGGTTCTATAATCATTCCTTTCCATCCTGAAGATTCTAGTAAACTGGTGTTATTTTGGTCATTAGGGTCCGAACCACCGGCTTCAATGAAAAATCCGGTATTACCTATGTTTTTCAGTATTATACCATCAATGTTGTTTTGTGCTCCCATTTTATTAGTTATTTTTTAAATTTTATAAGCGGTTTTATTAATTTTGTCAACCCAATAATAGTAATCTAAAGTTTCTAAACTATTATTTTTAACATTTTTTATTTTATTTTCTATTTTATTAAAATCTTTAAATTCTGTGATATCATCAATAAAAACTATTGGTAAGTTTTTATAAATTTTTTCATTAATTGCTTTATATTCTTTATAATCACCATACACAATTGGTATTGAATTTAGATATAAAACTTCATATGTTCTAATACATTCAATACCATTTCCTCTTGGAGATAAAGTCGCTATAGTACTCTTAACATCTTTTACAAAATCATGATATGTAAGACCTTCTTTATTTAAAAAAATATCATTAGATAATGTATGGTTTTTAAGTGGAACTCTAACTGATGGATTAGTATGGGTATTAAAATTTGAATATATTTTATCTAATATTTCTGTAGTTTTAATTTTAATTTCCCCTAAAAGGTAAGGTTTTTTTTCAAAAATACCTGGGTTAATCATTCCATGGCCTGGCCTTTTAGTTAGTTCTTCAATTTCGACTCCAATAGGTAATGGAGTGACTCTATCAGAGTAACAAGTTGTGTTAGTTGCAAAGACATGCTCAACATTTGAAGGACACATAGACATGATTTCTTCAGTAACACTATAATCACTGTTTGCAATTATTAATATAACTTTTTTATTTAAATTTTTTATACGTTCAAATTCATTTAAAATAAAATCAGTTTTACAAAAAATAATTCTTTCATCGTCATGTAAATCATTACAAAATCTTGACATTTGTATTAGATTATGATTAATCATTAGTTTCTTTGGTATTGGATGTTTGAGTATTTATAAATTTCATCAATAAGGGAAATAACATTTACTGTCTCTGTTATTTCAAATTCATTTAGGTTCTGGTAGACGTAAGGATGGTTTGGACATGATCCTTGATATGAGCCATAATTATTAGGTTCAGTATTAATATTATAATTCTTAATTATATCATCAAATTTGTTTTGGCTTCCTTGACTTAAGAAATTAGCTGATTCTACAATGTTAAGGGCTTTACCTCCTAATTTCAGATAACCATTTGCTCCTAATACACTTAATGAGCATTCTAAATTTCTTGGTTCTGCCGCTATTGTGACTTCACATGTTCCACCAAATTCTCCAAAATCAAAAATACTATAAATAGTGTCTTCAATATCCACATTAGTATGTTTAGTTGAATACACAATTGAAGAATGAACTTTAGGTTTACCAAATAACTTTTGTAAAACATCTAAATAATGAATTCCTACCTCATATAATGTTCCTCCTCCAACATTAGGTAATGCTCTCCACCCAGTAAAATATTCAAATGGTCTTTGCCATCTTTGTATAAAATTAACTGATCTTATTTTTCCTAGTAAATTTAGATCTAAAACTTCTTTTAATAAAGACACAGTTGGGTTTAATCTAACTTGTAATACACAATATGCTTTTTGGTTATTATTTTTAGCAGTTTGAATAATCTCTTCAACTTCTTGCTCACTAAAAGCTACAGGTTTTTCTATAAGAACATCACATCCATTTTCTAAAGCATATATAGCTTGATCAATATGAAGTGAATTTGGAGTTGCTATTGTTATAAAATTAGCAATTTTACTATCAATTAATTCTTTAAAATTTATAAAACTTTTAACTTTTAATTTTTCTCCTAAATTTTTAACTAAATCTTCTTGAATATCACATAATCCTACTAATTCAAAATCATCATTCATTTCTATTGATTCTAAATGTCTAGGTAAAATTGCTCCACATCCAATAATAGCTACTTTATATTTACTCATAATTGTTATTTTTTAATTTTAGCTGGGTTACCATATGCTAGGCTATTATCTGGAATGTCTTTTGTGATAACTGAGCCAGCTCCTATTAAGCTATTTTCTCCGATTGTTATTCCACAAATAATGACACTATTTGCTCCTATAGAACATCCTTTTTTAAATAATGTTGATCTAAATCTATCAGAATTTTTCCAATCTCCATCTACTTTAGGTTTATGATCATTTGTAGTCACAGTGTTAGGTCCTAAAAAAACATTATCTTCTAAGATTACACCTTCATAGATTAAAGAATTATTTTGGATTTTACAATTATCTCCAATAATAACTTTAGGGCCAATATAAACACCTTCACCTATCACACAATTTTTACCTATAATAGATTCTTTACATATATGGCTAAAAGCCCATATTTTAGTACCTTCACCAATATTATCACTTTCAATTATTGATGTTTCATGAAAAAAGTAATTTTTCATTTTAATTAAATTTAGGTATATTATTAAATAAAGTATCTAAATACTGTTGATGATGTTCATAAGGTCTACAAGCATGACATTCAATAAAATAATTAGAATTTAATAAATTTATATCATATGGTACTTCATTATGTCTATGGCAATCTATTCGTCTTTTTAAAAAAGAATCAGAAGCACTCAAATCAGATATTCTATCTCTATTGTGATATTCTCTTAACATTTTTGAACTATACGCTTCATCTGTACCCCAACCATCAATCCACATTGTGGGTATATTTAATGAATTTATTTTTTTAATTTCTTTTTCAAAAGAATCTTCAAAATTATATATACTATTAAATGTACTTCCTTTAGCTATATGATAAGCAGATGGGCTAAATCCTCCTTGGTCCCACTTTTTTGGGAATTTGTTTTCTAAAGTATATTGGTCATCAATTAACATAACATATTGATCATCATTAACATCTTGAATAATATCTTTTAAAAAATATGTACCTAAAGGTATTTGATCAATCCCCATAATAACACAAACTTCATTAAGGTAAAATTTTGTATAGTAAAATAAAGCCCAAGTGTATTGCCATGGTAATACATTATTCACTGAAGTTTCTATAATAATATTACCATATTTAGTAGACAGATTAGCTGTTTCTAATTCTTCTTGAGTTCCAAAAAATATTAAAGTTGGGTTAATATTAAATTTTTCTTTATATGTTTTTGATAAATTATTCCAAAAAGAATAATATAATGGATTATTATCTGATATTAAAATTGCTCTATCTATTTTCATTAGTTAGATTTAATTAAAATTTATTAATGTATTATGACTACCATGATAGTATTTAATTTCTTTTATTTCTTTATATTCTGATTTATTAAGAAATAGATCTAAAATCATACCCCAAATAGGAAGATCACCCCACCTATTACTATAAATGCAACTGCATTTATCAATTTCATTTAAAAATGATTTAATAAGATTATTTTTATTTATATTCTCAATATCTACTATCATGAAATTAGTATAAGGACATTTTATCTCATTAAATGGAGTTTTTATAGAAATTGAGTTTTCTGCGGTAAATTTTTCTCTAAATTTTTCTAAACCATTAACTACTAAAGGATCATCTTGACCTTGAAACATTGGGGAAGCAAATAATATATTTTCTTTTTCCATCATGTCTAATATACTTAAGTCAAATTGATCAACAAAACAATCATCATCTACTCGCACTATATACTTATAATTTTTAAAATACTCTAAAAAATCTATTGACCAAAAGTGACACATATGTTTATATCCCACAAAGAAATTTGAAGTAAAATGATTAGGTGGACATAATTGATTAACTATATTTTTACTATCATCAAAAGCATTTTTTGGTTCAATATCTTTTATGTTCCAAAAAATAATATCTAAATTAGGAGTATACTGTGATATATAATCTTGATGTTCTTTAGTGATATTACCTTCATGAACAATTATAAAGTCATAATTACTCTTATCATAAGATAATAGGGTTTGCTCTAAATACATGTTTCGCCTAATTAAATTAGATTCATACATATTTTCATAAGGATAACCTTTAGCTAAAACAGTGATTGCTATTTTTTTCATATTTGTTTTAAATCTATTTTAGTGTAACGTTCATTTTGTTTCTCTTGACGATCAATAGTTTTATTATGAATAATACTCCATTCTTCTTCAAATGGTAAAGCTACAAAAGTTTTATATCCTTCAACCATACCATGAACTTGATGTCCTGACCATTGTATTTTAGGATCATTTTTATAGACACGTTTTTGAGGATCAGGCCAATTTACCCATCCTTTTTCATTTACATTCCATTTCCATTTATGAATATGTTCTTGGGTTAAACCTTCAACTAAATTTTTTCTAGGTATAATAAGACACTCAACTGGATTTAATTCTAATACTGATTTTAGATTTTGAATAAGGAATTCTTCTGGAATTTCATCAGCATCAATCTGAAAAATATAATCTCCAGTACATTTAGAACCTAAATAGTTTTTGTTTTCTAAGAAATTTTGTTGGAAATTAAATGGGTAATAATGTATTTTTTCTTTATGTTTTTCTAATATATTTATTACTTCATCAGTGACTCTATTTTGATCATAAACAACAACTATTTCATCTTCATGATCTATTTTATTTTCTAAATATGTAATAAGATTTAATAATTCTTGATGCTCATTACAAACTGTTAAACCATAACTTATTTTCATAATTATAATATAATAAAATTAATTTATTAAGCCAATATATTCTAAAGCATCTATAAACTCTCTTTCTTCAAAATGTTGAAGTGTTTCCATATTCATTCTGTATTCATAGAATTTACCTGGTTGTTTTGGGATTGGATATTTTTCTTTTTCTTCTTCAGTTACTTTAATAGCTTTAACAGCTGCCCATTTCCAGTCATCAGATGATGTCCCATTAGCGAATATCATACCTTGAGATGGATGATTAATTGTTTGAGGTAACCAAATTAAACCTGTATTTAAATCTTCCCAGGCTAAATCTTTATATAATTCAGGTAGTACTTCAAATTGTTCTTTATAAAAATCACTATTTTTAGTCATTAAACTATTAGTCCAATACCCACAAGATAAAGACATCCAATTTGTAATTTCAGGTGTAACTTGTGTTTCATAACATAAGTCACCTCCTGATTTAGGGCATATAATAATTTTATCCTGTGACATTTTCTTCTACTTTTTTAAGTTTTGGTAATTCAATTTTATTTAATTTAGGAAGTTGTAATTGAATTTGTTTTGGGAACTCAGGGATATATTGATCAAATAATTGATTTAATTTATCTTTCATTTTATCCCAACTAAATTCATTTTTACTTTTATACGCTTGGCGTTTAGCACCATCAATATATGTTTTATAATTTTCAAACATATTCTTTAAATGATGTCCTACATATCCTGTATCAACATTAAACCATTGTGATTCTTTCAGTAACCACTGATTAGCTGCGCTTGGGTGGACATTAGCCATAGCGCCTGGGAGCATAGTGGTGAAGTTTTCATCTAGAAAATCTTTATGGCCACTCCAATTAGTTGTGATGATTGGTTTTTTAGTTAAACTAAATTCTAATAATGGGCGACCAAAACCTTCACCTTTAGTTAAATTAATCATTGCTTTTACTTTAGAATGATTATATAATTCATTCATTTCAGAATCACTAAATTCACCATGTAATAGATAAATGTTTGGTAAATCTTTTGAATTAACTGTTTTTTTAATAGCTGTTATTTTTTTTAATATCTCATCTCGATCAACATATGAAGAACCCATTTGAGATGTTTTTAAAATAAGGGCTGGTTTTTGTTTTTTATTTTTAAATGTTTCATAAAACGCTTTAATTAACAAACCAACATTTTTTCTATCTTCACCTAAATCACCATTAATCCAGTGACCTACAAACAAATAACAGAATTTTTCTTTAATATCAGTTAACTCAGGAAATGATTCTACTGTATCAAGTGATTTATAGATATCAATATTAGCACCTTCAAATAATACTTCAATAGGTTGGTTGACTTGGATTTGCTCAATTGGTTGATTAGTATGTTGGTTTACTTTTTGTAAAACAGTTTTAATAAATGTTTCTTTTGAATGCTCAGAAGAAGTTAATGTTAAATTCATTCTATTAATTCCTTCAATCCAATCCCCAGGAGCTAATGTTGTTTCAACACCAGCTGTTACTCCAATGTTATATTTACCAATAGGTTGAAACTCATTTGGAATTGTAATTTGCATCCAAATTTCAGGTTGTTTTGGAAGTTGAGGTTGGGTCCATAAATGAGGTATTAAAAATAACCACTCAGGATTATCATCAATAAAACCCCAAGGTGTATTACCCCACATTTGGGGAATAATTTTAACATCATATTTATTTAACGCAATGATTGCTTTAACTAAATCTCGAGAACGTGCTCCATATCCACTATATGTGTCAATAGGGCAACTAATAAAAAATAATGGTTTCATATAACTTTTTTTTTAATATTAATAAACTAATTGGTGAGGTACAGTTTTAGGTTTAGTTTCATTAGCATTTACTAACTCATATGTTTTTCTTGGTTTCCAAGTTTTAAATAATTTATCTAAAGTTTTAATAACATTAATACCCATTTTTTTACTTGTGAATCCTGCTTCATCAGATAAAGCCCACTCACGACCTTTTAAACCTAATGTTTTTCTTTCTTCTTTAGATAAGTTATAAACTGCTTTAATTTGTTTAGCTGCATCTTCAGCGTTACATCTATCATCCCAAATATAAGGAGTTAATGGTGAACCTTGAATTGAACGATTAGTTGGATAAACCGGAAATGCCCACTCACCATGTTCTTTAATTGTGCCAGTATGATTTGAAGGGAATTTATCATCAAAATCAATCCACTTACCTTTTTTACTAAAGCGCATTTGATCCTGCATTCCACCTGTCACATTAGCGATAATTGGATTACCTACTAATATCGCTTCAGTTAAGCTCAATCCCCAACCTTCATTGTTAGTTAATAGGATCTGGCAGTCAGTGCTATTGTAGAGCAAATTCATTTGACCAGCTGGGAGCATCTGTTGTGAGAAAATAATGTTATATTTTGGATCATCACCAAACAATAATTCTCTTACTGCTTCTAAGTCAGTACCATTATCATCTACTACTTGAGTATGTAATACAAACGCACAACGTTTTGCTTGTTCTTCAGATAATCCATCAACAAATAACTTATAAGCCATCATTGTATCTGGGATTTGTTTGCGGCGAATGTTTCGAGAGTTAAAGAATAAAGCGAAATCAATTTCTTTACCTCCAAATAATTTCTTTTTAAACTCTTTTAATTCAGGTGCATTAACATCAAGTGGTTTAAAGACATCTTCATTTAAACCATGAGGTACATATTGAATAATTTTGTTTTTAGCTTTATCGCCTAATACTAAAGTATTAATGTTTTTAGTTTGTTTAGAGATAGATAACAAAGCATCACATGACTCATAATACGCTCTATTATACATTGGAGCTGGATAATCATCCCAAATATTGAGATAGATAATAGGCATTTTCTTTCTGATTTCATTTTCAATTTGGAACAACCAAATAAAATATCTTGGATCAGTGATTAAGAAAATAGCATCTGGCTTTTCTACTTGGATTAGTTGTCTAATCAAACGAGCATCTCCATATCCGTTAGTTGGATATAAAATGACTGAGCTATCTGTTAAACCAGTATTTTCATTAGTGTTATCAGATAAATCTAATCGTTTACCTTGTTCAGGATGGTTGATAGCACCTCCTACATTAATCCAATTAAAATGTTGAGCTGTATTTAATACTAATTCTCGAGCAACAGTAGCTACACCTGAATGTACTCTAATATCGTCACAAATTAGTAAGATTTTTTTCCTCTCATTTTGAGGAAGATAACCAAAACTTTGATTCATAAAACTTTTTATCGATTTAAATTATTGTGATTGTGAATTGACTTCCTAAATTCGTCTGATGTAAGATATAAATGGACTGCTCTATCTACAAGCTTTTGTAAAGAAAATTTTCGCTTAACACATTCTAATTTGAAATCTTCAAACAAGTCGCTTTGAACTTTCACGCTTGTTAATGTCATATCCTTTTTATCCATAACACTTATTTATATATAAATATATACGAAAACACTATTTGTTACAAAGATCTTTTCTCTCATTATAAGGACACCATTGACAGCTTTTACTTGGAGTCGCAGGATGTGATGTGTCTTTGTATGATCCATCAATGTTAAAACATTCATTTAGAAAATTATCTATAGCGGTTAATGCTTTTTTCATTTTGATTTTACCGCTTGGAGGAGCAAATTCTTGAATACGACTTTGTGGATACTCACTTTCCTCCCATATTTTTCTTTTTAAGATAACAAACTCAACTTCAACATTGTCTTCAGGAACATTATATTGTTCACTAAAGTATTTTTTATAGAATAGTAATTGAAATTGTTTACGTTCATCTCTTTTAGCATCATCATTCCATCCTCGAGTAGACGTTTTAAAGTCGTATATTTTAAAGGTATTTGTAGGTTCATGATACATTACAAGATCAATATAACCCTTATATAAAACGTTTTTAAACGCATTATTAGGTGTTATAACAATAGGTAACTCACAAGCAACCAAATACCATCCTCGTTTACTGAAATATTGTCCTTTGCGTTTTTTAAAGAAATTTAATATAGCAATACCATCATCATAAAACTCTCTCATTTCTGCTGCTCCACTGAAGTGAGTGTTTTTATTTGCTTTATATTCTTCTAAGTATACTTTTCTAAACTCGTCTTCAAAAAATGTCTCTATATCTATTCTATCTGCTACTGCTCCACTTTCATTATACATTACAGTAAGGTAATGCTGAATAACAGTATGCATTGCGGTTCCGAACACAGTATGGATAGTAGGTTCATATTGTTGTAGATTGTCTTTGTATTGTAGTTCCCATTTGTGAGGGCACTCATGATATATAGAGAACTGGCTATAAGAAATTGTTTTATGGAATGCATAGTTTATTTCCTGTATAGGTTGTTTTTGAATCGTTTTTACAATGGAAGGTATTTTCACGATTCAAGTTCTTTAAGATACTGCTGTTTGATTTTTTCTAAGTACAAGATAGCATCCATATGCTCTTGCTTAGCATGCTCTATCCAATCTATTAAGGCTAAATCTTCTCTATCCAAGTCAGTACCATATTTTTCTTTACCTTTGATACTACGTTCTTCAAATTGTTTTATAACTGATGTTACTATACTATCTAGTTTCATTTTTTAATAATTTATATCTTTTATTTTTTCTATTGCTTGTGGAGGAATATTATTTAGAGTATAATAACCTTGAGTATAATTCGGGTCAGTATATAACCTTAAATAATTTCCAGGAATAAAATCTGTTTCTATTTTTAATATAGACCAATCTTTTATTCCTGTTTTTTGATAAAACATTTCTCCTAAGTTTTCTATATCTTCTAAATCTTTAGATAAATAAACTCTATCTGGGTGGTAAGATGCTTTTGATCTTGATTTAGGTACTAATCCTATTTTTAAAATCTTATCAGAGTTTTGTGTTGGGGTGATATGATAAAGAATTTCAGGTATTTTTTCAACTATCTCTTCATCAAATTTAGCTTCAAATCTTAATTTAATTTCACCTTCTTTAAAATACTTTTCATCCCATTTTCCTGTATATTCTTCTGTTTCCATAAAGGAAGGAAACCATCCTAAATTATCAGCATCTTTAATGATACTGTTTAATAAAGTATTAATGTCTGTACTAAATGTTTTAATGTAAAATGAATTTTTACTTTTAGTAAATATAAATTTAGATGAATATTTTTTTTCTAAAATGTTTAAAGTTTTTCCAATATTAGTAGTTTTAATTAAACCCTCTTTAAGATTTAATTCATATTCTTCTTTATATACTTCTAATAATATGTTTAGTAGTTTCATTTTAATAACTTTTTAATTTCTTTATCATCAATACCTTTTTTCTTTAAAATGCCTTTAATAGTATCATTATGAAGCATATGATAGTATTCATCTGCCTCACGCAAAGAGCATCCATAGTAAGAAGCTAAGTGTTGTAATAGCTCCTCTCTAGTTTTGGTTCTTGTTGATTTAATATATTTTAAAAACATATTTTTCTTTGGAATCATATATAAATACAGTTTATATATTTTTTCCTTTTCAGTATAAGGAATATTTTGAATTAAATTTACAAACTCAATATACTCAGGATTCATACTGAGGAAGCGATGTATCATATATGGATTAAATGATGCTCTATCTTCCTCAGTAAATGAGTCCCAAGATTGTTTTTCGTAAGTAATTTGTTTAAGCCAATCAAATATTTGCATATTCGTCTCGGAGTTCTTTAGGCAACAACTCTACTAACACATTACCTGTTTTTACATCATACATTACAGGAATAGGAATAATAGCGTCTTCAGCTGTGCCTGCTACAAATTTAGATACTTTTCTCAAAATTACACCTTCAGCAAAGATATGATTGCCTTCAGGTGAAGTGATTGGTTGAGATGATTTGATGTCAATGTTAACATTGAGCGGTTTTTCTGTCTTATTCATTTTATTGTATTGTTTTTAAGATTGAACATATTAAAGCCATTACATTGATTTCTTTATCAATTCTAAAATTGGCGTGGTACATATAATTTTCTATTTCAATGATAATTGATACTTTGGTTAAGTCATCTTTACCATACTCATCTAAATTATCATATAGGAATCTATAAATTTCTTCAAAGTCATCCAAATTGCTATCTGCAAGTATTTGTCTGATGTTTTTGAAGCTGTTTTTATTTGCTGCTTTAAGTTCTTTTAGAATAGCATCTGTATAGTTGCTTGAGGTTAGAATTGAAGTATCAACTTTTAGATTACTATCAACAGTATTAACCTGGCAGGTATTAAGTATTTTTCTAACATCAGGATAATGTTTATTAACTACTAATACTAAGTCATTTAATTCATAGTTAATGTTTTCCTGTTCTAAAACATTAGCAACATGTTGTGCTACTTCTTTTTTAGATGGAGGAGTAATTTTTAATACTTGACATCGGGATTGAAGGGGATCGATGATACGTTCAAGATAATTACATGTTAAGATAAAACGTGTAGTACGAGAATATGTCTCGATAATATTCCTTAATGACGCTTGGGCCTGAATAGTTAAGAAATCAGCTTCATCTAAGATAATAATCTTAAGGGGTTTGAATGAAGCACTTGAGGCAAAACCCTGCACTTTATCTCTAATAGTGTCGATCCCCCTCTCATCCGATGCATTTAAAAAAAGATAATCACAATTAAGATTATTTACAATCAATTTAGCTAATGTTGTTTTACCACTACCTGGAGGTCCATAAAACAACATATTAATTAAATCATTTTTATTTATATATTGTGATATAATGTCTTTTAATTGTTCATTACCTATAAATGTTGTTAAATCATTCGGGCGATATTTTTCATTCCAAATTGAATGTTGTTTCATAACCTATTTTATTAATAATATTTTCTTTATTTATCTCGTCTTCCCATAATCTAATAAGCTTTTTATTATTTTCCAAGCAAATTTGATTTTTCTTTTCATCATTTTTTCTTGATGTTTTTTGAGTTTCATTTAGATTACCCCAATCTAAATTTTTCCCATGCCAGTAAACACCATCTATTTCTACTAAAACATCAAAATGTGGTAAATAAAAATCAAAATTATATTTTTGATATTTAAAACCATGAATGTAATTTATCTTTAATTCATTTAATATTATTTTAAATTCTTGCTCAGGTTTAGTATTTATTTTATTTTTAGACAAAACATAATACTCTGAATTTGAGCATGAATAACATAATTGAGATGATAATCTGTTTGATAAGGTTTGAGCCTGGGTAGGGCTTAATGGATTTTTATATGTATGGGTTTTGGTTTGTTTGCAGTTAGGGCAAGTGCTATTAAATTTATATATTTCTTTTTTGCCGTATTTTTTATCTTGCCATTTTTTCATAGCACAACTTTTACAAATTCTTTTTAATCGAGTTGCTTCATAATGGGAATTTTCTTTTAAAAATTTAGTGCTACCACATGATGGGCATGTATATTCTTTCATATTATTTTATTATAAATATACACCATCTCCCCTTTCATCAAATGTGTTTATAACTTAATATAATAAAAAAGGCCTGGTTTCCCAAGCCTAGTTTAAAGTATTGTATTAAAGATTATTAAAATCTGGTTTCTAAATCTTCAATAGTGGATTTAGCCATATCTTCAAAATCAATCTTATTATTACCTTTACCCATATTCCAAATATATTGAAAGGCGTTTGCTAAAAAAGCAACCTTATCACTGCTATACCCAGGATCATCAGCGTAATCCATTGGGTTAAATTTTCCATCAGGGGATGGAGTATCATCAATATCACCTATTATTTCTTCTACTTGGCTTTCAGTAATCAAACCAGCCAATTTTTGCATTTTAAGAAACTCTTTATTCATTGTATTAGTATGTTTTATTATACATATTACTACCTTTATTGATAGTCTCCATAAATATCATAGCGTTTAGGTGGTTCAGGTGCAATTTCAACTTCTTGAGAATGAACAGCATATAACTCACCTTTTAAAGGAGCTAATCTATATTCACATGCTCTCCTAGTTAGTTGAAAATACGCTTCTAAAGTATCAGTTATTGAATTGTATACTTTAGTCTTATCACCTACAAGCGTCCACCTGTCTCCAGGTGGAACGCGTGTAGCGATTAGTTCTAATTGTTCTTGGATCTCGATTTTCATTAATACATTCCTCCCATTCCTGCCATCATATCATCCTGTTTGTTATCTTCAGGCTTGTCTACAACAGTACATTCAGTTAATAGAATTGTTCCAGCTACTGATGCCGCGTTTTCAATTGCGGTTCTTGTGACCTTGGTGGGATCTATAATTCCAGCTTGTTTCATATCAACAAACTTTTGTGCTTCAAGATCATAACCTCTCCAGTTATCACGAACATTAAACATATTATTGATCAACTGATATGCTTCCATTTCTTCATAGCCAGCATTAGTAAGAATTTTCATAAATGGAGCAGAACATGCTTTCCATACAATTCCTCCACCAACAGTATTTGCGTTTGTGATTGCTTCACGAGCATACAATAGAGCTGAGCCACCACCTGGTACAATACCTTCTTCAATTGCGGCTTTAGTGGCTTGCAAAGCATCGTCCACGCGGTCTTTCTTTTCTTTAACCTCGGTTTCTGTATTGCCTCCTACGTGAATGATTGCTACTCCTCCGACAAATTTCGCGAGCCTTTCTTGTAATTTTTCTTGTTCGAAAGGGGTCTTTGCTTTTTCGATTTGTTGTTGTAATTCTTCAATACGTGTTTGAATTCTCTCAGATTCTCCTTTTCCATCAACAATTGTTGTTTGGTCTTTTGTTACTGTTACTAAACGAGCTTCGCCAAACCATTTCCAATCGAATTTGTCTAGCTTCATGCCCTTATCAGTACTAAATACCTCACCTCCTGTCAAAATCGCAATGTCGTCCAAAAGCAATTTTCTACGGTCACCAAAGTCAGGAGCTTTAACAGCACATACTTTAATAGTACCTCGCATCTTATTTACAATAAGTGTAGCAAGTGCTTCACCATCTAAATCTTCAGCGATGATAAACAATGGTTTACCTTGATTAGATACTGCTTCTAGTACTGGGAGTAGTTCTTTAATTGAAGTAAAACGCTTATCAGCAATAAGAATCAATGGATTCTCGAGAGTACAAGTCATTGTATTGTTATCAGTAACAAAGTAATGTGACTTATAGCCTCGATCAAACTGCATACCTTCTACTGTTTCAAGATATGTTTCACCTGATTTTGATTCTTCAATGTGAACTACACCTTCACGACCTACTTTTTGCATTGCAGTAGCAATCAATTCACCCACTTCAGGATCATTGTTTGCTGAGATAGTAGCAACTTGTTTAAGTTGATCTTCAGAGCTAATGTCTTGTGAGATACCTTTACGTAGTTCCTTAACTACTTCTTTAACAGCAGAATCAATATCACGCTTGATTTTAACAGCGTTAACACCGTTGTTAAGGTGTACTAAACCGTTTTTAACCATCTCCTGTGCCAACAGTGTAGAAGTGGTTGTACCATCACCCGCTCCATCAGCTGTTTTAATAGCTGCTTGTTTAACAAGTTGAGCACCCAATTCTTCAATTGGATCTTCAAGTGTGATTGTTTTAGCTACTGTCACTCCATCTTTTGTTGATTGTGGGTAGCCTTGATTGTTTGAAATAACAACATTGCGGCCATTAGGTCCTAATGTTGACGTAACAGCATTCGACAACTTATCGATACCGTTTACGAGTTTTTTCCTTGCTTCGGGTCCGAATTCTATAATTTTACTCATAACTTTTTATTTGTTTGTAACTTCTAATTCAACTTCTTTAGCATCCTCAATAACTGCTAGCACTTGGTTTTCAGGGCATACCCAATATTCTTGTCCATCAAATTCAATTTTGTTAGGACCCATACTAGGCAGCATTACTTCCATTCCTACTCTTAGACTTGTGTCTATCCAAGTACCAGTTGCTGAATGGTAACCTTCACCAATTGAGACAATTGTTCCAATAAGTGCTTTTTCTTTACCCAAATCGGGTACAATGATACCTCCATACATTGTTTCTTCTTCTTCGCGAGGCTTAACTATAACTGCGTTAAATGTTGCTTGTAACTTTTTCATTTTTCTATATTAACTATTTGGTTGATTTCTTCTTTTACTCGTCTCCATTCTGCTACATACTCTGAAATTGAGTTGTAAACTGGGCGATTTTCAATTTTTAGTTTAGCGATTGAAGCTAAACATGAATCGAAATTAGAATGGAATGATAATGGTTTAATACCTTCTTTTTCTCGAGTTTGACGTCCTCTGCCTTTTTTATTATTACCAGGCATTAAGGTTTCATAGACAGTGTAACTGCTAGCATCTTTACCGATAAAATAAGGTTCAATGAGTGGGTCTTTGATTAGCGTCAAAGACGACAACGCTTGTTTTTCTTCTTTCATAACTTATTATTTAATTAAATATAACATCTTCTGCTTGGGAAGCCAAGCAAGTTGTAACCTTTATTATAAATATATGTGAATTAATTTTCTTTCGCGACAATATAATAAGTACTTTGAATATTTTTGCTAGTGAACATAAGTTTCATTAAACCTATGTTTTTAACATATAGTGTACCATTTTCCATATCTTTATTACAAGCTAATATCTCTTTTAATAGATTTGAATTATATACAAGTTCAAAATCTACTTCTGAAGGTGTTGCATTTTGAATGTAATAAGATACTTTATTAGCATACTCAACATCACCTCCAAATGTAAATCCTAAACCTAATGTATCTGGTTTAACAACTACATTTTCACTATTGGTTAGAGCGTTTTTAGCTTTAATCAATGCACTAATGATTTCATTATCTAATACTGATTCGGTATCAAATTCTTCAGAACCATTATATTCACCTGGTTTAGGGATGGTTAGTAGATCTGATAGAGCATAGTTTAGATTAAATTGCTCATCTGCTATTAATAGTTTAGATATTACTTTACCTTCCTTAACATAATCAAGTACTAAATCACCACTTGTGATGGCTAGTAGTTTATCTAATTGAGTGGTATTATTAATACCAATAGCAGATTCAGGCAGTGGAAAACCAGTATAAACTACTTTACCTATCATTTCCCTAGATGGGGACATAAAATTGATAGTAAGTTGTTTATCTTTACTTATTTCCCATTTAACATTTTCAATTAAACCATTTAGATGGTATTTTTCTATAACGCTTTGTAATTCTAGTTTTGATATCATGTTTGTAATATAACAAAAAAGGCTTGCGTTTGCAAGCCTAATTTAAAGTATTTTACATTATTTACATACTTTTTTGTAAAAAAGCTATCAACTTCGGAAACTCACTACTTGGAATAAATACAGTTTTAAGTCCACCACTTCCAGGTTGAGTAATTTCTACCCCAGGAAATACAGTATCACGATCTGCTCTAGTAGTTTTATTTACTATTGTATCTTTATATCCTCTTTGATTATCATTTGTAACATTAGGATTAGAATTAATTTTTAATGCTTCATTAAGAGTGTTTTGAATCTCTTCTCTGATGATTTGTTGCAATTGTGATTTTTTCATTTTTTATTATAGATTTTTACATTTGTTTATAAATATATTAATTTTTTTTTGATTAAAGTTTTCCATTAATTGATTCCCATACACTCCAAGCGATTTTAGCTTTAGCGAATGATTTATCTCTATATTTTGGATTAAGTATATAAGATGGTTTATCACCATATACCGCACCAGTATGAAATTGAAGATCTATTTCAGGTGTAACTATATCATAATATTTTCTCATATCACCTAATTCTGTTCCGATTGCTCCTACTCTTCCAGATGTGTAAATTACTAAAGGTAATTTATTAGCGTCTTTTCTTTCTTTATTTTGTTTTTTAGTTAATGATCCAACTTTAAAAGCATCATCTGGTTTTTTAGTATCACGAGCTAATTCTTTTTCAGCTTTTTCACTATCTTTAAATTCTTTATCAAAGGCCGCTCTACGTTTTTCAGGAGATAGTTTATATTTAGAAAATAGATTAGCAGTGCGTAATCTACTTCTAAGTTCTTCTATATCTGGGTTTGATATTTCTCCATTAAGAACTAGATCTTCTAATTGTCGCATTAGTTTTTTAGCAGCGTCACTAGATGAGTTATAAATTTTTGCTTCGTTGATTGTTTTATTAATCTCTTCTCTTATGATTTGCTGCAATTCTGATTTTTTCATAGTTGAATTCCGAAGTTAAAGATTGTTAATTTGTATACTTTTGAAGAAACATCAATGTTAACTTCAAGTAATGTTAAAGATGATACACGAGCAACAAATCTAAGTTTGTCATGTTGTGTATTAATTGCTTTCCAAGAATTTGTAAATTTCATGATAACGAGTTTATATGTTATACATATTATCCAAAGGAGAAAAATTTAGTTACATTAGCATTTAGTGGCGGGAATTCCCACTTAAGATCACTATAGAGTTCTTTTAACTTATTCAATAATAATGATTCAAAAATTTCATCTATATCAATATACATTTTAACAAACTTTTCTATCTCATCAGGTACTTTAGCATTTGGTAAACCAATAGTTTCTAATTTATACATGTTTGGTTTTAGGTTAATAATAAAAATCTTATCACCTTCAATTATTGATTCATATTTTTTATCTAGTTTTTTAAACTTTAATAAGTCATTATAACGAACAGCTGCTTTAGTATTTGAAGGTGCTTTCAATTTAAAATTACTAAACATTTCACCTGCACGAGCTGGTATATGGTATGAGGATATTTGTTTTACTCCAGTAGGTTTGCCTAGTTGTTTGGGGTCTACTGATTTGAGTGATTTATAGAAGTCAATAATTGACTTATCAATTTCAGATTTAGGTTTACCAAATAAAACATCTTTAATGAATTGTTCTCCAAATGACTTAAACATTTTATTCATATTGGATTTCATCAATTCAATACCTTTCATATCTAGTTCTTCAACAGTGACACCTTCTTTATTAGTGATATACATAGCATATCTTCTCTTACCTGTAACTAAGATACCTTTAGCAATTACTTCTTGTTTTAACTGGAAGTAATGTTTTTTAGGGTCAATATTGAATAGCTCTTTACATAAAGTATTTAGATGATGATTAGATTCATCTTGAATTTCAGTTGCTAACTCTAGGATATGTTTGTCTTTATCTTCAGGAACTGAATTTGGGTGTCTGTGTTTTAATAAATCACCTAATTCAATATACATAGAATCTGTATCACTAATACAAATGTATTGTTTATCGGATTCTAATTCAGTGTTTAGTTTATTATTAACAAACTTAATTGAATTTTGAGTTAATGATTGACCTGTATTAGTAATAGCGGCGCTACAAATTAATTGTCCGTCAGTATAACGCCATCCACTTTTAGCGAATGTACCATACATTGCATTCTGTAGGATTTTAAATGCATGTTGGAACAAATCATATAATTTATAATTAGCCCAATCTTCTTCTTTACCTGCTTTTTTCTTTAAACCTCTATAATGTTCTCGTTTATCAAACCATCCTTCCAAAATCTTAGCTACAACACTTTGTTCATCAGTTTTAAACATAGCACCTGAGGCTGAGATGGTAAAGTTATTGTCTTCAATAATTTTAATTAGGTCTCCTAGTTTAACTTTTGCTTGGGTTAAAGTATAGTTTCTTTTATTTACTTTTTCAACTACAACTTCTTCATTTGGATCACGTTCTTTAAGTTTATCTAGACTATGATTTTGTTCATAGGTAGCCATATAAGGTACTTTGATTCGACCTACTAATGTTTCAATACCTAAATTAAGTGACTTAATAATTGAAGGATACAGTGATGTAAAGTCTAAATCAATAACATCAAAGTACAATCCAGGAATAGGTTCTAATAGATAACCACCAGCATATGTTTCTTTAAAGTTTTTAAGTGATGGATTATGAGTTGTTGGTTTATTAGGTGAAATAATACCTTCACGTTTAAGATACTTCAAAATAGCACCCTCATTCATAACTGTATTCCAATAAATGCTTTCATATGGAATATTACAGATATGAGAAATCATTATTGTTAAGTCAATAAACTTAAGTTTAGCTTCTAGTGCTTCAATGATTTCAACATCTCGAAGGTTATAGTCTATAAACTTGCTTATATCGTCTTTAAACAATGTATTTAAATTACCTTCATATTCAATTTTACCTAGATTAACATATTTGGTTCCAATGTCGCCTAATTTATATGATGGTTCTTCCTTCATAATGTATTTTTTATGAAGCAACATATAGTCTAGACAATTAACACCCCCAATAGTAATTTGGTTTTCACCATTAAATTCTCTAGCAGTTACCTTTCTGATTGGAGATAAACGTAGTACCTCATCTTCGCCTACAACTTGCTTAATTCGGAAGTATAGGTAAGGCATATCAAAGTAATCTGAATTGTAACCAACTAATATTGTGGGATCTAGTTCTTCAAATTTGGATAAGAATTTACCTATTAATTCTTTTTCGTTTCTACAAGGTATGATTAACTTATCATCTTGATTTGTTTCTTTAATTTGGCCTGATGGGTCAACAACAAAACATATTTTTTGTTTAGTGGTCACATCTATAAGAGCAATAGATGTAAGAGGCATAGGTGCTTGTTGAATATAGTGAGGTGTCAAAGCACCTCCCATTTCAATCTCAATATCAATATAAACTATGTTATGCCAAGCAGGTACAACATCATCTTCCTTATAGTACAACTCTCGTAATACAACAAGTGACTTATCAATATCTTTTTCTAATAAATCAGGATCATCTTTACTATACTTTTTAGTAGGTACAGCCCATCCACCTGTTAGAACAGGTCTAGCATTCTCAGACCATTCGTTTGTACGTTGCCAATAAGTAGGCTGGTATTGGAATTCCATCCAGCCTTGCTTATCGTCTCGTAAATAATAGGTGTAAGTACTAAAATCGTAATAGATTGATTGGTACATTATTTAAAGAATTGTTCTAGATTTGGTTTAAAATAGTTAATTGACTTCATCACCTTACGATCAGAAGTACGATACACTACCCAATAATCACCTTGTTTTTCATAGTGACATTCCATTCCTTGCTCTATTGTTCTACGGTTAACAGTTTGTTGAGCTTCTTCTTCTGTTTTACAAGCCTTAGACATATTTGATGCTTGTACCTCAGCATACGCGTCTTGTACTTTATCTTTTAGACCGTGTAACATTGCTCCGTTACCTAATGAAACATAAGTAATATCACATAGTGCATCTAATACACCTACAATATCTCCTTGTTGACATGCTTCTTTATATTCTTCTAGTTCCTCTAGAATAAAATTATAAACAAACATCCATTCTTTTTCATCTGGAATACTAGGAGTATAGTTATTTGGTTTGCCCATTGTAGCGTTAAACTCCTCTACCTCGCTTACAAATGGTACATAATTTTCTTTAGATTGAGACATTTCCGTTATTGATTTTAAGTGAATCAAAAAACTCTTTACGAGCTAAATTGTCATTTTCCATAAACACACCTGATGCTTTAGTAGTAATCATTGCAGCACCTTGATGTTTAACACCTCTACAACTTACACAATTGTGAGATGCTACTACAGTTACAACTACACCTTTATTACCTTCACAAACCTTATTTACAGCTTGATGGATAGCAGCAGTTAATTGTTCTTGAATAGCACCTCTACGACCAAAGTGCTCTACAATACGATTTAGTTTAGATAAACCAATCACTCGACCTTTCTCACCAGCAATATAACCAATATGAACTACACCACTAATTGTTTGGTGATGATGAGAACACATTGATGTTAGTGGGATATTACGTTCAATAATTACTCCATCATATCCGTCTGATGGGAATGAAGTAATATCAGTAAATCCATTATAACGACCAGCCCACAAATCATTAACATATGCTTTAGCTACACGACGAGGTGTATCAGCAGAGTTAGGATCGTTTTGCCAATCACATTTTAGTGCTGTTAAGAAGTTACCAAAATGAACAGTGGCTTCTTCAATCATTTGTTGTTTTTCCTCATTTGTTAGAGGCCTATCAGTTGCTGATCCATTAGCAAAACCTGTAGGGACACATTCAATGTCATTGTGAAATTTTCTTCTATTGTTTTCCATATAACCTTAATATAACTTATTATTCTTAAATTGCCAAAATATAAGGCAGACTTCTTTTTCTACCATCTTCATCGTCCATTCCATAACCAACAACCCATTCATCATGAATCTCAAAACCATAAAGTGAATTTATAGGCATATCTACTTCATTAATTGCTCGTTTAACTAGTGTTATAACACTAACTCCTGATGCTCCTAAATCTGTAAATTGGTTTTTAAGTACTTGCATTGTTAAACCTGTATCATAAATGTCATCTATAATATAGACAAATTTATTCTCAACATCTAAAGATGAGGGAATAATAATTTCAGGTACTTCATGCTCTCTACCTTTGTATGATTTTACTCTAATAAAATCACATTGTGGGTCTAAAAGAGCTAGTTGATCTACTAGCTTAGAATAAAACATAAAACCACCATTTAGTACTCCAACTAATACAATTGGATTGTTTTCTTCTTTATGGCGATTAAGGATTTGAATACCGATTTCTTTAATTCGGTTTTCAATTTGGGATTTTTCAAATAATACTTTCATATAGATCTCTTATCATAGTTGCACCTGGGTAATGTCGAAGTTTGCCTTTATTAGCTAGAATAAGATGTGGGTAATAATCTACTTCATATTCTTCTTCTAGTTCTGTATTTTCATTAATTCGAATCAACCTAAGGTTAAGTTTAGTAGCTATTTTTTGAACCATTGGGTTTGCTACTTTACAACCACCGCACCAGTCAGCGTAGAAAAATAATATAACATTTTCTTTTTCTACTGTTTCTTTTAGTAATTTTTTATCCATATTATACTCTGTATTTCAGTAATTCTAATACACGATACTTTAATTCTTCAAATTCTATTTCAGTATGAGGAGCATTAAAACATTCAAATGTTACTGTTTCAACATCATCACCCATTATTGTTAATACATGATAATCATTTAATTTGTTACTTATATCTTCATAATTTTTTTTAAAAATATCTCTATCCATATTATTATCACTATATGGAAATCGTATTATAAAAATTGGTTTACTCATATTTGTTACTTTTAGAACTATTATTTACTCTTTTAGTCCATTTTAAATTTTCAGGTTTAGTAGTTTCTTCAGGAGTTAATCCTTCTTTAAAACATACACTTCTAGGTTTAACATGATCTAATGTTGGATAATTAGTATCTGTATAATGAAGTTTTAAGTTGTCTTTAATATATTCTCCATCAATATAATCAAATCCATCCCAATTTTCAAGCATTTTTTGTCTTATTTTTCTAGTTAAATAATCACATTTTTTCCAAAATTGTTTCCAATTATGACTAGTAATTATATTACCATTTTTCTTTCGAGTCTCTATACTTTTTTTCCAACTATCTTCACACCAGCTTTCTCTCATTTTAGATGCTAATTGAATATTTTCTTCTTTTAAATTATCCATTCTCCATTTTCCCTGGCATGTATTGGAGCAAAATTTGTGTTTATATTTATCACTAGGTGAATGTCTTACTTGTTCTCCACAATTTGAGCATGATGTATATGAGTAAATATTTTTAGCATTCCATTTAAGTTTACATTCTTTAGAACAGAATTTTTTATTTGAACCTTTAGATTTAAAATCTATTAAGCATTCTTTACATATTTGTTTGTACGGGAAATTCATATTTTATTATAAATATCCTAAAAAATATAAAAATATACTCTTTATTTAGGATCAAACACACCGTTGAACATCAAAAGCAATAATATGTTCTCTACCTGTAAAGTTGTATCCATTGTCTCTACAGAAATCCATTACCATAGGATAAACTCGAATTAATTCTTCTCTAGTATCACCAGGAGGCATAATCCATGTTTTACGTTTTGAAATATCCATTTCATGTCTAAACGCCTCTATCTCTTCCCATACTTCAGGCATCTCAATAGGATTACAAACAGGCTTAAAATGAAAATCATCATGATACTCAAGCATCTGTCTAATTGCTTCTTTATTAAGACGCAACTTATTATGTTGATCTATCATCTTTTGATCCACTTCTTTACCTTGAGGAGTAAGAATTCCAATCCTAGGATTGCTATTGCTAAACTTAGGAGACAAAGATACCAAGCCGATTGGATAGTCTGTTTCAATAAAATGGGAACCTTCAGTTTCTATTGTAATAAATATCCCACGTTGATATGCAAAATGAGTAAGTTCATTAACAAGATCAGGATGCATAGTTGGTGAACCACCTGTTAGCATCATTTCTCTTGCATGTGGGTATTTGTTATACATTTCAATTATATCATTGAATGTGTATTTGCCTTTTTCGGGGTGGATTGAGGTGTACCATGAGTCACACCATCCACCTTCTCCAAACCAACATCTGTGAGTACAACCTGTAGTTCTAATAACAATAGTAGGCATTCCGGCTCTACTGCCTTCACTTTGCACTGCGGGGTATAGTTCTACAATTGGTAGAGTTTTGTTATAATCAGTTATTCTTCCTGGTTTCATAGTTATAAATAAAATTAGTATTATATGTTGGGGTTGAAGTCCAGTAGTTATTCTCCATAACTAGCACTGTTTCTTTCATGTTCGTAAACTTCAACTTTGACAGCTTTAACTCTTCCATCTGTTTCTTTTTTTAGAAAATTATTAATAGTTGTATGAAGGTACTCAGCAAATCTTTCACAACCAGTAGCTGGTAATACTCGCAATTGAATAACACCGTCTATATGCATTTGTAAAAATTGGTTCATGTAAGGATCATCTTCAGCTATGATTGTTGTATGATCAAGTAACCAAGTAAAATAATCTTTAGGAGCCATGCCTGATATTTTATGTTTGGCACGTTTCATGCCTCCAAAATCAAATACCCAATTACGCTCATCTAAATCACCTTCAAACCATACTCGAAATGATACAGCATAACCATGTAAGAATCTACAATGAGTTCCTTCTGCTTTCCATTGACGGAAACAAGTACTGTATCCATCAAATAATTTTGTTGATTGAAATTTTCCCATATTATTTTATTTTACGATATCTTCATATGCTTGCCAAGTTACTATATCAGAAATTTGACCATTTTCATCTGTTTCTGTTTCACCAGTAGGCATAGCAAGCAAAACATTATAATTTTCATCTCGTCCAATAGCTATAAATCCAAAACCTTCACAGATCATAGGTACATAATGGTTTGGATCTAATTGGTTTGATACTTCTTCAATATCAAAATCCCAACCACCTTCAGGGTCATATTTTTCAGCCCATTGTTTACTAAATTCAGCCATAATTTAAAAAGTCTATTATTTGGTTATATGATTTTACACCTGTAAATCTACGAACTTCTTTTCCATTTTCTACTAACACCACTGTAGGAATGTTTCTTATTTGTGCTGATTCAATAACAGCTGGGTCAGCATAGTCAATATTAATTTTACAGATAGGTATTTGTTTGTTTACTTGGTCCATAATTGGGCCTAATGTTTCACATGGTTGGCACCAAGGTGCGCTATAATAAAATAATTGTTTACTCATACTAATTCCTCCAATATACCTAAAGCTTCACTACATACTAAAAATGTGACAGCAGCTGCTGGTTCTGTTAATATTAATAAATAACCTATAATTCGTAAAGCAGATTTAACAAAACTAATCCGCTGGTGTTTCTTCGGGTTTGGATGTTCCATTTTGTTCTTGATTTAATTTATTTAAATGTTCTTGAAGTGCATTAGTATAAAGTTTTTCATACGCACGTTGTGCTGTAGCAATATTTGTATTACGTTTTGCTACTCGTTTGTTGTGGGCTTTTTTCCCACCTCGTTTTTTAGATGTTGGCATGATTTTCTAATATTTGTTTAACATGATTTGTTACCATTCTCCAAGTTGTAGGACCTTCTTCATCAGCATATTCTACTGGGTCTGGTTTTCCTAGTTTCATAAATGCTTCAATACGTTCTACAGATGATGCTGATTTGTAATCTGAGTACCATTTAGAGCGAATTTCACCATTTACATCTGTCCAGGTCCAATTAATTGGTTTATAAGATGTATTAGTGCGCTTATATACTTCATTAAAGTCTAGTTTCAAGCATTCTATACATTTATCACCATCCTCTAAAATACCAAACTTATCAGTATCAAGATATGGAGTATAAATTTTTACTTTCTCACTTCCCCAATTGCCTGCTTTAAATGCTTCAAAATCAATATCTCGAAACTCTTGACGACAATCAGGATAAATAGCATGATCACCTGCATGAATACCCATTGCAATAGCACATTCAGTATTCTTTTGTTCAGCAATTGATAATGCTACTGCTTGAATAATTGAACTAAAAATCTTATTACGATTAGGAACTACTGTTGCCTTCATATTTTCTTCAGCATAGTGTCCTTCAGGTACTTCTTCACCTCCAGTTACTAATGCTGAATTTAATAGTTCAGATAGTCCTTTAAGTTCAATTACTTGATGTTTTACTAGTGGATAAATTTCATCAAATCCATTTGGAGCATGATCATGATGGAATAAACGACTTGGATTACCATTAATATACTTAACTAAATCTTTAGCACGTTCTAATTCAACATTATGTTTTTGCCCATAATCAAATGATAACGCTGTTACTTCATAGCCATTGGCAAGTAGATGAAGCAGCAATGTGGAGCTATCCATTCCTCCACTTAAGGATAATACTGCTTGTTTTTTCATATTAACAATATTTTTTATATAAGGTTTCTAATACTTGAATATCTTCATTACTCATTTGATAGAATTTATCAGATAGTTTATTACACATATTGATATGATCTTGTTCCATTGCTGTTACTCCAGATGCTTTATGGTTAAATACCTGTTTTGGAGTTAAATGACCATCTTCAATAAGTGCGTTAATAAGCTCTCTAATATCTCCTGAATCACATTCAGAAAGAAATTCATCAATTGAAATGTCTAATTCGGCGTCTGTAGAAAAATAAGGCATAACTTTTATTGTTTTTATTTATTAAAATAATTTTCAAGCCAATCTGAAGGATACAGCATTACTTCTCCTTCATACTTAGGGTTAGATACTTGTCGAGTTTGAATTTTTACTCCATCTCGAACAGCAGCCTCAGCTACTTGTTTTCCTAGTTGACCACCTGCGGCTCTGCCTAAATGATCATAAAGTGATTTATATTCCATTTATTGTTCTAAAATATTTAGTATTCATAATAACTTTTCCAAACTGTACTTTATCAATTTTACTATCTATAACATCATCAATTTTAGTTTTAGGTTTTTGATCTAAACCATATGGTTCATAAAGTGTACCTTCAATTGCTGCCATAATAGGATTTGATGTATCAATAGTAGTGATAAAAGGCATGTTTCTATAGTGAACAAATTCTTGTGGAATAGCACATCCTAGCAAGTGAACATTGTCTGTGTCTTTGATAATACCTTCTTTGTATAGTTTACTTATAACAGATACTCGTCCTACTGCTGTTGCTACAGCTGATGTTGGATGCGGAAAATGTTCTTTATAATAAGCGGCACCATATGAGAATGCTATTTTCTTATAACCTAATGTTTTATATTTAAAATAACATTCAGCTGCTTCTCTAATACTTTTAGCTTGAACAACAGCTACTTTAAGAATATTAGGAGGAAGAGCAATTCTAATCCATTCAGCAGCATTTTTAATTGATGCTTCCATATCTTCCCAAACATCAGGAACAATAAACTCATCTGGTTGTAATTCATTAATCCAATGCATTAAACGGTCAGTATCATAAGCATGACCTAATTCATGTAATGAATTATCCATAATGATATAACGATTATTTTCTTTAGCCCATTGAAAATACTTTTTGTATTCTTCATATTTGTCTAGCAAATGAGGTAGACAGTAGTCATAATCATTAAAACTTTTTGACATTTCTAATAATGCTAATGGAACTTCGTGAGATACTTTCATAACGATTTAATATAAATATTATTTTAATGTTTGCCAAACACACTTTTAAAAAGGAAGAGTATCAGTTTTTGCAGTACTTATCCAAGCATAGTACTGTCTGATTACTTCATCTGTGGTGCCAAATGCTCGTTTCTCAATAAACTCATCAACATCTGCTTTAGTACCACCAAATGTTTTGCGGAGACTGTTTTTTAGATTTTGCATACGTTCAAATTCATCACGCTGAAAATCTTGTCTGAGGTTTTTTAGGCGTTTGTTATAACTGGTTATAATTTCACGTTCTAATTCTTGTTTTACTGAGTGTGATTTGTCACTGTTGCGAAGAGCAGCTATTTCTTCAGCCATCCACCAATACTCATAGTTAATATACTTAGCATACGGTGAATATTCAAAGTCTCCATTTTTACATTTATTCCATATATGTTCTTTATCAGGCAAAAACTTATGAGTTGGATAACGCCTATGCCAATAAAAAACATTGAACTTTTTCATCTTTGGTGGTTTAGCAGGAGCTTTGATACCAAATGTAGGATTAAATTCTTGTAAAACTTCTTTAGCTGTAACCATATTGTTTTATATTAATTCTTCTGCAAATACTTCTTCAACTAGTTCTTCATATAAATCATCTAGTCCTTCTATTTCTCGGAACCGTTCAATATTAAAATTAGGTTCAACAGGTATACCATTTAGTTTAGCTGTTATAGGATTACGAACTTCTTCTAATAACACTCCAACTAAGTGTCCTAATTCAATAATTTCCCTAATCATGTAGTGATTACCTTTTTTAGGGCGATTAAGTATTTTTTCTAATTGTTCAGCATTGAACCGATCATCAACGCATTCTACTAGTGTGCCTATTTTCATTATTCAAAGATTATTTTTAATGTTTCATTTTTAACTTCACGAGGACCTAAGTCTGTGTTGAAGGTAACTCTAATAAAAATGTTAGCAGTATCGCCTACCATCTCATTATCAAAAAATATGTTTTGAGACGGAATATAAGTATACTTACTGTAAGAGCCAAACAAAGTTTCAGTGTAGGGACAATCCCAGCATATGTTGGGGCTTAATTGATACCCAGCTATATTATATGGAGCATAAGTATCAGCTAAATAAGTTATATCATATTCATGGTTACCTATAGGTATAGGATTTTGGAAATTATTATCACTAAACCAACCTAAATAAGAATACATAGGTGTAATAAAATGAATAGTGTCAATTAAAATCCAATAATCAGAGTCAAAGGCTGTTTCCACTAATGGTACATCATTAACTTCATATTGGGGATTCATTGGAGTCAAGTTGCCTCTAATAGTGAAATAATTGTATCCTAAAAATGGTACATGCCAGTATCCATCAGATTGTAATTCACCTGTGGAGATAGCAAATAATACTTCACATCCTCCTGTACATACTTCAGTTGGGGTTTCTTGTTCTTTAGAGCAAGAAATGAACATAACTGTTATAAACAACCATATTATCTTTCTCATAGCCTAAATATAACAAAAAAGGCTTGGAAATCCAAGCCTAATTTGAAAAATATGTATTTTTAATTATGATCTTTCACCATAGAATACGTTAAGAAGTGAAGATGTAGTAGTAGCGTTAACAGCTGTTACTGTGTATCCTGCACCATTAACGTGTAATGGAATCCATGTCCAGTCACCTGGGCGTAACACAACAGCTGAGCTAGCTGATGTATTTGATCCAGTAATGTTTAAAGTTATAGTCACAGGAGAAGTTGATGGAGAAGCAGCGTAAAAATATACTGTTTCTGAAGTATCAGCAGCTGTTGAAGGACCATAAAGAATAGTAGTAGATGAAGCAGAAACAATTCTGTATTGGTATTCAGCTGATCCACTAACTACTTCAGTGGCTGTTAAGCTAACAGAAGCAGGATTGGGAAATAATGTGGTTGATGATAAAACTGCTTGTGCGGTTAATGTTGGCATGGTATTTTAGGGTTTTATGATTGTTAGTGTTTAGTTATACATATTATTCTTTTAATAATAAATTATAGTTGTATCATCTTTTTTTTTATTTTGTAATTCTTCTATTAATTTATTCTTTTTCCAACTTGATATATTTTGAGACATTATGTCATTTATTTGTTCTTGAAGATTATCAGATTTAGATTCTTTTATTGGATTAGATTGGTTTTCTACAACTGCGGGTGAAGTATAAATCTCATATTCTTTAGGTGATGCTTCTGGTGTGGGTTTAGGTTTTAGTTGATTAAAAGCGATATTAGCTGCGATTACTAAACATATAGCTAAGGGGTCAAATACAAATATAATTACAAGTAAGAACCAATTTATAATTTGGTCCATAGGTTTACTTGTAAGTTTACTTATATATTTGAGAGGGCCTAACTCACCTGCTAATTCAGCTTTGGATTCAATTTCTAATATTTTCATATCTAAAGCAGTTATACTATCATTTGCTGCTACAATTTTATTATCAACTATTTCTTTGTTCTGTATAGCAGAATTTAATTGTGCTTCAAATGTTTTTCTATTAGCATTATTAGCTCGGGTGACTACTTGTCCTGTTTTAGCATCTACAGACTGAGTAGTACTACCAGTAGCTAAAGCACCTCGTAATTGGCTGATATCATTATCTAGTCTTTGTTTTTCAGTTGTATAATCTGTTTTAGATTGTTCAAAACGTTCTTTTTTAACTTTATACACTTGAGTCTCTTTATCTACAACACTTGCTTTACTAGCTGTTTCTTGATAAGCAGCACTTAAAAAACCATAGATACCAGCTGAAGTAATACCAATCAGTACTAATAATGCTATTGTTAGGTATGTTCTTAGCAATTTACCTAATTTATCCCAATATTGATATAATAAAGAAGCCATTACTAATTTAGCTGCTTCTAAACTAGAAGCCATAATAATTACTTCAGTACTTGCTCCAGCAAATAATTTAGATAAACCTGTTATAGAATAGAAAGCAGCGCTAGCACTTACGGCTAATGCTGACAATGCTATTAATATAGGGAATAATTTCTGTTTCATGGTAATAAATATTACCCTTCACAGCTGATACAATCTGCTAGACGTTGCAAATTATCTCCTCTTAAAACACTTTCAGTGCGTAAATAATATAATGTTTTAACTCCTTGTTTCCAAGCTTCTTTATGTACTTGACTGATCCACTTTGGTGCGTCATTGGGATCAAACGTGAGATTCAATGAAATTGCTTGGTCAACGTATTTTTGTCTAATGCCATTTTGTTTAACAATTTCTAACTGATTAATTTCTTTAAATGTTAAGAATACTTCTTTTTCCTCATCAGTTAAAATATAATCAGGTAGTCCTAAAACTGAACCTTGATCTTTTAAAATCTGATCCCAAACGCTATCAATGTTATATCCTTTTTTAGTAAGTAATTCTTCTAGAATTTTATTACGTTTAATAAATACACCTTTAGCTGTTTTCAAATTATAAACATTAGCAGGAATAGGTTCAATTGAAGGTGATACACCTCCTGAAATATGAGCATTTGATACTGTAGGTGCGGGTGCCATGTGGTGAGTATGTCTCAAACCTGTACCTTTACACCATTCTGGCTCACCATATAATTCTGCTTGAGCACGAGATGCTTTTAATACTTCTTTTTCAATAAAATCAAACATTATTCTTGTATAAGAATTTGCTTGAATACCTACAAATGGTAATCCCTTTTGTTGTAAGAAAGTATGCCAACCTAAAACACCAACTCCAATTGCTCTACCTTTAGTAGCTGAGCGAACTGTGTTTTCCATGAATTTGATATTTTTAGCTCTATCGATAAATTCTTGAAGCACACCTTCCAAGAACCAACAAGCCAATTCAGGCAATGTCATTCCGTTTTCAAACTTATACTCATTCCATTCTTCCCAGCGAGCTAAGTTAAGTGATGATAAACAACAAATAAATGAGTGTAATTCATCTGTATAGAGAGCAATCTCAGTACAAATATTAGTCATTGATACTTTTAAATTGTTCTTTTTATATGCTTCAGGATTAGCATTGTTAATGTTATCCTCAAACATAATATAAGGTTCACCTGTCTCAAGACGTGTCTTAAGAATTTCACCCCAAATCTTTAATGATTTAGGATCTTTATTCTCAAGTTTATTCATAAACTCATCATCAATAACAACACATTGATGAAGATTTAAACATTGTCTGTTAACATCACCTTTTGGTCTACGAATTTGTAAAAATTCTTCAATGTCTGAGTGGTTAATGTTTAGGTTAACAGATGCTGCTCCTCTACGAACACTACCTTGATTAGTAGCTAAGATTGTAGAGTCATAAATTTTACACCACGGAACAACACCTTCTGATACTCCATTGTCTTTAATGGTTTTACCTCGTCCTCTAATGCGAGATACACCAATACCAACACCTCCACCTTGAGACGATAATCTCATTAGTTCTGAGTTAGCATCAGCAATACCTTCAATGCTATCACCTACATCAATACCAAAACATGAAATAGGCATTCCACGTTCAGTACCCATGTTTGATAATACAGGTGATGCTAAGCATAACCAGTTTTTAACCATCGCCTCATAAAAGAATGGTTGTAAATCTTTACGGCGTAAGCGACGAGCAGCAAACTTACTTACTCTTTTATATGCATCAAATACATCTTCATCAGGTAATAAATAACCTTTTGAAATCATACTTACTGCAATCTCATCCATCCATTCCGGATAGTGCTTTCCTTTAATCCAATTTGTTGAATCCACTTGTATACTCATTTTTTAATATTATAAATCATCCCAATCCGCTGTAGACTTAGCATAAGCTGTTACTCTACCCGCAAAGAAATCTTGATGTGTTTTACCTGATGTTAAATGTCCAAACCATTCAATTTGTTTTAAAAGGTTAGGATCAATATCATTATAAATTGCTTTATAACCTAATTCAATCATTTTTTCATTAGCACGGGCTTTAATAAAGTTTTTTAATTGTTCTTTATTTAAACCATCAATGCTTCCCATTTCAAATGCTTTATCAATAAAATCAAATTCAAGTTTTACTGATAAATGGCATGCTTCAATTATTTTTTCTCTTAATTCGTCAGTGTTTAGTTCTGGTTGTTCTTCAAGTAGTGTTCTAAATAACCAACAACCTGCTTTTGAATGTAGTGATTCATCTCTAACACTCCATTCAACAATCTGACCTGTACCTTTCATTAAGTTTCTTAATTGGAAACTCATTAACACAGCAAACGAAGAAAATAAATTTACACCCTCAGTAAACGCTGAAAATATGGCTAATGAAACTGCTCTATCTTCTGTTGTTTCACCGGGTGTTTCAATCAAGCGTTCGATTTTAGCCTTAGATGTTTCGTCTTCTAAAAATGCTTTAAAATCATCTAAACCTAATTCTTCATTTAATCGAGCATAAGCTTCAGCGTGGATGCTTTCAAAATCAGCAAATACACGAGCCATAGCTTGTATTTCGGGTTTCGGAAACCAAACTGATACTTTTGTTGACCAATAATCATTAACATGTACTTCTGTTTGAGCAAATGACTTTAATATGTTTCCAATTAAATTCTTTTCGGGTTCTGTTAATTTTAATTTCCAATCGTTCAAATCTGATGCGAGTGGGACTTCATCTGCTAACCAATGTGCTCTATGTTGGTCTTTGTAGAAATCAAATGCAGTTTGATATTCAAACGGCTTGTAGTAGTTCCTTGCGTCGGTGATCATATACTCCTAATATAATAAATTATTTGCTTAATTCAAAGAATTTTTGTTGAAGGACATCTCTATCTAAAGATGTGACGTCACTAAAACTATTGACTGGTTTTGATGGAGTATACTGATCTGGGTCATCATCGTAATTGTCAAAGATTTCCATGCGGCCTGTAGCTGTGTCAATCTTGGCACCGAATGTTAAACCATCCATGCCGTATCTATTTTTCATTATATGGAATCTACCTGTACCTTTCACTTTATCTTCTTTTTTACGTGAGAGAGAAATAGCCACATCCGTAATCATGATTTTGTCATAGCTACCTGCGGCTTTGTCACCCTCGATGATATCATCTTTGGCTCCAGCACGGTTAACTTGTGATACACTCCAAATTGGAACTTTCAACTCACGAGCTAAACCCTTTGTGCTTACATAAATATCATCTATCTCATCTTTCCTCTCACGATTGTTTTTCTTTGAACGAAGAAGATCTACATAGTCAATAATAATCAAATCTGGTTTGAAACCTTGATCAATACATTTTTGAACATGTGCTTCTAGTGTTGAGATAGATGCTTTACCTGGTGAATATTCTTTAACAACTAATTTGCCTGGTAACTCAGTAATAACAGATTCAACTTTATCTTTATATTTAGTAATTTCATTTACAGGTATACCTGTAAAGAAAGCATCATATCGTCTACCAACATAATCTTCACCTAATTCAAGTGTATAATGTACTACATTATAACCTAATTCAACAGCTATACCACCTAAAGCAATCAATGTCCATGATTTACCACCACCTGGGTTACCAAATATTAATCCAAAATCACCATTACCTAATCCACCTTGCATTAAATTGTTAAACATATCCCAAGGTGTAGGAATAGTAACACGATGCTCTTCTCTGTATCGCGTTTCAATATCTTTGCTGTATTCTAGTCCTAGATTTTTATCACCACCTGCTTTTAAAGCATTATCAACTAATCCTCTAATTGAGTCATAATCACCTGCTTTTAATAAATCTACAGATGTTAATAGTGCTTTTTTAAGCTGTTGGTTTTTACAGAAGTTAGAAAATTCTTCTTCTACATAAGCTAAATCCTCATCTGATGCTTTATAAGCTTCTTTAAGTTGTTCTTTAACTGATACTTGTAGTACTTCGTTTTCTAGTTTTTTAACTTCTACCTTAAGTATCTCCATACTAGGAACAGTATGGTATTTTTCATAATACTTTAAAATTTCACTAATAATCCATTTGTGGCCACTACTTTCAAAATATTCTTCACTTATGATATCATGTATATTAACTAGAAATTCTTTGTGTGTAAGTAAAGAAGATAAAACCTTAGTCTGGAAATGTGTTCCATACTGTGATAATGTACTTAATGTCATAACTTATTTTTATTTAAAACTACTTAATGTTGTAAATGTGCTTCTAATCCAAAAATCTACATTTTTTAATGTGTGTCCTAACCCATCTTCATTATACATCTTTAAAAACTCAGCTACCTTTATTTTCTCTGATGGTAATGTTGTAATGTTTTCTATATATCCTTTCTCTGTATTATCTACTAACGGGTTACTTAGATCCATTAACTTATAGTGTTTTTGTAACGTCTCGTAATCATATATAACCCTCGAGTATATAACATGCTCTTTATACTTCCCTTCACAAATATTATGCAAGTCATCTAAAGACATCTCTTCTTCTTGCAACTCTGGAAAGAATTTAAATAATTTTTTAGGTCCTAATCCTTTTAATCCAGGTACTTTATCTGAGTTGTCACCCATTAATGTCTTATATAAGATAAAGTTTTTAGCAGGCAGGCCAAATTTTTCTTTTACTAATTTGGGTGTGTAATATTCTTTAGCAATTGGACTGTAAACTGTAATGTTTTCATTCACTAATTGTAAAAAATCTTTATCTGCTGATACTATAGTACATTTAGAGTTGTGTTTAGTGGCTAAATAGTGGGATAAATAAGCTATAATGTCGTCTGCCTCAACTTTGTCGAGTGAGATAAGTTTGACGGGTAAACACTTTAGATAATGAATGAGTCTAGATATCTGATTTATCTTAGATTCATTTTCTTCATCTATGTCTTCAAATGTTGAGCTCCTATTAACTCGAGTTAAGTTTCTACCTGATTTGTATTCGGGGAGAAGGTTCTTCCTGTTTATGGTTGAACCAACTCCATCAAATACAATGTAAACTGATGTTGGGGTATTTTGGTTGATAAGAAAACTCAATGAACGTAAAAATCCTCCTAGTCCTCCAATATGGACACCATCTTGATTGACATAATTGATGACTGCAAAGTTACGTAAGAATAAATTCAAACCATCAATGATAAGAACTCTATCATGTTTGTTAAACGTTGCTTTTCCAGGTTCATTACCTGGCTGAATGTTATCTAATAACTTAAACAGATCTTTTTTATCCATATTATTCTTCGTCAATCAATGTAATGTTTTCTTTACTTTCTTCCCATTCTGATTTATCCTCAGTAAGACCAATACCATCAAGACTTCCTAAGATATGTACCCACTCATGGGCATGTTGTTTCTTATACTCATTAATATCTTTATTATCATCACTGATGAAACCATGAACTGTAGCTACTACTGTATTTTTAGTCTGTAGTCCAGTAACGTGATTTTTATCTACTGATACTTTAGTGCGAACTGCAAATTCTACTTCTTTACCATCCTTAGTTGCTTTTAATTTACTAGTACCACTATTAGTAATATTACCAAATGTAAGTACAATTGAAGCATCTAAAAACATTGTTTCACCATTTTTCATCTTCATTTTAGGTTGAGCAAAAATATTTTCAGCTGGTGCGATCCAGATCTTATTAATTGCTACCATTGAATTTGTAAATTGTGAATTTTCTTTACGTGATAATGGAAAACGTTGATTAATAAAATTTCCAAATTGTTGTGACATTGCACCCGCATTCCACATTGGATTGTTTTTATTTGCTTCAACACTCATTTTACAAGGTATAGACCCTATTGAATCCCAAAAGAAGCATAAATCATAAGGCAAATTACCTTTCTTTTGTTCATCTAATAAGTCAGCTATAAACTCTGCTACATCTTCAATAGTACCTAATGCACTTCTGTCATTATATAGGAAAAAACCTTTATAATCTACAATTTCACCTGTTGTTGTGTCAACAACATCTTCAACTTGAAAACCCATTTGTTTAGCGTGCTCCCAAGACCATTTCATCTCTGTAATAATGAACACAGGCAAAATGCCCATTTTCTGGGCATTAATTGCCAACTCAAGTAAAGCTGTTGTTTTACCTGTATTACTGTGTCCTCTTAAAAGATTAATATGACCTATGGCTGCACCTGGAAGTGAAGTTGAATCTTGTAATGCTTCTGAAAATGGAATCCATCTCTGTTCTTTAAACTTAACTGTACTGTTAAGCAATTTTTTCTCTTTGAATTTATCAAGGTTAAAATTAGCCTTAATTTCTTCAGAGACTGCTGTCATTAAAGATTCTTTCTTTTTAGCCATAATTTGTTATTAATTAATTTTTATTCTTCGTCTTCAAACAAAGCATCAAACTTGGCTGCTTTAGATGTTTTAGTAGGAGCTGTCTTCAAAGCGTAATTAGCTTTAGGAGCAGGAGCTTCATCCTCATCATCTTCCCAAGGTAAGTCTTTAGGAGCAGCTTTAGTTGCTTTTGCAGGTGCTGCTACTTCTTCTTCCTCAGTTTCAGCTTCAGGATTTAAAAACTTCTCTAATACGCTTTTAAGATCCTCAAATGTCATTTTCTTTTGAAGTTCAAGAACATTTGGTTGTTCAGATAACCAAGACTTAATTTCATTTTTATCAGTACCAAGCGGTGATGTTTTTGGTTTAACACGAATTGAGCACTTGATGCCTTGGCGACCACCAATATCACCAGTCACTGCTTCAACTGTGAAATCACGACCGTCATTGATGTCTGTAAAATCTCCATAATCCTCATCCTCAGCGATGCCAAGCAATTGCATATAGATTTCTTTACCAAATTCCCAAAGGCGAACACCTTTGTCTTCTTCACCACGTACAACTACAGGAGCAAAAACTCGCATTTTAGGATCTAATTTCTTAGCCAACTGCCAATTTTCTTTTTCACTTGTGTTGCGAAGCTGTTTAGCGAACTCAACAATAGGATCTTTTTCACCCCAGTTGGTCAAAGCATAAATAGGAAATTTAGAGAATCCGTAGTGTACAAACACTTCTTGAAATGGATTTTCTTTGTTGAGAGTTGAAGGTACAATTCGGATTTGATACTTACCTTCTTGTTTTGGTTTCCAATAGTACTTGGAATAGTCAATTTTTTCTTTTTTACCAGAGCTTGACGACTGCTGGAGAGAATTCAATCTCTGCTTAATAGCATTAATGTCCATAAAAATTTGGTTTTTAAATTGTTAATATAATATACTACTTATTTTTAATAAGGCCAAGCTAGCTTCTAAGAGCTTATAAACGGCCGTGTTTTAAGTATTCAGCGTTAACGTTAGTTACCAATAAATTACAACTCAACAATCTTATACACTTTTGTATTCAATTGTTTTAATTCATTATGTTGGGTTAATAAGATACAGTTTCTGTAATGCATCCAGTTGATTCTGTAAGACACATCCACTACACCACCATTTAGCTTCTTAATTAGTTCATTAAGTGCGTTAATAGTGTATAGCGTGTTGGTTTCCTTTTTACGGTGAACCAATATAGTGTTTTCAGGAATTTCGTTTAAATTGGAGTAGTCTATGTTATATGTACAAACATATTCATCACTATTCTTAATCTGCAAAACAAATATTTTATTATACAGTACATCGTACTGACTTTTTATACTGTCTATAAGACTATCAATCTCATCTAATTCTGAAAATGTGCAAAATAGTTTATTACTCACATCATCAAAGTTTAAGTCTGTTATATCAAACCCATAAGGTTTATTATACATATGTTGTGAGTAAGCTAAGGTCATAGTAGTTGTATCCATACTTCATCTTGTATTTTAAGCCATAGTTAGTAAAAACAGAACATATATCTTCTAACAATTCTAATTCATCTTTGCTAATGTCAAATAAGAAAGCGTCGTAAGTATACAATACTAATTTAGTTTTATGACCTTTTATTATTGGTAATATATCTTGTAATATTAAAATATTTTGTGATGTTTCTAAATTTTGAACCCAATAGTTAAATAACTTTTGAGGACCCATATTAGGTAATTGATGATGATAAAACCTATGATTAGATATAGGACATTCAATATAACCCTCAGTATTGAACTGTTCCCATAAAGTATCTATTAATGTTTGGGTTTTAGAGAAAAATTCTAGATGTTTATAATCATGAAAAATACCTCCATATAATTGTTTAAAGGTAAGTTCTTTACTTGTTTTATAATCTACTCTATATAGTTGAGCCATATGATCATGTATTGACTCATCTCCAAAATCATAACCAATTTGTTTAGCAATTAGGGTTGGGTGGTAAGAATCAATATCAATATCAACAAATCTTCCATTAGCCGAAACAAATGCTTTTCTAGAACCATCTTTAGGTAACGCGGCAAAGTTAATACCATTGAAACTATTTGATGGTCTTTTAGTTGTAGTATCTACGTTGTACTGCGAGTATATTATATTGTTTTTTATTGAATAGAGGATATTATTTGGTGTGAAATAATCGTCTATAAGCGTTGTATTCACACTAATACCACTTGATTCTATTGTCTGGAATAGCTCTATTGCTTTGTTATAAAACTCAGATTGTGGTGTGAAGTTTACATGTTTAAAATATTCCTCACAACGCTCATAGTGTTTAGCAATAGGAATAAATTTATTTATATCATTTCGGTTTGGATATTGTCTGTGGTAATAATCATAGATAGGAAATGATAAATTTTCTGTATTGATAGGAGCATGTATTAAATTCTTTTTATTTAAAAAACACATGCTTGTTTTTTTATCTCTAACAAATACTTCTTTATAACTAGCTATAAACTTTTTTATTTGTTGGAATGGAATAGAAAATGCTTCATTATGTGAGATAGGAATAACATATCCTTTTTTATCACCTTCAGGTCTAATATAGACTAATGAAACATCATTTAAAACAGGATGTATTAGATCATGATTTAGAATAAGTTCAACAAAACATCTGCTAGTTTGCTGTTGAGCAAACTCCTCAAATTGATGTTGACTTTCTATTAAATAATACATAACCTTTATTTACCATAATATAACAAAAAATTATTTTAAGCCAAGTTAAGGATTAGCTTTATAATATTGAGTCCAATCTTCTTTTAAATATATGCTTAAACCTAAAACATTTTCTCTTTGTTCAACTAACTCAGTAACATTTTTATTAGTTTGAGCTACTTGATTCATATCACCTGTTAATACCCAAAATAAAGAAAACGGTCTATATAAACGCCAATATACACTTGGGTCTTGATTTTTATATTTTTCATATTCTTTTTTAGTTATTTCTATAAAAATAAGTTCATTACGTTTAACAATAAAATAACGGGTAAATTCTCCATTTTTATAATCTTGAGGAGTTGGGAATAATGATGGGGTAGATATAGATAAAGCTGAGGATAAGAAATTGTTTCCATCTGCGATAGGGACAGGTACAATTTCTCTAACATTATTATCATTTGGAGTTTTACCTGTGAATGTTTTTCCATTGTATAATTTATGGTAATACCCAACATATTGTGTTTTTGTTGAAAAAAACATATATTCTTTACCTTCTGTGTAAAGATTAGTTCTTATTTTATTTTTTGGTACATACATAATATTAAAAATCGTTTACAACATAAATCTTTTTAATCTTATTATCATATATCAATCTAGTTACATCTTGAGCTTTACTTTGATCTAGTTGAATAGTTCCATCTTTATTTCGAACACTAGATACAATTATACAACCTTCACTACTTTTTTCACTAGTACCACCATGTATTCTAACATGAGAAAAATCTAAATTACCTGGGCCTTCTAAGTCTACAGCGTTAGCTGAAGTACCTACTCTAGGTACTATTAATCCTCTTCCATCTCCAAAATCTACAGCTGCTTTCCTAATAAAATCTTTAGTGGTAGGAGTTAATGTTACATTATATCCAATGTCTGGGTTGGCAGGTATAGCTGTTTGTTTTTGTATTTTACTATCTCTAACTAAATCTTCTACAGTCACAGCTACTAATTGTTTTTTATAATATAAAGCACCATATGTTCTATTTCCAGTCATTCCTTCTCTAACTAATACTAAACCATCTTTATTTAAAACATTTTGAGTAGTTGGTTTCATTTGCGTAATTGATCTAACACTAGCATCACTTATAGGTAATATTACTCCAGCAGGTCCTGCTTGAGGATCATTAGGTGATGGTTGAGAGAGTGCTAATTCAGGTGGAGCATAAAAAGAAGGTTTGTTTAAAGCTGTAACTTTTGGGCCACTAAAACTATCTAAAGTTGTAGTCCAACCATTAGTATCTATTCTATGAGTTATTCCCTTAGTTAAAAATTTAATATTGTTTTTATAATTATCTGGGAGTAAAGTTTCATTAATAGTGTAAGACTCAAATAATCTAGGGCCACTCAAACCTAACATTGTTAATTGAAGATTAATAGGAATAAATCCTTGGCCTTGTATGCAGTTTTGTTGGGTAAAATAAGCTAACTCATATTTTAACATATCAACAACAGCTTGTCCATTATTTGATATTTCTTCTGAAGTGACAAATCCACTATTTATAGCATTATTAAGATCACCATATTTGATTAGATTATCAAGATATACTTGTTCTGGGGGTTTTGAGCCAGATTCTTGTTGGTTTTGCATATCAATAACACTACTTCTATCTGTTATAATACGATCTGTGTATCCCACATTCCATCTACTAAAAGCGGTGGCGTCTTCTCCTACAACATTTCCATTAGATTGAGCCCCAACTGAAATCATTGTAGCGTAATTATTGTTTAATTCACTTTTTAATGATACATTAGTTACAAAACTACCTAAAGTACTAGTTAATATATTAGCATTAAGTACTGTTGGGGTTATATTTTTACTAAAAAGTTTATCTCCATTTGGTAAGGTTGAGTTATCATTTATATAAAAAGTGTTTGATAACTCATCATATAAAATTCTATAATCATTTATATTACCTGTAGCATCTTGAATGCTTTGCATTAATTGTTCAAGGAAGGTATATATTGATATTTTACCATTTTCATCAATGTTACCTGATAGTAAGGATGAGATATGATCTAAATTAACATGTATGTGCATGAATTTACCTAAAAAAGCATAATCATTTCCTTCTACTCTAAAATAAGGTCCTATCCCAGAAGTATTATTAGCACTATTTTGAGCTTTTACCTGTCCTGTTTCTTCATCTTTAACTAATACCTTATTGTTTTCACTCAATGATGTGTTATCTAAATAAAATGTAGGTATTGTTTCTCCATTAAAATATGTTCTCACATTACCATCTTTTAATATAACTTTTACTCCAGTAACGCGTGTTACATTTTGATCAGCAGCATCAGTTTGTTCTTTAGTTATAGTTTCATAATCAGTTATAATTTGACTTTCTTTAAATGAAGGATCATCTCCAGTGACTGTCTCTGATGGGGATTGTTCTAAATAATAATTATTTAATCCAAATACTTCTTCTTCTTTTCGTTGAAAAGATATTTTAGTATAAACTGTTGAAACTTTAGCTTGAGCATTTGAATCATTATTTGAAGTATTTGCTGTTTCAGAAGCAGTTAATATACAAATGCGAGGATCAGTACTTATTTGTCTTGGTAAAGTTAAACATATGTTAGTATCATAATTATGGTCTATATAAAATAAAGGTCTATAAACATTATTGTCTTTTCTTGATACATCATATTTTAATAAAAAAGATTCAATAATTCTTAATAATGTACCTAATTTTATATAATAAAAATACCCACCAGTGCCATCTTCTTTTGTTGTTAACTCAGGATATATTAATTTTATACCTTCCTGGTATGTTAGAATACTATTAACTGCAAAAGCATTTTCTTCAGGATCTTTATAATTAACTCCTCCTAAATCATATTTAGAATGTTCTTTTGTTATTCTAACAATTTCTTCAGCTGATAGGCTAGATCTCCCACCCATATTAGGGCCATCTAAATATCCTTGAATGTCTAGTTCTGTTTTTATAGCGAACAATATCTGATGTATAGTAGATTTGTTTTTATTAGCTATAACAGGAGGCTGTGGGGTTTCAGGTTTAGTTGTATTGACTACTTCATTTTGAGGTTGAGGATAATTAACATTTAATTTTAATGATTCTATAGTATCACCTAAAGATATTAACTCTAAAGTTATATCATATCCTCCATTTGGTTTTAAGTTCCAATTAAAATTTCTAACCCATCCAAAAAACCCATCATAGTTTCCACAAGATTGAATCCTAGCATTTTCTAAAGTGTCTATTATACTATCTTGGTTATGACTACCATTTAAAAATCCATGGTATGGATAATCTTGCCCCCCGGCATTTTGTAAATTACCATTATTATCAAAAAAAACAGTATGACCCCACTCTAAAAGCATACTATATTTTAATCTTAAATATAAAGCTTCTATAACTTTAAATTGAGGTAAATTATGACATTCTATTTGGACTGTAGCTGTTCTTAAAGTACCTTTATCATTCATTGGTTTTACTTCAGCTGAAATAATACCTGGAGGGGGTACTAAACCGTATTCTGAAGTGGATAAAAAGCCATAAGATGAATTTATACCTTCATTCACTCCAGATGTGAAAGCATTATTAAAACGAGCTGAGAATAAAGTGTATTTTTTAGCTAGATTAGCTCCAGTTTCAGCTATACCTAAACTAGCTGCTCTTTCAGATGATACATCAACCCCAGAAGATAATCTAAGCCATGATGTGTTGTTATTAATAAATTTTAAAACATTAGGATCATATCTATTAGACTTAGCTAATTTCTGCTGTCTTATATTAATCTGATTAGCAACATAATCTTTAAAACTTTCTCCAAAAATATTTCCTCCAGGCATAACATAATTTATTGGTTAAGAGCATAATAACTTGATAGTACATTAGCGTAGTTAATCGGTATTCTGATTTGAGTCTCTAGCGGGGGGTATAATGAATTTTGAGGTAAATCTTCATTAGCAATAGATATAATCCACCATAAAGAAGAATCACCATAATACTGGTTAGCTAATATATCAAATCTATCACCTTCAACTGTCACTACATAAATATCATCAGAAGATAATGGAATTTGAGGGTATGTGTTATTTTTGTAATAACTTCTACCTAGTGAATTTCTAACTACAGGTATGTTTTGATATCTATTCATTTCTAATGTATTGAAATATTAGTTTAGAACTTTTATTATATTATACAGTTTTTTCACCTCCAACACCTGTTCCAATTTGTGGAGATAAGGATACTTGTCTAATGAAGTCTTTTCCAAATTGTGGAGTAAAATTATGAAGTGGAGTGAAACTTAAATCAACTTCTATCATACGAGGAACTTGTCCTACATTTAAATTTCCATCAGCTGAAGTGAATAAACTATTATCTTCTTTTCTATTTATATCCCAACCTGCTTCAAAAGAAGGTTTTAATGATATGTTTTTTATTATACTAGGCATACTATTGATATAATCACCTACTGTTATATTAATAAAATTACCTCTCATATATCCAGCATCTGAGTAATCTGGGGCTGTGGCGCCTGCTAAGTAATTTAATTTGTTATATAATGGTATCATCTCAGCTCTTGAGTGAGCGTATATAGTAAATGATAATGACATATCTCTAGAGAATCCACTGTATCTATAGAAATTTTCACCTCTACCTACATATTTGTAGTCTTGCCATGTTGATTGGAAACTGTCACTTAAGTTATTAATGTATGCTCTAAAAAATAAAAAGAAATTATCAGTAGAGCTATCATTGTTATTTATTTCAAAGAAAAATTTAGTTATATCAACATTAGGTAATGATATATTATCTAGAGATGCTGTTGAGGAATTTACAATATCTGTCTCATTAATTCTATCAGATTTTATAGTATCATTAGATAATCTAGTTCTAGAATTTTTATATACTGTAGGCATTGCCTTATAAGTATCTTCTCTATTAAATATTTCAATATCAGGGTATGGAGGAGGTACAGGTTCACCGTTTTTTTTAATATTATAACTAGGATGTAAAAAAGCTAATGTAGTAGTAATACTTGAAGTAGTATTATTATTAGAAGAAGTAGGATTATAAATCTTTTCTACACTAATAGTTTTAGGAACTAAATAATCTGGTTTGGTAGGGTCAGTATTATTAGTGTATTCTATTTTAGTGGTGGCTTCTTCTCTAAATTCAGGAAATCTTATAGGGCTAGTAGCACTATTTCTTTCTACAATCTCTTTTGGTTCAGTAGATAATAATCTAAATCCTCCTCCTTCACCTAATTTATCTTTGTATATATCAAAATAATTTTGGCTGGCCCCAACAGACATTATTTGGTCAATATTGTAATTGTTGGTAGGAGCAACATTCCCTTTTTCTCCTTTAGGAGTCAAATAACCAGGTTTACTAGGATCAGTAGAAACATAGTTAATAGAAACCCCAGTATTACCTAAAGGTTTATTATATATAGTGGTAGTATCTCTATTTAAAATATTAGAAATATTATCATTATATAATTGTCTAAATAAATACCCATCATCAACTCCATTCTCACTAGCATATACTTGGTACTCAAATGAAGCTCCAGGATTTTTATAAGAAGGATTATATATCCAAGTAGGTATTTTATGTGATAAAAAATTCTGGCCTTCTAGGGCAGATACATTATTAGGATTATTATATATTTCAGCGGTTCTAGCCTCACCATCTTCATAAACATCTTTAAGTTTAATGGTTGGGTTTTGAATTCTGATGTTAGTTGAACCTAAACCTAAAACAGCATTAGGACCACCTGAGTAAGATAATAAAGTGGTTGGATTAAGAGTAGTTATTCCAAATGGGTTAATAGCTAAACCACCTAAAGACTGGTTAGCTATTTTAGCTGTATAAGCTATGGTTAATCTATTTTCAATTTCTCCATTTGGTAAAGTTTGAAATGTAGGATATTCACCTATACCTCTAGTAGTAAAATAATACCCTTCAGTTCCTCCAGCGAAATAACTTAATGGTGATAATGGATCTAAACCTTGTTTATTAAAGTGTGATCCAACAGCTAAAGCTCCAACTTGAGAAATAGTTGAAGTAGGTAAATAAATTCTATTAGTGTTAACTAATTTAGGATTTTGTCTTTCTAAAGCTATCTGCTTAGTAGTAAATAATAACCCATTTACAGATTGTGTATCTGAAAACCATTTAGTTAATCGGCTAATATCTGTTAAAGAAGCCTTTAACGCTCCCTGTCTCAATAAAAAGTCAGGACCATTAGCTGTTAAACCGTCAGGTATAGGAGTGACAATATAGGGTTGGTTACTTGAACCACCTCCTGGTCTGTCATTCCCATACTTTAACGATTTTAGATCGGTTTTTAGATTAACTAAACCCATTTAATTATCTTGGGGGATTATCCAAATATCCTTTTGGAGTTATACCTTTATATCCAGATAAAATTGAGTTTGATGATTCTAATGGATCAGGAAAAACAGCAGGTGGTGGAGTATTACCATCAAAAGCGGTTAATAATGATCCCTCTGTTTCTAATCGGTTTACAATTCCTTTGTACTCTGCCATGTTATTATTGATTTTAAGGGTTTATTATAAATATTATATTTTATGAAACTGATGAGTATGTTCTAACTTGTTCTCTACTAACATTAGGAGTTATTTTTTTAGCTATAACTTCACCATCTACAGCTAATTGCACACTTGTATCTTTAGCTTGGATAGCTTTTAATACACTTACAGCTTCTTTTAATATAGTTACAACATTAGTATTATCTATATTAGATGATGTATTGTTAATAGAGGTTGATGATTGATTAACATTGTTAATATTTGAAGGAGACATCATCTGAGTTTCAGGCATATTTTCTGAAGTTTCAGATGGAGTAAATACTGAAGAAACAAATGATGAAGCTTTATCAAATAAATTACTAACTCCTGTTACTGCTGTATTGATAACTTTTTCCATAGGTGTATCTTCAAACTCATCATGCAAATCTATTAATTTAGCAATAGTTTTTTCTATATTTGATGTATCACCTATATTAGCAGTTGCTATAGTAAAACTAGCTAAAGATTCACTTAATTTATTAATAGCATCAGCTAATGTTAATATTTTACTTGAATCTATAGAAGCTAAATGATTGAATTTTTCAACTATATCTCCACCAAATAATTTACCTACACTACCTAATATACCTCCAACTAAACCTCCACCTCCTAAAGCTACTAAACCTGCTCCTATACTTGCTAAAGCGGGTCCTATAGCGAATAATTTAATAGGATCAACTTCACCTAAAGTTTTAAATAGATTTGATAATCCATCAAATGCTGATGTAATTACACTGGCTATTCCTGAAAATGTTTTTGATATAACGTTACCAAATACTTCAATTATTGGAGTAAATTTTTCTAAAGCAGGAGCCATTAGGTTTAAAGCATAAGCAAATGGTATTAATGAAGCTCCTAAAGCTGCTATCGCTGCTGCTCCTACAAAAAGCAATCCAGATTCACCTAAAGCACCAAATGCAGCCCCTGCTACTCCTAATCCAACTAATGCAGCTCCTGCTTTACCCATATCTTCCCAATCTATATCAGCAAACATTTTAAAAGCAATGGCTGCTGGGATTAAAGATGCTCCTAACGCTGCTAAAGCAGCAGCACCTAAAAATACTTTACCAGTACCTAATCTTTCAATACCTTTTGCAAATGATGTAAGACCTTTTTCAACTAATGGACCTATAGTTCCTAAAGCAGCAGCCGCTATCATGCCTGGAAGAGCAGCAACTAAAGCTACTCCAGCGGCTGTTAAAGCTAATGCTCCTAAAGCTACTTTACCTTTAGCCATAGCTTCAATACCTTTAGCTAAACCTTCTAATGAGGTTTTTAATTTTTTACCATCAAGTTTTTCAATAGCTTTAGCACCTAAAAAACCAGGAAGCATAGCTATTAAACCAACGGATACTGGGATAAGGTTTAATGCTCCGAATAATACTTCTTTAGTGCCAAAGGCTGCTATACCTTTAGCTATATTTTTCATTCTATCAGCAAAGTTTTTAGCTTTATCTCCACCTTTAGTGCTATCAGATACTTTATCAGCTTTATCTTTAGCTTTATTTGCTAAGTTACCTGCTTTATCCGCTGCTCCTCCTGCTACGTCTTTGTTTGATGCTCTAATCTTTTCTAGAGCTTCTTTAGAAGTCATACCAGGGGATTGCTTTTTCATTTCCGCAACTTTCGAAGCTAGGTCTTTAGCTTTTGATTTACCTGAAATTTTATCTTTAACAGATGTAAATGCGTCTTTAAATGCTCCTCCAATTCCTTTTTCTTTGATTTCGGAAAACATTGATTTAAGTCCACCACTTAATGAGGAAAGTCCTTCTTTAGCTGCTTTAAAAGGATAAACTAAGCCTTTAAGTAATGATTTACCTATATCACCTGATAGTAATTTAAGTACTGCAAAACCACCTATAAGAGCAGGAAGCATACCAAAGGTAGCTTTATTTAAAAGATTTACAATTGAACCTATTCCACTAGCTATCCAACCAACAAATTTGAAAACAGGGGTTAAAGCGTTAACTATATCTAATATAGGTTGAGCCATGGATACAAAAATATCCATGACTTTTTGGGCTGTGGCTTGGAATTTTTCTTGTATTGATTGGGATTCATATTGTTGGGCTAATTCATCGTTTCCTAGACGTTTTTTAGCTTCTTCCATTCCAACTTCTTTAACTAAATTATCAAAACGTTCTTTAGCTGTTTTACCTTCAACATCAGATAAAGCGGCTAATGCTTCTCTATCCATTAACGATTGAGCCAACTCATCTCTCTCCATACCAGCAGCTTTAGCTAATGCTTCTTGTTGGATGCGGTTCATTTTAGCAAAATCAGCGGAAGTACCTACCTGTTTAGCTATTTCTTCAGCTGCCCCTGCTACATCATTATTTAAAGCTAATAATCTTGCTTTTTCAAAATTTAAAGCTTTACCGGTTAACATTTCAGCTTCCATTTCAGAAGAAATAGAAGACTCAAATTGTAATAACCCATCAGCCATTTTTTCAGCTTGTTCTATACTTAAACCAAGAGCTTTAGTTTTAACAACAGCTTCAGCCATTTTATCAGCGCTACCACCTAATGATAATTTTAAGGAGGCTGACATTTTGTTTACTTCTTTAAGAACTTCTTTTTCATTTATAACTAATTTGTTTCTAGAGGCATATGCTTTAGCAGCTCCTAGTATTTGTGTTGTATTATCTTTTAATGTTTTACCTTGTGCTAGAGATAATTTTTGAATATTCATTACCTCATCATACTGATAGCCAGCTTGTTCTACCATTTCAGTCATGGTAACTAAATCTTCTTGATTTAGCATAGCGGTAGAACCAACAGCTGCTGCAACAGCCATTTGAGTTTTTTGTAGTTTTTCAGTTGTAACATTAATGTTACTTGTGGAGTTAGCTACTTCATTTAATTCTTGTCGCATTTTGGAAGCTTCTCTGTAGCTTGTACCAAAATTTTTAGCTAATTCTCCTGTTGCTTGGTCTGATGCTTTTAAAGTACTAATTAATGCTCCTACTGCTGCTACAGCTAAAGATACAGGGTCAGTTAGATTTTTAAGCAAAGACGCTCCCATTGAAGAAATACCTTTCTTCAATACAGCTAACTTACCATTTATACCATCATATTGAGCATTTTGAGCTTTAAGAGCATTTAATTGTTTATACTTTTCAGCTAAAACTTCAGGTGAAAGTTGACCTTTACCTCCTGCTCTAGCTTTCATCTCATCCTTAATTTCTTTTTCTAAAATTAATTGCTCTTCACGATCTTTAAGAATTTTCTTAGAAAATTCATCCATTTCGTTTTTAGCTTCACTAATACCTAAAGCACCAGCTAATCTACCTAATCCTAAACCATTTAAAGCTGTGTCTAAACTTGCTACAACCGCACCACCTAATCCTAATAATTTATTCTGTTGTTCTAATTTACTATTAAGATCTGCTATAGAGGCATTTAATACATTGTAAAAACCATCTTGATCTTTTAATGCTCCACTAATTTCACCTTGAGTGTCTCTATTCTTTTCTAGTTTTTCACTAATAGATTCAAGCTCTTTATCTACTTTATTGTATTGTTTTTCAAGTTCTTTTAACTCTCTGTTATTTTTAATATCTATCCCCTGTCTCTGTAGAGCTGCTTTTTTAAGGTCGTACTGGAGTAGTAATTGATCTTGTAGGAGTTTTTTGTTTTGTTCAGCTAATTTTAAATCTTTTTCTTCAGCTTTTAAAACTTTATCAGCATTTTCAAGATCTAATTTTTGAATTTTTGATTTTTCTTGAAGTTTAGATATATCTTTTTCATTATAATCAACTATACCTTTTTGGTATCGCTGGATGTCTTCAGCTAGTCTAGCTGTTTTATTATAGATAGAGGCTACTGTTTTTACACCAGATTGAGTACCTTTAATTTCATCAGAAAGTCTTTTAAATGCTTCACGAGCATCTGAAATGCTATCTCTAAAAGAGCCATTTTCTACTCTTAATTCTGTTAATAGTTTTTTAGCTGCTGGACCTGATTTGATTAAGTTATCAAACTCAACATCAGTCATTTCTTCCTTAAGAAGTCTTATAAGGGCTCTTAATTCTTGTATTTCCGCTTTTGATAACTTAGATTCTTCAGCCATGTTGTGATAAAGTATATATTATAAATATTAATACTTTGGAGCTTTATTGGCTAATTTACCTTTAAAATGGTCTGGGAGTTGGATTTTACCATCTTTGATAGCTTTAGTTTGAGATGCTAGATCACCATTTCCATCTCCATTTTTCTCATCATAATGTTCTTTCATTTTATGGAAAGTGAACTTACGAAGCCAAATAGGCATGTTATAGACTGTTTCCCAGTCATAACCGCCTTGGCCATGAAAAACTATCTCATGTATTTGAGTAAAAAGATTAACTCGATGTTGTTTAGCTAGATCAGAGGTCAGGCCAAAAAAAGCTAAGTCCAACTGGAATGTTAACTTTTGTGTCGCTCCCGTCGGGAAAAAAGGTCAGATCAACATCTGGTTGTACCTCCTTTATGTACTCTCTGAAGGCTCTAGAGTCACGAGCTAAGAAATGATTATCAACAAATTCCCTAATTGCTTTAGGTTCTGTATTACCTTCAATTGAGGTAATCATATATTTTAAACGAGTTGATAATTCAGGTACATTATTTTTATTGATTTTCTTTAAACCTTCTAACTCAGCATTGATTTTTTTCTCATCATGGCCTGTTAAAAGTTTAAAGGTAATTTTAGTACCTGTTGAAGGAAGTGTATATTCAAATTCATTTACACCTTTAGTATATAAATGATCAAGAATAACTTTATTTTCTACAGTTGATAGATCAATTGTTTGTTCTTCTCCACCGTATGTAAACTTATAATCTTTACCGTAACCTAAAATACGAGCAGCTACTAGTAAAGCATTTTTATCACCCACAATTAAATCTTCATATTTTATATCTGGAGTAACAATAAGAGACTTGATTAGTTCATCTAATACTGTTCCTTTTTGAATGTAGGATTGGTTAGTTAAGATATCTTCTTCTTTAGCGGTCATATATTTCATTTCAATTTTACCGCTTGAGAGAGGACTTGTTTCTGGGTAGACTAAGCCTTTTGAAGGCAATTCAACCATTTCTGTTGGCATACTAAACTTATTTTCCATAGATAATTTTTGTTATAACATTTTATTTGTTGTATATAAATATATAAAGAAAAAAGAAGCTCGCAAAAAATGCGAGCTCTTTTTATAGTTATTGGGTTTAACTTTTAGTAGTTTAACACGGCGTAGTCAATTGCTAATGTCATTGTGATGTTTATAGCGGTATTTTCAGTATCCCAGTTATATTCACCAAAGTTAGCATCTTTTACAAATGCGCCTTTAAGTACCCATTCTGCTACCACGTCACCTACAGGACCAAGAGCATTGATAACTAAATCCTTCTTATAGAAGTCTGAGTATCCATCTCTACCTGTTACTGATTCGTGTGATAAGCGAACCCATTCCATGATTGTTTGAGCACCTGATGGTGAAATCGGATCATGAAGTGTCATAGTAACATCACCCCAAACTGTTTTACCTTTTACTTTACGTAAAACGTTAATGTGGTTTAATATTACTTCACCTTGAGTTAAGTTCACTGCACTTACTCCTTTAATCATCCATGTTGGTATTCCATCAGCGTACAGGATAAATCGGTTAGCCTGTTTTGGTTCAAACGCTGTAAAAAACATTTCATTTGCGTCTATAATTGCCATTTTCTTTTAGTTTTTATTTGTTAATAAATATTTAAACAGTTAACTTTTTATTATGGGAAAACAGCACCTGTTGGAGTAAGGGTGAAGTTCAAGTAAATAAATTCAGCTGTCTTGGTTGGTTGTAAGTAAATTTGACCTACTAACTCGTTTCTGTCAATTACAGCGGCGTTGTTAATAGAGTCATCCATTACTACTTTAAACGCATACAAACCTTGTCTTTGCTGAACTGATTCAAGATATGGGTTTACTTGAGCTAAGAAACCGTTTCTTGTAGCAGCGTTGTTCTGTTGGAATACTAATCCATTAGCAATTTGACCAATATATCTCTTAAGAGCAATCATCAAACGACGAACGTTGATACGATCAAGAGCAGAAGCTTTAGTTTGTAAGGTTTTCTGACCGTATACTACAACACCTTGTCCTGGGAATGTAGCGATTGGGTTAACTTTACCTTGATATAAGTTATCACGAGTGTTTTGAGATAATTTAGAAGCAGCTCTAATTACAGTGCTTAATCCACCTCTGTTGATACCTGCTGGAGCGAACCATGGCTCAGCTACACTATCATTATAAGCATAAACACCTGGGATCATTACTGAAGCTGGAACCCAAACATATTGGTTAGTGGCTGGATCAAGTGTTTGTAACCATGGGTAATAAGCGGCACCATATGATGAATCAATATCAATAGCTGTTTCAATAACTTGGCTAGCTGAAGCACTATAATCACCTAAATCCATTACGTAAACACTATCGCCTCTGTTTTCAGTATTAGTAAGAGCTAAACTCATTGTATCTTCATGGTCTGTGTAATTTAGACCAGGAGTTATTAATACATTAAATTGATAGTCATTAGCACTAGCTAGTAAGTTAATAGAAGCTGTATAAGCACTAGCGCTTACACCTTGAATATTATCAACAGTGATATCATTATAGAACTTAGCACCTGCTACTAATTGTCCTACAGCACTACCAAATGAACCAGTACCATTAAGACCTGTAGTTACTGGGATAGAAGATGTGTAAGCTGAATTAGCAACACCACCTACTAAGTATTGAGGGGTTGGTTTATTAACTGTACCTACTCTTACATATCTTGATTTGTTAGGATAAGTACCCGTAATTTGCAATGTAGCTTCACCATCTAAAGTTGTTTGAGTGAATTTATAGTCACCAATTCTTCTAGCTACATAATTTTCAGATAATGGATCTAATGATAATCCAGTATATGTTTCTAAAATAGCTGGGTTTCTGTTATCATCATCTCCTCTGCGAATATATAGGTTAAACGTACCAGAAGCAGTATTTGGAGCTACAATTTGGAAACGAACACTATGAATTGAAGCTGTTGCTAATGCTCCATTAGCATCCATACTACCTGTAGCATTCATATTAGCACCTTGAGAAATAGTTTCCAAAGTAAATGCTATATCAGAAGTTGATGAACCACTACCATAAACTGAAGCTGTAGCTGAAGTGTAAGAACCAGATACTACACGAGTCACTAATAATGTTTCACCTCCGTTTTGGAAGTAATTGTAAGCTGCTATAGAAGTGAAATATGAAAATGATCCAGTACCGGCTATAACTTCAGTTTCACCAAAATAACTAGTGAAATCAGTATAAGATGTAACAGTTACAGGAATACCAACAGGGCCTTTAACAGTTGGGCCTATGATAGCAGCACCAATCTGTGGTGGTTGTTCTGCTATAAATGAGGTATCTATCTCTCTAGATAAAACACCGGGGGATAATAAAATTTCTGCCATGTTATTTGTTTAATTAAATTGTTTTTTAATTGGGGTTTGATGATAAATATCCTAAAGTGATTCGAAAAACTAGGCGCTTACAAATTCTCCTTTCTCCAAATTGATAGTACCATCACCATATTTTGCTTGTAACTGTTTTCCTAAAACTTCTTCTTTTTGTTTTAGTTTTTCGTATTCAAGTTTTAGTTTCTGTTTAGTAGATTCTAATTCTTGGAATTGGATTTCAATAGTACCAAATTTATCTACTAAAGAATATCGTTCTTGTTGAACTGCTTTTAATTGTGTAATCTCTTCTTGGGTTAAAACTTTTGTTTCCATTTTCATAATTTATTATAAATATTTAAGGATTTCCTGGAAAATCTGGGGGTGTCTTTCCTAGTGGGCGGTAAAAAATATCTTCTGATGCTTCATACCAATCACCAACACCAGGCATATATGTAGTGTCTTCTTTTAAAGAATCATAAGGATATGGATAATTCCAGGACGTCACACCATCCCATATAACATAATCAATAACATAGTTATCTTTTATTACAAACCAATATCGTTTTTCCATTTGTTAAAAATTATTTTTTTATTAATAATATTCTATTATAGCTAAATAACCATCCCCACCACGTCCTCCATTTCCAGCTGCCAATGAACCAGTATTACAAGCTCCACCACCTCCACCTCCTGCTCCAATTGTACCTCCATTTCCTCCCTTGCCTCCTCCAATAGTACCACTTAAATTTCCTCCAGCACCACCACCTCCACCACTTCCAAATCCATAAGATGATGTGATATTACTACTACCAGAAGTAAAAAATAAAGTCATAATGTCTAATACATCATTGACTCCATCAGTACCTGCATTGCCTGTGCCTGTAGCTCCAGGAGCACTAGCATTTAAAACAGTATTATTAACAAATACTCCAGAACCAGATCCTCCACGGGTTAATGTTGTTGAGGTGGTAAAGCCACCTCCTCCTCCTGCACCCGCAGTACCACGTAGGCCATTTAAAGCATGTGTTGATACTAGTTCTATAGTAGAGCTTAAATTAGCATTAAATCCAACATAACTTTGTACATATCCTCCATTTACACTAAAACGAGCGTATGGTAAAGACGAGGGAAATGTTGACCCGATAACAGATACCCCCCCAGGTATAGATGCTCCATTATTAACACCACCTTGTCCTAAAATACCACCAGCAGCTCGAATCATTACAATACTACCACTAGTTAAACCAGTGATACCACCATTAACACCATTAGTACCACTTCCACCAGCTGCGTTTGTATTACCAGAGCCAGAATTACCACCACCTCCTATAGTTACATTATATTCAGGTCTAGTGAATGCTGAAGCGGGGTACATATAATTAACCATTATTCCCCCACTTCCTCCTCCTCCTCCAGGTGAATTAGCTGAAAGTGAGCTGAGTCGTTTAGAACCACCACCTCCTCCACCTCCGCCTCCAACTGCTAATAAACGTACATATTTTACATTAGCAGGTGGACTCCATATTGTGTTAGAAACATATTCTCTAATAAGAATATAACCCTTAGCATCAGTCAAATCGAAATTACCTAAAGAAGAAGTAAAGTAAATTTTACTACTACTAGCATATAAACTACCATAACCTACACCTTCTGGTGTAGCGAATGACATTGTAACTAAAAATGTAGTGTTTAGTAATTTAGACATATAAAAATATTCCTCTAATAATATTCAATTAATAAACATAATCCTGAAGATCCAGAACCTCCTGCTCCTGATGATGAGGGAAAGGATGCTGAGCCTAATCCAAATAGTAGGCCTCCACCTCCTCCTCCGGCTCCGTAGTATCCTCCATTTCCTCCATTACCTCCTTGTGTTGTTCCACTTCCTCCTCCAGATCCACCTGTACCTAAACCATATCCAAAATTTGATCCAGATAACAATAATAATGAGGTTAATACATTATTAACTCCATTTCCACCATTACCACCAACAGTCCCAGAAGATCCAGGAGTTGGACCCGGGTAACCACCAGCAATTACTGTAGAGTCTATTCCTGATCCTGTTCTTCCAGCGAACAATCCTACTACTGAATCTCTACCTCCCCCACTACCACCCGCTGCGCCACCTTGTCCATAAAATATAATTGAATTTCGTGTAACAGTAGAAACTAATGTTGAAACACCAAGAGGATCAAAAACATCTTGACTTCGATTAGTAGTAGCATTTGTCCCTCCAGCTGGGCCAGATGGGACTCCGGATATTATCCATGGTCCACTAGAAGGTACACAATTAATGGCTAATCCACCTGAAGCAAATGTTGTGCTTTGCCCACCTTGTCCTCCTTCAGCTACTACCAATGAACCAAATGATGTGTTTCCACCACGTGACCCGGTATTACTTGTTAATGCTGTTCCAGTACTAACCCGGGCGGCTCCAGGAGTGCCTCCTCTACCAACAGTGATAACATATGGAGAAGAGCTTAATTGTGAGGCTTCTAACCAAAGATATGCTATAGCACCCCCACCACCTCCTGTTGTTACTTGTTGATTATTAATAGCTATTGATCGACCACCACCACCACCACCTCCACCCCCAACACAACAAATTTCTAAAAATTTTAAACTAGGTGATTTACTCCAAGTGTAAGGAACATCTACTCCTGTGGTTGAACCAGTATATGATCTAGTAACAATATAACCATTAGAAGCAGCTAAATCAAATACTGTACCAGAAGAGTTTTCAAAATAAAAGCTACTACCACTGCCAAATAAAGCCCCAGTACCAGCACTAGGAGTACTTGGTGAAGCAGATTGAGTCACAAATTGTAAACTTTTTAATATTTTACTCATAACATATTAACTTAACCTAGCTTGTTCCCCATTAGGAAATTTTGCGTATAAATATCCATTAGTATTCATATATACTGTTACAAATCCAGGCTCTGGTGTTTCCATTGAGCTTGTGGATACAAATTGTATTTCAGTTAAAAACTTTGCCATTATTGTGATACATAAACTATATACTGTAATGATGTTGGTGGGTTAGCAAATACAATACTTGCTGTATTTTCATTAATTCTTCTTATATCAGGGTAAACTGTTTCACCATTACCTGTTACTCCATTTGAACTACTTTCATAGACTGTTATGTGTAAATTTCTTGTATTAAAACCATGATTGATATCCCAAGTTGTGAGTGCTCCATCTCCAATAACGGAAGAAGTTGAATTAAAAGTACTTGGACCTCCACCCCCAATGGCTGATGAAGCTGTATAAAATAATTGGCCTGTAACTGTGTCAATTGTCACAACATTAGTTTGAGCTACATTTGTTAAACCTTGAATACTAGCTGTGGGGGCATTAATATCAATAGTTTGTAAAGCTTGATTGACAGTAAGAATAGTATCACCAGCTGTAATTCCTCCCATTTCAACAACAACGCCTCCACCTCCAGTAGCTTCATCATATTGCATTCTAAATAACCTCTCACCTGATCCATCTCGACCTATTTCAAAATAATAACTTCCAGACACATTAAATATAGGTACTACCGCACTACTAGTTATAGTATAAGGAAAAGATATACCTCCACCAACAGCATCTGCTAGTGTGTATGTTAACAATCCGGATTGAGAATCATACACCACAACATGCTGTTGTGATTGTGATTGCATCATAGGTAAAAACACAGACCCAGTATAATAATCAGAAGTAACATCTAATATTGGGTAGCCAGAAATGTCTGTGACTGTGAATATAGAACCAGAAAAAGTATCATTTACTGTTAATAGATTACCTTGAGAACCATATACTTGAGCTATAGTTGAACCAGATCCTATTACAGTCAACTGGTTTCCATTTGAACTTGTAATAAAGATTTTAGAGGCTGTTATAAAACCAGTTAAATCTATAGCTCCAGATACTATAGCGTTTAATGATCCTGTCATTAAAACAGAACCAGAAAATGTTGATGTACCAATTGATGTTAATGAACCAGTTATAGAAGCAGATCCAGTAACACCTACAGATCCAGTTACTTGTAACGATCCAGTCACATTGGAATTTCCTTGGGAGAAATATCCATTTTTTATTACAAATTCATTTGCCATAATTTAAATCTTTTCCCTATCCAAGATTTGTTATTAATAAATATTAAATCTTCCTTTATGTGCGTTAAAGTTTTGAGTTACTTCTGCTTGGGTAAGTTCGCGATTGTAGACTTTTACAAGAGCTATATCCATATTTGTTAAAACAATACCACCATTAGTGTAAGCTCTTCCTGGGAATCCGAATGAGCTATTTGGTTGGTTAAGACTAAAGTAACTAGAGCCAAAGGTGTTAACTTGTTGGCTTAAAACTTGAGATTGTCCATTAATGTATATTTTTTGATCATCTTCGGTTAGGGCTGTGTGTTCTGTGTCTATCATCACAAAACAATAGTGTTTCCAATTATCTAATAATCCTAGCTCAGTTACAGTATCAATTCCATATATATCAGTTGTTCCAGTAGTAAAACCTAAAAAATCATTAGCAGCTCTTATTTGTACACTATATGAGGATTGGTCTCCAAAACCACAAAGCATTGTAGCACTGGTATCTCCAGGGAATGATGGTGGGTTATTAATTCGAGCCCACATATCAACAGTGACATAATATGTAGTGGATGTAATTTCATTAATGTTATCTATAAACACCCTTGAAGTATCGTTTTCTCCAGTAAAAGATGCATAACCATTTGCTACAGTAGGGGTAATATTTAAAAAACTACCTGTATTATTATATAGAGTTAAATCAATCCAGTCTGTGCCACTTCCAGGATATGATCTGGGGTTTAAAGCATCTAAATGTATTACTAATCCATCTGTTACTATTTTTCCACCTATTGAAATACTCATTTTGTTATATACTTTTTATTATTGTTTTTATTACTGCACCTGTAGATCCTGTCACTTGTAGTGAAGCAGAACCTGCTGTTAATGCTACTGAAAATATAAATTCAGAGGTTGATCCTATATCTGTTGTTGTTGTTTCTGTGTATCTTACTTCACTACCACTCCATATAGACATTATTTGTCCTGCTCTAGCATTTAATCCTGATATTAATGTATAATCAAAAAATGCTCCATCATATGAGGCTGTTTGTAAAGAATAAATAGTGTTAATACCACTTACAGTTGTAATTTTAGCTGTAGTGTATAAAGCATACGCTGAGGAAGTGCCTATTAAAGCTATACCATCAATGGATGAAGTGCCTAATGTTACTGTAGAACCAGTCACAATGACTTGATTTGCAGTATAATCAAAAATAAAGTTTTGTGATCCTGAAAATAATCCTCCACTATTAAATTGAATATAAGTATCAGAAGGAGCAGCATATGCGGCACTAGCAAAAGTAGCATATGAAGCAGTTCCAGCAAATTGGCTAGTGGTTGATCCTGTCCAGTTATTAAAGGAAGATGTTGTTAATAAACTTCCTGTTAAAGCATACACTCCATCTATAAAATGGGTTGATCCTGTATTTAATGATAAGGTTACATCTCCAGATGAACCTCCTCCGCTTAAACCATCTCCAGCATTAACTGCTGTTATATCACCTCCACCTCCTCCTCCTCCAACTGAAGATGTAGGTAAGTAAAATAATTGTCCTGAAGCTGTATCTACAACAACAAGATTAATCTGCGATGAATTTGTTAAGTTAGGAAATGCTACTGTTCCTGATACATGTAAATTATACTCTGGTGGGTATACATTGATACCAACTTTACCGCCTGCTGAACCTGAGAATGTAGCAAATGTAGTATTAGCATATGATCCTGTGGCAAATATAATTCCTCCTAAATTAATTGAATTTTTACTACCTGTTGGAAGTGTTATATTAGTACCTACTATAATATTGTTAGAACCTATACTCATAGAAGGATGAGTAGCGTATCCAACTTGATAACCAATCAATGTTGAATATGAGGCAGAAGCGGCTTGGTAACCAGCCTCGTTACCTAAAAAGTTTGAGTGGGAAGCATTAGCAGCTAAAATACCAGCCTGGTTACCTAAAAAGTTTGAGTTATTAGCGTTTGCAGCATTGTTACCAGCATTGTTTCCTATAAAGTTAGAATATTGAGCATTAAGAGCAATGTAACCTGCTTGTCTACCTATAAAGTTTGAGTATGAAGCGTCTGTAGCTTGATAACCAGCACGATAACCTAAAAAGTTTGAGTTGTTAGCGTTTGTAGATGATTGACCTGTGCCAGATCCTAAAAAGTTTGAGTATGGAGCATTTGTGGCTTCATTGCCCGCATTAACACCTAAAAAATTTGAGTATGAGGCATTTGTAGCACTCCTACCCGCTGAGTCCCCTAAAAAGTTTGAGTTATTAGCGTTTGCAGCATTGTTACCAGCACTGTTTCCTATAAAGTTAGAATTACTAGCAGTTGTGGCTTCATTGCCTGCTAAATATCCTATGAAGTTTGAATTATTAGCTCGAGAAGCATTTCTACCAGCTTGATTGCCTATAAAGTTTGAATATGAGGCTGTGGTTGCTTCCCTACCGGCTTGGGTACCTATAAAGTTTGAATATGAAGCACTTACAGCATTAAGACCAGATTCAGAACCAAAAAATATGCTATTATCAGCTGATGGTATATTAGGTATTCCAGAAACAGGAGCTACAGAATACAAGGTACTACCTGTTACATTAATTGGGTAAGAAGAGGTTACTGCTGTAGTAGCATAAGACGCACTAACAGATGATGAAGCAAAGGATGCACTTGCAACACTACTAGAACCAAATGGTCCCCATACATTAGAAGCGGTTATAAACGAAGCAGTATATGCTAATGATGAAGTAAATGAGAATGAACTTGTATCACTGTATGAAGCACTTAAAGCATAACTACTACTTAAAGAGTATGACGCGCTAAGAGCATATGAACTTGATAAAGCATAACTAGAGCTTAACGCATAAGAACTACTTAGACTGTAAGAACTTGATAAAGTATAACTAGAGCTTAAGGCGTAAGATGAACTTAAAGCATAGCTACTACTTAATGCATACGAAGAAGATAAAGCATAACTTGAACTTAAAGCATAAGAACTTGATAAAGCATATGATGCTGATAAGGCGTAACTGCTACTTAAACTATAACTTGAACTTACAGCTTGAGATGCACTTTGAGCCCAAGATGCAGTACCAAAGAATCCAACAGTGTTAGGCCCAAATGACGCGGAAATAGCACCACTAACAAACATTGAGCCTGTTAATGTGGTACTACCACTTACTATCATTGAACCTGTTAAATAAACAATATTATTGTCATAATTAAATGAGAAGTTTCCGCTTCCACTAAATTCACTTCCACTATTAAATTGTATTTGAGTATTTGCTCCACCTGCAACTCCTGCTCCTCCAGGAATAGTCACTGTTACATTGTTTCCAACAGTTGTAGCTACCACTCCAGCGCCTGCAAAGTTTATAGATTCTACAGTTGCTGTTAATCCAGTGCCTGAAGATGATATAGCTATATCTGCTGTAGCTCCTCCTAAAGAAGAAGAGTCTAAATAATATAGTTGACCTGAAGCTGTATCTATCATTACAACATTTGGTCGTGAGGCAGATGTTAAACCAGGAAAATATACTGATTTGGTTACAGTTAAAGAACTAGAGAAAGAAGCAGAGTTTTTAGTAAAAGTATAAGAACTTGGTACAGCAGGATCAGCGTTAAAACTTAAATCAATAGATTGAGATGTTATCTCAATGTAAGTGTAAGTACTTGTTGATCCAGCTGCTGTTCCTAAAACATTTGATCCTGTGTTAAAGTAATGGAAACTACCACTAACACCAAATCCTTGAAAAGGATCTGTTTCATCACCTCCTACTAAATCACTATATATAAAATAAGAATATCTATTAGTATCATGTTTTCTATTAGAAGTAAATACTAAATCAGTATTAGCAAAGTTAGGGCTAGAAGAAGCATATGATGATGTAGTAGCAAAACTAGCTGTTAAAGCATAAGAAGCAGTTGTTGCTCTTGAACTTGATAAAGCATAAGAGGCAGAAAAAGCATATGATGCAGATACTGCTTGAGAAGCACTCACAGCCCAACTTGCTGTACCATAAAACCCTACAGTACTAGGTCCATATGAAGCAGAAATTGCTCCACTTACAAACATTGAACCTGTTAATGTGACAATACTATCAGTGTAGTTATAAGTAAATTCAGGTTCACCATCAAATACACCATTATTATTAAACTGTATTTGAGTGTCTTGACCACCAGGTACTCCTCCACCTCCTGCTCCTCCTCCACCAGCTATATTTCTAAATAAACCAGCTTGAACTATTTTATTTTCAGTATCATCTGTTAAATCAGATGTTAATCCTTTTACAACTAAATAAGCTGAAAAAACATAAGAATAAGCTGTAGCATCACTTTCTACAAATTCATCTGCAAATATATCTGCTACTGCTTCATCAAAAGTAGGATAAACATTTTGTCCATAATAAACGTGGGCTCTACCTGTGACAGGATTTACCATCACACGCTGAATAGTCCACTCATTATTACCAACTGCAGCTAAAGTACCTGTTCCATCATCATATAGATTAGTAGTTATAGTAGTATAATAATTTCCACTATTGTTATCAAAAACATACTCTCCAGCACCATCTCTATATATTTTTATAATACTAGCTGTATTATAAGTTGATACATCATATGTACTAGGTGTTTCTGGGTTGTAGGGATAGAATTGCCCTAAACTAAATGCTCTTCCAGATCCTATATTTAATCTTAAAGTACCAGCTTGTCCACTAGTGGCTATACCTGTTAGTTTTAAAGGTCCAAATGCTCTAACAAAAACACTTTGTTGTCCATCAATGTCATAAGCGGTTTGAACATTCATGTTAGAACCATTAGTAACCACATTATCATAATGTGATATTCGGCCTATAGGAATATACTCTTGATATTGATCAGGAGAGAAAAATACATTTTGTTGACTAGCACTACCACTAACATCTATATAGACAAATGTATTTTGAAAAGTGGCTATATTTTCAATACTTTGAGTTATAGGACCCCAAGTCACATATTCTACTATAGGACTAATTTCAGAACCAGTTACAGCATTATGATTAACTATTAAACCTGCTCCAGAAGTTATAAGAAAAGAACTAGCAGAGTATGATAATACTCCTCCATAAAGAAGGCCTGTATTTAACATACCTTCTACCCACTTCCATTTTACAAGATTTCCATCTTGACGAATATATAAGTCATATCCTAAAGCTGTGTTAGAAGCACTTTGATATAAATAGGTTGAGGTAGGATATAGAAGACCTGTAGGATTTGGGTCTTCAATAGGGTCAAGTCTAATAGGATTAATATATGAAGCTGTAGCAGCATATGATGCGGAGTCTGTAGAATCTGCTACAGCTGCTCTTCTAGAATATTGACTTAAATAGACTTGGGCCATTAACTACTTTTAGTTATAAATATTAAAAGATTTAGTATTATAAACCTAAAGTATTTTGAAAAGCAGTTGAATCTAAATAAAAGACTCCATCAATTGTAGTGTCTCGACAATCAAAAAATATTATTTGTTCATCTAATTCAATACTTAGTTGATATATATTATATATTTGAACACTACTAGGAAAATAGGTTGTTGTAAAATACATATCTACTCCTCGTAATGTTATTCCATTTGGTATTGTTTGTATATCTAGTATCATATCTTTTTAGCATAAAATCTAAATGTATCTGTTCTATCTGCTAAAGATGCGTTTGAAGCTGCAAATAATATATATTGATCAACTGTCCAATCTATGTTTAGAGATGCTCTAGCAGTTGCTGTTGCTATTGGTATTATATCATTATAGTGTGATACGTTTGTAGGGAATAATGCTGTAGAAGTAGTTGATTCAATAGCCAACAGTCTGGTGAATGGGATCCATCTAAAAGTTGTAGTACTGTATTGCCCTAATTGAGTAGCGCCAGATAATTGGTCAGATGTATTTATATAAACATTGAATCCCGTACTAGTAGCACCATTAGGTTTTGTATATACACCATGAATTTCCACTAAATCACCTACACCAAATGTATTAGCAGGAATATACAAACCATAGGAAGAAGAGATAGCTGTGGATCCAGTTATTATACTACCGCTTCCAATAAAACTGACTCCGTTACTTATGTATGAAGCTGTTTCAGCATATGAAGCACTAGTTACAGATCCTAATAATAAAGAAGCGGTAGCCGCGTATGAAGCACTAGTAGCAGTAGTAGTTATAGAAGCAGTAGCCGCATATGAAGCAGAAGTAACTATTGAGCCTGTAGGGATAGTTATATTTGTTCCTCCAAAATCAATATTACCATTAGTAAAACTAATACTAGCAGTATTAGAACCACTTATAAAATACACAGAACCATTACTAACATATAAATCCTTCCAAGCTTGTGTAGGGGATCCTAAACTCCAAGAAGATGTATTGTTTGTGATAGTACCTCCAGGCAAAACATCACCAGTAACAGTTATTTTAGATTGTAGATCTACCCCAGGGTTGCCAGCATTAATGATTATACCATTAGAGGCAGTAATAGTCATTCTATTATTGTCTCCAAAAATGCTAGTATTATCAGCATTTAATCTCGAAGCAGTTGATACTAATGAAGCTGTTAGAGCATTTGTAGCCCAACTGCTTGTTATTTGATATGTTCCTGTTGTTAAAGATGAAGCAGTTAAAGCTAAAGAGGCTGTGGTAGCTCTAGAAGCAGTTCCAGCAAATTGAGAAGCAGCTGATCCTGTCCAACTACTAGGTACAAAATCACCTCCTGCTCCTCCTCCACCTATTGCACTTGAGGCTGTAGAGTATATGTTTCCATTACTATCTATACCTAACACACTTACTATTGGGCTTTCATTTATAGAACCTAGTTGCATATAAGATGGATTACTCCAATCTAAATGAGCAGTTGTGCCATCACTCGCATATAAAACTCTATTTTCCCAATCAATAGACAACTCATCAGCATTTGAAGATTGTAAATATCTATTAAACCAGTCTACTGGGGTTCTATTTCCATCATTTAAAGTTCTGTTGTTCCAATCTACACTAAGGATACCACTACCATCATTTAGTTGATAGTTTCCATTAATCGTATCAGCTATTAAAATATTGTTAGTTCCATTTGTCACTACTAAGCTACCTGTTATGGCTGCACTACCAAAATATGGAAAACCATTTAAAGCTGTTAAAGCATTTGTAGCCCAAGATGCAGTACCAAATAATGATCCTGTAAATCCTTGAGTAGCTATTATTGAACCAGTTAACTCTATTCCACTTCCACTTATAGTTAACTTACCTAAAAATGGATTATAAGTTAATTGAGTAGTATCATTATATAAAGCGGCATATGTTGTTCCATTAGCACTTAAATATGGAATTGAGTAAGCTATATTTGCATTCTGTGCTTGAGTATAAACAGTATTTGCTTGGGTAGCAGTTCCATTTAAAGAACCAGTAAAATTTCCTTTAAAACTACCAGTGAATGATCCAGTGTTATAAGATGATGTGAATGTATTTATACTTGAAGTAAACGCGTTAAAGCTAGAAGTGGTAACTAATCCACTAGTATCTACATTTCCTGCATTAACAACATACTCTGCCCAACTAGCAGTCCCATAAAAACTTCCACTAAAACTTCCACTAAATGATCCTGTGTTGTAGGACGATGTAAAGTTGTTTATACTTGAAGTAAACGCATTAAAACTTGAAGTAGTTACTAATCCACTAGTATCACCTGTACCCCCTGATCCTGTGTCAACAGTTATAGGAAAGGTTGATCCATCACCTTTTGTAAAGGTTATAGTATTTGAGACAATAGAGGCTGTTGTTAAAAGAGAACCTGTGTTTGTAGTAGATTCATTAACAACATATTCTGCCCAACTAGCAGTACCATTAAAATTACCTGTGAAGCTACCTGTAAATGATCCTGTATTATAGGATGAAGTGAAGTTGTTTATGCTTGAAGTAAACGCGTTAAAACTTGAAGTAGTTACTAAGCTACTAGTATCAATAGTAACAGAAGCATTTTCAGCATACGATGCTGTTAAAGCATAGGAAGCTGATAGAGGATTAGTTAATTGTTCTTTTCTAATTATACTCATTATACGTCAAATTTTCCTATTCCTATTATTTCATCTGTTGATATAAAACCAAATCCTAAAGCGACAGAATCAATTACTAAAGTACTTATGTTAGTCCCTTGAGTGAATGATACTATAGCTGTTTTTTCTATTAATTGACCATTAACAAAGAATACAAACTGATCTGCGTTTGTAGCAGGTAAAGGTGATGGGGCTGCTAACCAATCATAAGCAAAAACAGCTGTTGTTGAATCAACATATGCTCCTGTTACTTGATTATTAGCACTTAAATATGTTGAAATAGATCCTATATCTCCAGAAACAATGGTTGTATTGTTAGTTATATTTTGAGAATCAAATATATTTGCTACACCAGTACCTTGAGCTGATGTTTGTTTAGTGTTAGCTTCAAAGTTTTCTATACTACCACCTGTTGTTTCTAAACCAAAAACAACTCTATTTCTATCAGAGAATTTACGAGCTGCTTTTAAATCTTTTTGTATAGTATCTGGGATAATATATCCATAGATGTTTAAAGTAAAAGTGCTTTTTACTATTCTTTCTCCACTTTCAGATAAATCTGTTGTGGTATTAAAAGAATTAATAGTAGCTTTAAATTTAAATCTTTCAGGATCACCCCAATATGAATCAGAAGCATATTCTATTGCTTCTATTATTTTATTTAACTGGTCATTATAATAGGTAAAAGCTACACAATCATAAGTAATTGTTAAATGATCAGGTACTACAGTGACATAATATGTTTTTTCAGGTTTAACATTGTTTAACATGTTAAACTTACTATATTCATTTCTTTTAGTGTATGATTGACCTACAACAGCGACATTATGAGGGTTATTAGCATCTAATTTATTATTTAAACTTCTATCTTTAGTGATAGTATTACGTTTAAACACTAAAAGAGGAGCCATTATTCTATTATTTAAATCTCTATAATAGCCATCTTTTTGAATTGATTTCCATTTCTCAGGTGAACCATATATTACAGGTACAGGTATTCTTTCACCATTTTGAGATACAGATGGTTTAATAATGTTTTGAAAATAATACATTATAGCCTCATCTATATCTTGAATACCAATAGACATAGGTTTGACAGTATCACCTTTAAAAGAAGTCTGTAATGCTCTATTAGGTTGATTACTGTCATTAGGATTACCAGTAGGAGAAAAACCAGGAGCACCAGCCGGGGGAATATAAGGTTCTTGTCTTTCAACACTTAATTCCCTTTGTGTTTTTGGTATTGGTTTTCTTTTATTTATCATAATCTTTGTTTGATTATATTAAGTCTGTCTGCTGGTGTGTAGTGGGCTGTACAAATAATACTAACATTGTAGCCAAAATTACTTAAGCCTGGGTTTGTAGGATTAGCTTCATATGGGAAATCTGGGTTTTTGCCTGCGAAATATTGGGTTTCATTAGTGTTATCTATTTCAAAATAACTTTCTTGATACAGGATAATATCACCTACTTCAGGATGAACATCTGCTTCTACTAAGTCATCTCTTAAAAAAGATACTGTTATACCCCAATCAAAATCAACACCCAATTCACTTACAGGTGAAGTAGTAGCATTAACTTCAATTAAAGAATTAAATAAGTATGGACCTTGTAAAAATTTACCTCCAGAAGCTTCTCCGTACATATTAACAGTTGTTTGTTCTAAGGAAAATTTGTATAGAGCACACTGTTGAGTGATAACATTCCCTAGCAACTCTCGGTTGACATGTCTAAATACACTAACATCTCTTGATCCGCCAAATAGTGCCATTATCCTATGTATATTACCATTGGTACATTATTGATTTCTTGCTTTCTAAAGTCACTTTCTTGTGCTCTTCTTTCAAGTAAAGAACGTTTAGAAGTTTCATCAAGATAAGCTCTTAATCGTTCTATTAAAGCTGTTTTTTCAGCTGTAGCAGCTGCTAATAAATCAGCTTGATTTAAAGTTACTTCGCGGCCTGGGATAGGGATTGTTCCATATTTACCTCGAACATATCCTAACATTTCTTTACTAAGAGCCAATGCATAATCAAATATCCATGATCTACCAACTGAATTTATTAAAGAATAAGTTGGGTAATCATAAGGGGCATTTGATATATTTGTTACTTTATCACCTCCAGTTTGAGTTATACTATCAGTATATCTATCTTCTAGTTTAATATATTCAAACCATAAAAATCCTCCTCTAACATCATTATCGGATGGTATAGGGAATATTTTAATATTATTATTTATAATTTCAAATGTATAATTTGACAATCTAATGGTGTTACTTAATTCAAGTCCTTGAATCACACCAGCATCATATGCTACCGGCATCATTAAGTAACCTCCACCGTAGCCGCCACCATACATGCCACCATAGATACCAGCGGCAGGTAAACCTCCTAAGCCAGCAAATCCCCCAAATGGAGCATACATCTGATTTATAGCGGGTAGGTCTTGGTAAAATACTTTTTTAATTTCTATCCCACCTGATATACTTTGGCTTACAGCCCAATTTTTTAAGTCATATGTTTGTTGGCCTGGGGTTAAAGCTAAAGCACCACTATAGTAAGTTATATTACCTCCTGCTCCTGCTTCAGAAGCATACTGTTGGGATAGCTTAATTATAGTTCCCATATTAGGAGTGATAATAGCATCATTAACATAAGCTGAAGTGGGTGCTCCTTCTAAAGATAATAAATTATCTCTTATTTGAAATGAATATACTTCATTACCATAAGTAATAATAGCATCTTCAAAAGCAGCCCAAAAACTTATATCCTGTAATTCAATATCTGTTAATGGGTATCCTAATCTTCTGGCACAATAATTGGCTATTTTATCGGCATCTGTTTTAAATTGAGCATCACTATCAAATAAACCAAAAGGAGTAGGAGCACTACCTGTTGATGGTGTATTATAATAAGAAGCAGAATAAAGAGCAAAAGAGCTAGACCCGGGCCAAATAGGTATATTCATGATGTGTTTTAATTATAAATATTTAATCTCTATATTCTGAGTAAAGTTTAAGGATTGGTTCTACAATCTCATGTCTATGGTTTGTTTTTAAAGTAAATATTTTTACTCCTTTAATATTTTCTTCCATACGAGTGAAGAATCCAATACCACTGTCTTTTCTGTTTTTCAAGTCAGTTTGAGTTATATCTCCACAAAAAATCATTTTACCACCTTTACCTAAACGACCTAATATCATTTCTGTTTGTCCGTGAGTAATATTTTGACATTCATCTACAATTACTACAGCATCAGGAAATGTTCTGCCTCGCATAAACGCAAATGGTACAATCTCAATTGTCTGGTCTTGGATCATTTTATCTATCTTTGCTTTATCATACAACATGTAAAGGTTAGCATAGATAGGAGCTAACCATGGATCCATTTTTTCTTTTAAATCACCAGGTAAGAAACCTATTTCTTCTTTAGCAACTGTAGGTCTAGTAATGATGATTCTTTCAGCATCTTTTTTAAATACTAAATCTAAAGCAACTTGGCATGCTACTAATGTTTTACCACTACCAGCCATACCTCTTAATAATGTGACAGGACTATCTAAAATAACTTGTTTTGCTAACTTTTGTTCTTCATTAAGTTGGATTTTAAATGAGATTGGGTTTTTTGGCTTACGTTTTTCTTTAAAAATCTGTTGAGCCTCTTCACTTCGATTAAAGTCAGTCATATTTTTGTTTATTGATAAATATTAAAACAGAACAAAAAAGCCCAGATTTCTCTGGGCTTAATTGTTAGTTATTGGGTTAGTTTAGAGGGTATTTAAACCGCTTACTAATACTTTACCATAGAATTCAGGACGTAACATCTTCTTAGCATAGCGAGTCAAGAGACCTTTACGTGGAGTGAAGGTATCTGGATCGTAGATAAGAGGTGTCATGATCAATGGAATGTAAGGAGCAAACACAGCACCTGCTTCCAAGAATTGCTTACCACGGAAACCAACTAAGATAGTGTTTTCAGTCATGTAAGGATTCTTATAAACAGTGTAACGGCTGTTGAATTGACCAGCTTTCTGTACACCAAATGCATATTCCATGTCAGCAGCATCACCGTTGCTGTTAGCAGCGAATCCAGGAATAGACTCGATGATTGTAGCTACAGTTGGAGAAACTACCATGAAGTTAGCACCACCACGAAGGGTTAACTGGTGAATCTTATTGCTCAACTTTTGAAGTTTAGTACCAAGAGTTTGGAACCATTGACCTTGAGTGTTGTAGAATCCAGTTTGGCTAGTTGATGATGGGAAATCAAATCCGTTAGTGTTAGCTGAATTATAAACACCATTGTTTTGAGCTGTCCAATATTCAATATTGGTTGAAGGAACATCTTGGATCAACATATCAAGGATTTCGAGGTCGATTTCCAATGAGATGTACTCACTCATGATGTTAGTCAATTCAGCTTCAGCATCTAAGTTTTGATATGCGTTCAAGTCCTGAGCAAATTCAGGAGTCCATACAGCCTTTAACTTTTTAGTCTTAGCTGTGATGGCTTGAGATTGCATCGAGATGTTGATTTCTGGGATAGAAATTGCTGTTGAGCTTTCAGCGTTAGGAATAGCATATGTACTACCATCTTCAAAATCACCACGCTTGTTATCAGCTGTAGTTTTGTTATATTCTACTAAAGCTGTACCAGTTGGAGAAGAAGAAGCTGATACTACAAATGTAATTTTATCAGTTGAATTACTATAAGTAGTGAAAGCTTGAAGATTGTATGTACCAACTTGATTAGTTAAGCCACTAACTAAGAAACCACGAACTGCATCTAGATCTGGGTTTGAAAGTACACCACTAGCTGAGATAGTGACAGTGTATAATGAAGCAACTGAAGCTGATAAATCAGAATTATAATTTACTGTAGCCCAAGTAGCTGTACCAATTGTTGCTTGAGTAACAACGTTAGAACCAGATGCTACAGAAGCAGAGAATTGGTTAGTAGAGTAAGTAAAACGACCAGCACCATATAAACCACCTTCAGCAGCTGGGGTAGCAAATGGATACTGAGTTGAAGTACGATTACCGTACATAGAATTACCTGAGGTAAATGGGCTCTTAGTAGTGCCATACTGGAAGTCAAGGAAAAACACAAGACCTGAAGGTAAGTTCATTGGTTGAACGCTAACAAATTCTTTTGCAGCGATCTGACCAAATACCTTACGTACTAAAGGAAGCGCAATACCAGCCCATTGTTCACCAGTGCCTACTGTAAAAGTAGCACCAGTACCAGTTTGAGATGTTTCTACTACTAATTGCTTTGCTTGGTTTTCCAACATCAAAGCCATGTTGTTCTTGTTGACGTCTTCACCAAGACCTTCCAAAAGGCCGGTTTTTTCCCACTTGCGAGCTAATTTAGCTGCATCACTCTGAAGTGATCTCCATGGGTTGGCAGACTCAACTAATTGTTGAATTGTTTCCATAATTTTAAAAAATTGATTTAATTGTTAATGTTTAATTTTTACTTTCTGAGGCCAGCAAGTTGCTGCATACGAGCAAAAGCGCTATTAACCTCAATAATTGGTTGTTTAGGGGTAGCAGTTGAAATTGTTTTAGAAGCTGATCCTAATGATTCTTTAATTGGATTCTTTTTAGCTGTAGTAGCTTTAAAAGATTCAGTTAAAGTTTCGAATACGAGTTTAACTTCCTTAACAGTTTCTGCTTTGTCAAACGTGTTTAAAACCTTGATTTTTTCTGATTCGGTAAGATTCTTAGCTTTGAAGATTTTGTTGGTGTAAAGAAGCTTAGCGTTTAATAGATTAACTTCGTTGAGTTCTTTGCGAAGCTCATTGATAGTTTCTTCCATTTCTTCATTTGTAGCTTCAGTTGTTGATTTAGCTCCTTTACCATATTTTTGATAAAATGCTTTTAATTTATCAACAGCAGATTTTCCAAATACTTTAGCTAATAAAACCCCAAATCCTAAAGCTGAGCCAATGCCAGCTAAAACTGTAGGGTTTTGTCCTTTTTCCATCATGTATACTTCTGGATCTCCTCCTTGTTGTATTATATCATATAACCCTTGGAAGAATTCTTTAGCGGAGCTAAATTGATCTAAAATAGCTTGAAAAAGCTCCATTGCTGCTCCTTCATTTACCATTTCTTCTTTAACTTCTTCAGAATCAGCTTCAGATAAAATTTCATCAATATCGATTTCTTCATCTTCTACTTCTTCTTCATCACCCATGTCTTCCATGTCTTCCATGTCTTCTTCTTCGCCTTCACCAGGCATAAGCTTACCAGATGCGATCATGTCATCAATGACTTGCATAACAAGTTCTTCAATTTCTTCGTCAGACATGTCTTCAAGCATTAGATTTTCTTCTAATGGCTCATCTTCCGTGTCTTCACCTTCCATTGTAGGTTCTTGTTCTTCTTCCATTGATAACTCAGCAAGAAGTTCTTCAAGATTAAAATCTTCTTCAAGATTTTCTTCTTTCTTTTCTTCATTACTGTACATTTCATCAGTTGGCTCTTTTTCAGTTTCAGCTTCCTCTAATTCAAGCTCATTTAACCTTTCAGCAAACATAGCAGTGAGTTGGGGAGTGAATGCTTCTTCAAGAGCTACTTTTGCGCTTGCAATTGCTGTTTCTCTAATAGTTTTAGCATCAGCAATGCATTCTTTTAGCATTTCTCTGTTCATTGTCCTCAAATAAATTTGTTTTGGAAATACGTTTAATAGGAAACGTAATAGATTTATTAACTAATTAATGCTACATAAGGGGAAAGGGTAGCATATTTGAATATACATATATATGGATCTATTAAAAATTACATTTTGGGAAAAAGAAATGCCTCACTTTTGTGAGGCATCAATCTTAAAATGCTATTTTAAGAGGGGTTAAAATATTGGGCAAGTTCCATTAGCACAAAGTATGTCTGTGATAATAGAATTTACTTTAGCATATTGGTTATATTGTTGAGGTGTTTTAGATTCATTCATCATGCCTTTTTCTTTCATATATGAACCTGGGTTTGATGGGGTTGAGACAAAATCCCAACATAATAATTCAAAATCATCTTGTACTTCCATTAGTTCACCCATTTGTTTTAATGAACCCATACCACGTGATGATACACCTACTGGAATATTGTTTTGAAATAAAGCAGATAATATATTGCCTGAAGGGGTAGGTAGAATTTCTATTGCTCCCATCACATTATCTCCATCCCACCATATTTTTTTAATATTATGGGATACATTTTTTAAATTAATAATAGAAGAATCAGGATGATCTAGTTCGCCTAATGCTCTATTGGCATTAACACTCTCCATATACTTATTAATTTCTCTTTCCCATAAATCTCTTGAATAATAGCGACCATTACCGTTTTTTACTTCGGCTGTTGCTAATATACCTTGAACTAATATATTGTTATTACTACCTTTACCTTCAATTAATTTGACTGGTTTGGCAGAGAATGTTTGGGTTTCAATAAGTATTTGTTTCATAATTAATGCTCTTGATTCATATCAAATCGTATATAATCTTTAACTTTTAATTTTGATTTGGTAGATAATTTGTCCCAATTTTTATCATTCTCTACACCTTTTAAATCAAATTTATATTCTTTTCTTAAAGCATCAATTATTTTTGATTCAGATTTTTTATTTTCTTTAGAATCTTTTTTATCTTCTTCAAATAACATTTCTTTAGCTAACAAATAAATTTGAGAACGTAATACTGATTCTTGTAAATCACCATAACCTGAAGATTTATGCTTACCTTTAGCAGGTTTTGGTTCTCCTAAACCGGGAGCATCAACAGTATAACCCACACCTTTAATACCAAATTGGCCATCTTTAACATAGTAATTACAGTCTTTAGCTAAGTTTTTAGCTACAATTGCTCTTAATTCTTCTACTGTTTTATCTTCATTTTTAGGATCTTGCATTTCAGTATAGAATCCTTTTAAGAATTCTTGACCAAATACATTATCATAATTTTTTTCATCCTTATAGTCATAACCACGTGTTGCCATGTCAGTTACTTCTTTAGTAGTTTCTTTTTCTTCAGCTTTAGCTTCTTTAGTAGCTTCAGTAATATTTTCTTTAAAGATAGAATGCCAATCAGGTGTTTTACCTTTAGTTACTACACCACCAATACCTTCAGATAAGATACTTTTATTTTTTAATACAGTAATAGTATCATTATATGATAATACAGGAGTAATAAGGTCTGGGAAGTTGTAGCGAGCAAGTTTCATAAAGTATGCTTTATCGCCTTTACCTTCTTTAATAAGGTTATATTGTGTTTGAAGTGTTTTCATGTTTATGTAAATAATTTTATTGCTCTATCAAGTATTGAAATAGCTAAATCAGTACCATATACTGATTTCTTTTCTGGTGTTTCTCTATAGCTATTTATTGTTTCTTTTTTAGCTTCCTGGATTAGTTTGATAAGTTCTTTTAGCTTATCTGCTATTAGATCAAAATCTCCTAATCGTCCTGCTATATATTGTTTTGTTTCTTCATCAACTCCTAAACTATTAACAAAACCTTCAATATCAAATTTGGGTTCTTCTTCTTCCCATAAGTGTTTTACTTCAATACCTTTAGCTGCTTTATTTAAAGCTTTTTGGTTCACAGGTTTAAAACCAAGTTTGTAGTAGTAATTATGAGCGGTACCTTTAGCTTTTTTATTTGGATTAAAAGCAAGTTTAGTAGATACACCTATACCTTCACCAGGAATAGTAGAAGCACCAGTACCTGTAGCGCTTATTTCTTTTAATCGCTTCTGTACAAATTCTTTTATTTTTTCTTTAGCACTCATTCTACCGTTTCTAGTTCTTCAACTAACTGATAATGCTGAAGGAGATTAATTAAATGATCATCATTAACTTTATCTGTTTTACCTAGACTTGGTAAAATGTTTACAACCTCATTTACTTTTATCTGGATAGCTTTATTGGTAACTTTTTTGTTTAGAGTTAATAAAGTATTTTTGATTTCGTTTATTTTAGTGTTGTAAAATTCTCTTAATTTAGGAGCGTTATCAACACTATTAATAAATTCTTTTAATGTGGCTTTCTGATTTGGATTTAAATCAGCATACTTATCATTAAATTTTTCTAATAGTACTCTGTATGCTAACACACGAATATCTTTATCTTGGTTTTTGAATTCTTCTAAGATATTTTCTCTAACTTCTTTTTTATTAATAGGAGACTTAACAAGATATTCTAATAAAACTGTTTTATTTTCTATAATCTGGTCAGGGTTAGACAGATTTTCACTGTTGTAAACCTCTAAAAGTGTAAACAAAGCAGCTTGTGCTTTATAGTTTGGTAACTTAGTTTTAAAGAATTCTTCTAAATCATAGTGATTTTTAATTTCTTTAATTAGATTATATTTTTGTCTTCTTAAAACAGAACGATTTAATTGCTTAGAACTTTCTATAAGAGTACTAATAACCATATCAGCTTTAGCTTCGCTAGTGTTAGTATGCTTAAAAAAGCTCTCGTATAATTTATACTCTCTTCCTAATTCAGTTTTAGTAAAATATTTTTTAAGAATATTAACAGCCTGTGATTCAACACCTGATAAAGTGTCAGCTGTAATTTGTCTTACTAAGAGTTCAAAGAGGATACCAGTATTTTTATACTTTGAATGTTTTATAGTCATTCCAGGAGTAATATTTTAGTTATAAATATATATGGAGATATTATTCTCGTATTTGAGATTCATCTAATAATGAAGATTCTTCTTTTTTAAGGGATAATTTTTTATCTAAAGATTCTAATAAAGTTTTGTTTTTATCTTTAGTCTCTAAAGCAAGTGGTGACCCACCTTTAAAATTATTTTTTAAAGATCCATCTTCACCTGTAGCATCTCCTTTCTTCATACCAATATTACCTAATCTATCTTTACCTAAAGTACTTTGTTGTGTACCAGCAATAGATGCTTTTTCTTTAGGTCTTCCTAGAGGTTCATCTTTATCATAACCATCAGGAACACCCATTCCATTTCTACCAGCACCATATAATGCGGCTAAATCGTGAGGTGTACCATATGACTTACCTGATTCAAGTGGGTCGTTACCTTCATTTTCAATTTGTTTAAACCTAAAGATACGCTTTTGATCTTCAGCGATTAAGTCTCTATACTCATCATATTGATCCTGGCTTAAGTGGAATACATTGTCGTAAATCCAATCTGTAGGTAATAATTTACCATCAATAATGTTTTTAGCTAAATCTACTTTTTCTTTCATTAACGCAATTCTTTCTTGGTCATAGATGATAGAAGGAGTAGTTAATGATAGTTCAAAATTAGTCAATTGTTCGTTTCTATATCCTTGAGTATACAAGTGAACCAAAGCAATTTTATTTAATTCTGAGAGTATAATACGTTGAATGCGATCAATTGTACGAGCAAAACGAATATCTTCTGCTGCTAAAGTAGCTTTACCAGTTAAGTCTTTTTCATATCCCATAAACGCTTTAGGTACTTTTAAAGCGGCAAATAACTTATCTCTTAAGTAAGTTACGTCCTCAATTGCTGTGTAGTCTAAACCTTTAGTAGGCTCAATTCGAGTAGTTGTATCATTACCTCTAACAGGTATAAAAAAGTCTTCTAATGAGTTTTGTAAATTATATTTTAAATTATACTCACCAGTTTGTGGATCAACATATGGAGTTCTTTTCATCTGTGAGATAGTCTTTTGCATAAAGTTTTCTACCTCATTAGGTGGAATAGAACCTACATTAACATAAAAAATTCTTTTTTCTGGGGCACGAACAATACGATGGATCAACATTGCATCTTCCATCAAAACATATTGTTTAAACAACTTACGAGCTGGTTCAAGATATGAACGACCATAAGGCAAATAATTCACATCAGTAATTAATCTGAAGTGAGCCATTTCATAATTATCAAAATAAATTGATGTGTCATTTTTATTAGTACTATAAGTGCCTTGTCCTGTCACACCATAAAAACCTGTAGCACCACCTGAGAAACCATCTGGGCTGAATCTATATCTTACTTCAGCTGGGTTTTTAGGATCGTAATGTTCTTCTCTCATAATATGGTAAGCGGTGTATGGAATAATGTTATAAACCCCAAATTTTTCCGCAATCTCCAATTTTAAAAAGAAATCACCATACTTACACATCTGACGAATCCAAGACCATAAATTAAATTCAATATTTAATACATCATAAAATAAATTATATAGAATTTTTTGTGTATCCTCATTTGAACTTTTAATTTGAAGTACTTCACCCATATCATTTTTAAGAGTACATTCGTCAGCTATAATATCAAGAGCAGAAGCTACAATAGCATCTGTATCCATTGCATCATAATCTGAGTATACTTGGGTGCGTAAATATCTCCAGTTGAGGTTTAATTGTGCTCCAAAAAGTGATGTGCTGTTACTAGAATAGATACGATTGAATCTATCTACTAAAGCATTAGTTTGGAATTCACCTGTTGCTTGGATGCTATTTACATCCATTACTTTGAGCTGATTACCACCAGCATTACGAATTATTACATCTGTTGAGAATAATTTCCTTAATCTTGAAAAAACACTTGTATCAGCCATTTAAATTGAATTATATATTATAAATATTACAGTAACCACCTTATATCTTCATCTTGCCCACCTATATTCATTTGATACGGGTTAGGAACACCATTCATAGTGTAGTTACCTTGAGGATTTGGTCTAACAGTTGCCATATTACTCAAAGCAGCACGTGTTAGATCTAAACCTTGTGTTTTGTATTTTAAAGCAGTGTCACGAACATACATTCCAATAGCAAAACTCATAACTAAGTCATCATTATAACCAGATTGTGCTTCAGGTCTACCATTTCTCCATATAAACACTTTCATTTCTTCAAGAAGACGCTTAGATTGTATGGTAACACTTTTATCTCCAACGTATTCTCTAAATTTATTTACAACTAACGGACGAGTTCTCATAGACATTGTAAAACCTGGTGTCATTCTTGATGGATCATCTGTTCTTTCTAAGTAAGTTTCCGCATTTAACGCCTCACTTTTTGGAGAATAATATAAATTTCTGTATCCTCTTTCAATAATTGCATCAAGAGTTGACCATCCTATGTTAGCATTTTCAACAACTAACAACGCATCATTATATTCTGTTGCAATACTCACTAGTAAATAACCAAATTCTTTTGGTGATATTTGGCTTTTATATTCAGCAACTTGTGTATTTAATTCAGTATCTATAACATGAAATGTTGAAAAGTCTTTACCATCTCCACGAGCTACGTCAGCAACAACCATATAACTTCGTGTATAATCTGGTAGTTCCCATATCCATAAATTACGATCTATACCACGCTTTTCTAAAGGATCTTTAACAGAGGTAGCAAAAATAAAGTCTAGTTGTTCACTATAAAACACAGTATCACCTGAAGTATTAAAGTCACAGTCGCATTCTTGTGCTGCTAGTCGTGGGTCTCCTAGTAATTCATCTTGTTTTTTTCTCCAATTTTCATCACGCTCAGGATGAACATACCATGGGAGTTTAATAGGTAAGAAGTCATTTTGTTGAGCTTCAGCTCTAACCCATGTTTGATGGAACCAATTACCAGTACCATATGGAGTAGATAACACAATTGCTCCACCACCAGTTGCTAAGGTTTGTTGAGCAGATGCCCATATCTCAGCTATACCTTCAATAAAAGCAGCCTCATCTATAATTAGAAGTGACACTGCTTCTGATCGACCTGCGTCACCTGCCGCTGAAACTGCTTTAATTTGAGAACCGTTATTTAATCGTAACGTTAATTTATTATTTTCTTCAGCAGGTATCTTTAACCAAGATGGTAAATTTTCAAACATGAATTTGACTTTTGTCACCATGTTTTTAGCTGTCTCTTGTTTAGTAGCTATACAAAGAACGTTTTTGTCTTTTTGGAAGGTCATTAACCATAATGAATAACCTGCTACTAAAGTTGATATACCTAATTGTCGAGACTTAAGTACTATATCATATGGATGATCTCTCCATAAACGTAGTACTTTTTCTTGAAATGGGTATAAATTAAATATAATTCTACCACGAGTTGGATGCTGAATGTGGCAATACTTTTTCATAAAGTGTGCTGGGTCTTGAGCACATTTTAAGTATTCGTCTCGTATTATTTGTTTTAAGTCTTGACTCATAAAAAACCAATTAGGTTCTAGTATATAAATATATCAAAGACTTAAGTAACCTTTAATTTGTTCAATTCTTTGTTCTGTAGTACCTGAAATAATACCAAAGTTTTTCATATAATATAGATTTTTTTTGATAAAATGTTTGATAGTACTATCAATCCAATCACGATAACCAGCATCAGTTGTTCTAACACCATTATCTTCAATTTGAACTCCTACAGGAGAGACATAGAAAATATAATCATAGTCTTTAATAAATTGACTAGCATATGGAATAAATGATAATTTTTCTACTCCATCAATTGATTTAGCACATTGAGCAAATGCCATCACATCAATTACTGTTCTATCAGTAATAACATTTTCTCTCATTAATTCAGAACAACGTTCAGCTAAGAATATTGTTTGACCTTTTAATGTACTATCAGTGTTTAATGGAATACCTAAATCACGTAAGTATTTACTACGTTCAGTAGCGAAGAAATAATCTTTAAATTCAGGTAATTCTTTTAAAGCATGTACTAGTGTTGATTTACCTACTGACATTGTACCACAGAATCCTATCTTCATATATTGTTTTATTTATAATATAATAAAAAAGGCTTGCAAGTGCAAGCCTAATTTGAAATTTTATTTTAAGAATTAAAAATCAAAATCTTCACCTTCTATGAATCCACCTACATCACCTGCTTCCCATTGAAATCTCCAAATTCCATTATTATCTTTTTGACCATAAACAGGAATATTATCATTTTCTACATCATTATTAGCCCAAAATTCTTCTTTGGTAAGCGTTTCACCCTCATCATAATCCATTAGTATACCATTAGGTTTTTTAGGAGTGCTTTTCCACTTAAATGTGTCCCATCTAGAATCATAGCAGCTGTCAATCACATCAATATATTGTGAATCCATAACCATTAATTTTATTTTTAAGCAATTTCAATCCCTGCTCTTTCTATAGCATTATAGATATTTTTTACTAACTCTTTCTCTTGATTAGTCCAAGTACTATCATCATATGAGTTAGCTTTATTACCAAGAACATTAAATAATTCATTTAAAAAATCCATATATATTTCTTGGTTTAAAGATCCACCAGACATTTGATTTCCAAATTTACTATTTCCATAAGCTTCTAAAGCTTTACGAGCCTTAGTAAAATCTCCACCCATAGCATCCGCTACTGAGTCTACTAAATCTGTATTTTCCATTTCATCATATAATGATTCAAGATCTGTAACAGGGTAAGGAGTTTGAGAGATAATTTTTTCAATAGTATCAAAATCACTTTGATTTTCATTTACTTGTTTAATCTGGTTTTCAGTGATCAAACCAGCCAATTTTTGCATTTTGAGGAACTCTTTGTTCATTGTCTTTTATTATTTTTTAAATTAGTATGTTTTAATATAAATATCAAAAAAAAAACTAAGATCGTGATCCTTTACCTACACTACTTTTAAACCAAGGTAATCCAACTCCATCACGTTTTGCTTTATGGTGACTGTCTTTGTCATGTTGGAAACCATTAATATAATATTCCTTTTTACCATTCGGATGAATTACAGCTGGTCCTTCCCAGTTATGTAATTTTCCATCTTTCATGTAACGAATTGTACCATCTGTTGATGTGTACTTTTTGGTTTCCAATGTTGGATCTAATTGATACTTTTTTACTTCTTCCATATGTTTATTTATTATTTTACTAAATATAACATCATTTTTCCACAAAGCCAAACAAGTGGTTTAGATATTTTCCAAATACTCTATGAAATTTTTATATACAATTCGATAAGCAGGGCGTGAATCTTTTTTAGCTTCTTTTAAAAGTGATACAATATCTTGCTCTGATTCAGTGAGAAGCATTTTAAATTCTTTAAGTGCTATCTCAGCTAAAATAACATTATCTTCATCGCCTCCATAATCTTCAAGATCATTAAGGTATAACTCAATATATTCGTTTAGTTTATTTTTTGAATACTTCATAGATAATCTTTTTAAATTTGTTTATAACTTCTTTTACACCTTCAATCTGGCTATTTAACCATTTTAAACGCTCACCCATACGTTTGCCGTCCATTGGTTTTTCTATATTTTCTTCAGGAATATATTTGAATAACGGCTTCATATATTCATTACCAGTAAGGAATACAAATTTGTCTTTTTGTGGGTTTAAACCTTGAGACTTCATTTGTTTTACTGTTTCATCAGCCCATGCTTCTTTCTCATCTTTAGACATTTCTTTAAGAGTCATATCATATGGTGCTAACTTTTTAGTCATAGGTACTAAATGATGCTTAGCAGAAAGAATAAACATCTTATCTGGTTTGAGTGACTGGCCATACTTTAATGTTTTTTGGAACATTGGAGAGGCAGAGTACAGCTCCTGTGCAGGAGCTGGGTGGTCTAGTTTTGATTTAGTGCAACTTAATAGTACTATCTTTGCCATTAATATTATTTGGTATAAATATTAGTAGGATGTTATTTCTTTAATTACATCTTTACCAATAAATGTATTAACTTGATATTTAAAGCAATCTAAAAATACTTGATTATAAGCTGGGAATTTAGTAACTAAATGCTTTGTTATAGCAGTGAATGACGGACCACCATATCTACCATAACTCCCCATATTAACTTCTTTATCTAGTTTCTTTTTTAGGAATTGATAGTTAGCAGAACCATTTGCTTTTCTTAATTGACTAAAACTACAATATAGATGCATCAGATATGGTTTTGATGTATCATACTCGCAGTTAGCTGTTATTTCTCTAGCCATTTCCCAATTCTCAACATCAGAACTATTAAGCATATTATAAAGAGTTTGATACATATCAAAATCAACTACAACACCTTGATTAATATCATTATTGACTGATGTATCAAAAATAACTTTTAAGTTATATTTTTCAATATTGTCAATTAAGTTTAAGAAAAAATTAATGTTTTTACATGCCTTAGTATTACCATGATGACTAGTAATTATAAAACCAGGCAAAGGTGAGTGTTTTTTAATAATCTCAAAATTAGGATCAAATTGAATCCAATCATTTAGATTTTTTTCAGTAATAACATAGTGGGTGTATGCTTCACCTTTACGATCTTTAACTATATCATTACTATAACCATACTGAGTTGTTTGGTTTCTATATTTTGAAAATTTAGGATTATCTATAATAAAGTCAACTGGGATTATATATAGATTTTCTGATGGTTTGGGGGTAAAATATGATTGTTTAGTTGTTTGATCCCAATTATATTGTTTAAGATCTGTATAGTTTTCTCTAATAAATAAATCACTAATAATAACAGCATCTAATTTATCAAATTTTCTAGCTGTTTTAATATTTAGTTTATTCTCTGTTATGTAGTTTTTTAATTTATATGAAGGTAACTCAGATAATGGTGTTGAATAAACTGTTGTTTTATTTTCAATTTTATTATCTTTATTAGCCTCATATAAAGCTAAATACCGTTGCTTATATGATTCAGGTATAATGCCTGCTACTTTTTCCCAACCATTAGTATGAAATTGTTTATTACGACCTGGGTCAAATATTAGTTGTGCTATATACATAATTATTTACTTAGGAATTTAATTAATGTTTTATTCATCATTAGTGTTTTGAATGAGCTTGAATTGCCATTATAAATTGATTTTACAATTTTGTATTTCAAATCTACAGCAAATATATCTTCATTCATCAAATAAGCCAAACGATCAATATATGATTTTTCTATCTTATTGCTTTTACTATAAAATAAACTATAGTTAACAATACGAGTTGATAGAATTGATGCTAAATCTGCTCTATATTTATCGTCTTTACCAATAATACCCTTTAAAGTATTAAGAATATATTCTTCACTTTCATGATTCATAATAGTATCTGGGGATATAATCTTATCTAGTTTATTATTAATAAACATTGTGAACATTGTAGTGAATTCAGATCCAACACTACCCTCACCAATCATTTGAATCAATCCTAACTCATCATCAAATGATTTTAGTGATGATATTGAATTAAAGAATGTTGATATGCTTCTTGAGTTAGTATTTGTTGATACTAGTTCAGGATGTTTTAGTAAGAAGTTAATACACCTATTATCCATTTCAGCATTCTCAGCCCACTCACTCCAACAATTAATATCAAATTTCAAATTAATAGATATAAATCGTGTTTTTTGAGCGTTATCAATACTATTAACTAAATAATCACCATTGTCAGGATTACTTGTAAGAATAATATGCCAATCTTTAGGCAACTCCCAACTAATATATTGTTGGCGATCAATTAGCTCCATAACAGCTTGAATGAACCTGATGTCAGCGCGATTCCAGTCATCTAAAAGCAAAATACCACCATTTGATTTGCCACTAATCCATTCAGGTGGACAATAACTCATTCTATTTTTACCTGTAAATTTAAATCCTTGTTTGGTATACTCATCAACTGCATGTTCATCTATCCACAGACATTTATCATTGTCTTGGCATACTTCAAATTGACGAATTGGGAAACCTACTAGGTCACCTAACTCCTCAATTTGTGCGAGATTCAACTTAACAAAATTCAAATCCAACTCATTTGCTAATTGAACAATAGTTGATGTTTTACCAATACCGGAATCACCAATTACTTCAACTGCTACAGGTGGTTTGTTTTGTTGTTGTAGATAACGATTGTTATCAATAATATGTTTAAGAAATTGTTTTGCCTCTTTAACATTTAGAGACACTTGTGCATGTTTTGTTTTTTCTTTTTTTGCCATTTGTAACCTTTATTTTAATTAAATATAACAATGATTTATTAGGAGGCCAAATTCATTTTAATAGTGTTGCCCCATCCGTTTTCTTTAATTACATCTAAACTTTCACCATTCGGTGTTATGACCATTAAAGTTGGTTTGAATGATTTAATTTTATTTTCACCTATGAATCCATCAGTTAATATAATTAAACTATTATATTCTTTATGTTCATTAAAATAATGGATAAACGGATTCATGTTTGTACCGCCTCTACCTGTAACAGAATTAGGCATCTCGCCTTTATATTCCCATACATTATGAATAGCAGCGTCACCTTCAGCTACAGTGATTGTTACTCCAGTTTTGTACATATGATGTATCTCAGCAAAAAATCTAGCTAAATCTTCATTAAGAACTGAACCTGATGTATCAATGCCTACAAGTATATTCTTTTTAGTTTTAATTTTTAAGGCTGGATTTTCTTGGAAACGTTTGTTTAGTTTACGTCTTGTTTTTTTAGTATAGACTCGAGTTGATGTACCTGCAAATTTTCTAAAATACGATCTCCAATCATATGATGGTTCACTTTCAGCTAATATATCATCTATAAAACTTTCTAACTCAGATGGAACAAAACCTCTACCCTTATCTGATTGACTTTTAAGTATTTCTTTAATTTGATGTTCAAGTTGTGATTTGGCTAGTTTAGCATCAGCTTCACTTAAACCATCAAACTCACTCCAAGTTGGATGTAGACCTTCACCTTTTAAACCATCCATTAATTGTTGTAGTTTTGGACTAGCTCCACTTTCTAAAGCTTGTTTTAACAAACCATAATATACTTTAGTACCAGCTTTTAAAGGCAAATTCAGTTCAGGATATGAACTTGGTAATAGAAGATCTTTAGATGGATAATACTCCTCAGCTATATATTGATTGATTTCAATATCAGCTGCTACATTATGTAATTCTTGATCTGGGTAGTCATCTCTATCAAGAAGATGATTAAAGCAAATATGGAGCAACTCATGTTTGAGTAGTCCTATTTTTGGTTTATCTCCTGGTAGTGAGTTCCAAAACTCTTCATTAACTGCTAATTGATAATTAATACCTTGTAAACAAACACCAGCTGTTGGTACATCTTTTCTAACTACTTTATTAAGAGTAGATAAGAATACACCATAGAATGGTTCACTAAGCATTAACTGCTTGCCAATTTTTGATAAGTCCTCGTGTATATTCATTATGTTTTTTATTTATATAGTGAATATAGCAAAAAGGCTTGGCAAAGCCAAGCCCTAAACATTAAAGGTTATGTATAAACTTATCAAATTTTAAGCTCCTAATGAATCATAAAAAGCCTCCCATAATTCCTCTTCTTCATATTCTGTTTCAATATCTTTTCCATTTTTAGAATATATATATCCTATCACATCCATTTCTGCATCATAACAACTATCTGGGTCAAGTGCTAAACCTGAAGCTATATTTAATTCAGTTTTTGGGTCAGGCATATCTAAAATCCATTCTTTATCATTAGGTAAATCTAAAAAATGTGAATATCCTACAATATATTTTACTTTTTTACCATCCTTAGTATCAAAGTCATCTGCTAATCCTTTTTCACAATAGAAAAATTTATAACGTTTTTCATTTTGATAATATTCAGGTAAATATTTTACTACTAAATCATTTTCAAAATTAAAATCTTCAAGTTCTCCTTTATCATTAACAAAAGCTTCATTCAATACTTTATGTATTTCCTCTTTAATGATTTGTTTTAGTTGTGATAATTTCATTATTTATTTTTCAATAAATATTCAGAAACATATATTCCTTGAGCGCCACTAACTGTAATACCACGAGCAGATAAAGCATCACCTACAAAGTGTACATTTGGGAATTCACTTAATGACAAATTTATCTTATTTTTTCACCTTTTAAAACTTTAAGTATTTTATCTTTTAATACTTGTTTATACCTACTAGTTCCTTTAGTAATCCCTACAAGAGCTATTGCTTCTTTTTTTAAATCTTCTATTTGACTTTTAGTAAGTCTACCAGCTATTAATGGATCTTTTTCTAATTCATTACCCCAATTAGTTACGCACTGTAGAGGAGAGGAATTTTTTTGATAGAATAAACGATTAGTTAAATCAGATGCATAGTTATTTGCTATACCATTATCAGTGTACCCCGGATCTCCAGGTTTAAGTCTAAATTTATTTATCTCTTCTTTAATAATTTGTTGTAATTCTGATTTTTTCATAGTTATATTTTAGTATAAATATATGAATTATTCTTTATATTTCCAAATAAATCCGTAAGCTGTTTTTTGACGACCTGCGGCACAGTCCGCTATACTATTGCCTGATTTATTTAGATGTTTACCTGCTTCTTGGGCTGATTGGTATTCATTAAGTAGATTATTTTGAAGATCATATTGTAGTATTGGTTTATGATGACTTAAATAATTTTTAGGTTTTCCTCTAAGGGCATCCCCTATTTTATTAGCCCATAATATATTTCTACCTTTGTTTGCTTTACTAATATTTTGCTTCCATTCTTCACTTCGAGGCCCTAAACCTTTACCTTTTCTATTTTTACTTTGACGTTGTTTTACTTCATCTGTATATGCCCAAGTACCTCCTCCTTTAGAATATTCAGTTTGATTAATTATCTTATACCCCAATTTTTTATATTCTTCAATAAGAGTATGTTCATACAGATAAGCGGTTTGTTCATCATCAAAATACTTAATAATTTCCCAAAAGCATTCAACTTTAGAAGTAATATTTTTCCACCCTTTATTTGATTTTTTATGACCTGCTCTATTACCTGTTCCTTTTCCTACATAAAAAGGTTCATTAGTATCTTTTCTAATCCAATGATATACATAATATTTCATAATTATAAATATCACCAGAAATTAAATACTTACATTTTTTTTAAAATACCTTCAGCAATGTAAATACCTTGACTACCTGCTACTGTTATACCTCTAGCTGATAATGCGTCTCCAGCAAAGTAAATATTATTATATGTTGTGAGACTTAGATTATTATAATTAACAAGAGGCTCTGCGGAGACATATTTTACTTCAGGAACATATATCCCCCAATCATCACCAAATTGAAATACTTCATTCATTTGTTCAATAAATGTTTCAATATATGAGAAATAACCACTCATTGCATTTCTAATATCATCTAATGAATAATCATCTACTTGATGAGCTGATACTGTAGCACCCTCAGATGTTAATCCTGGTTTGCGGGTTTGGTTAGGTGAGTAATATAATCCTTTTCCATCAATTTGCAATTTATTTACTACATCTCTTGACCATTCAAATGGATTATCAATACCTTTGATTTCCATCAAAATACCAAAATTGGTCATATCATTTCTAAATTCCTCACCTTTCTTAGCGTGACCATTATAAGTAATATCACCATATGTTTCCTCTACTGCGACGTAAGCTGCGTTATTATTAGTACAGAATGATCTTAATGATACATTATCAAACTTTTGATATAGTTTAAAATCATAGCTAATATCAATTAATTTTTGGAAGTATTTTTGTGGTGCTTCAAAACGTACTCCAATTTGTACTGATTTTGGTTCAGTTGGTAATTTATACTCATCTGATAATTTTTGAGCAAAGTCAATACCTGATTTGCCTACTGCAAATATAAGTTCATCATAATGCATATAGGCATTGGATGTGTAGATTCTACTACGATCAAAGTATATATTTTTAACCTCAGTATTCCATTCAAATCTAACACCTTTGTTTAGCAAATACTGATACCATGTTTTAGCAATCTCATGTAGGTAATTTGAACCAATATGCCATACTGGGAATAAACGTAATCCAAAGTATGGTTTAATGAATTCAGGTTCTGCTTGTGGATCAGAGCAAAAGATTTCTTCTGGTTTAGGGTGAAAACGTCTAAAGTTATTAATAACTTGATCCATCAATTCCATTGCTTTCTCTTCACCACAGTATTTTGATAATACACCTCCAATTGCAGTATGGTATGTTAATTTACCATCACTCCATCCTCCCGCGCCTAACATACCTGTCATTACTTCTTCAGGTAAGCGGTTATGTGGATCATTACCTTTGTCTATAATAGTGATTAAGTTACCAGGGTAACCATTATCAACTAATTTAGTAGCTGCGTTTATACCAGCTACTCCTGCACCAACTATTACTATTTGTTTATCCATTCAGGTTTATTATTTAATTTTTTCCAATCTAATTTTTTAACTTTTATTTTATCATTAATATAAAAATTCTTATATGCTTCTATAGTGTTTTCCTTTCTAAATTCATCAGGCATACATTGTGGTGGATCTATAAATCCATTATTAGGTAAATTTGGTTCATTGTCTTTACACCATAACAATACTTGTTTAGTAGCATGTGTTTTACCATAACGTTTTTCAAATTCATTACAAATTTCTAATCCATGTTTTACTAACCATCTATAATGTTGTATTGATTGTCTTGTCCAAATTGTTGAAGGATGGTTTTTATGAGCTCGTTTATATGGAGCAGTACCACCTGTTTCCCAATGTGCTGTACAACACATTTGAGCAGATTCAATTTGCATTTTACGAATATGATCATCAGCTAATTCTCTAGCGGCGATAATAGGATCAGAATTAATATAAAATATATTCATATTTTTAATATAATAATTCTTTTTATTAAGGCCAAAATAAGCATAGAGAAGGCCCAATCAAATGATTGGGCCACAGCTCCATTTTAGTTTTTAGTTAAAGCGACCGGCTATGAATCGGTCTATATGTTAGTTAAATAACGCAGTACCCATAGTTGTTTTTTCGTTTTGTAGAATCTTGCCTATTTTCCATAATATCGCACCTCCTATTAATCCACCTAAGACTGATGCTCCAACAGCAGCTTGTGTACTTCCAAGCATATCTGAAACCATTTTCATAAGGTTAATGTCAAATCCTTTATCTATAGCCATAGCTACTAGGCTAGGTAATGTTCCCATTGACATGATATTACTCACTCCTAAACCTTGTAAAACTTTACCCGCGGCTTTATCCATAACTGTAGGTTCTTGGCCTGGCTTGTATCCACCTAATTTTCTAATAGCATCATGCATATCTTCATTTAAAGAGATAGCACTCATAGCTTTTTCTATAGTTGATTTAAAATCAGATTTATCTGATCCTCCTTCGGACATAATATTTTTTGATAATTCTGTTTTTTCTTCAGGTGATAGTTTATTTAGTTCTTTAGTGAGTAAAGCAGTTACTTCAGGACTATTAATAAAACTGTAAGCTTTATCTTCTATCTTACTGAATTCAGGGTTATTAGTTATTTGGTTTTCAGTTAAGGCTTTTTTTTTCTGATTATATTGAGCCTCAGTAATAACACCTGCTAATTTTTGCATTTTAAGGAATGACTCATTTAATGCTTTTTCTTTTGGTTCTTCACCTTCCATTTCCATTTTCTCCATTACGTCAGACTCATCAACAGGAGTGTCTTCAGTTTTAGCATCAGTAGTTACTTCTTTTTTACCTTTACCAGCTTTTTTAGCTGCTTTTTTTTCTTTATCTTTTTCAAATTTAGCTTTAGCTTTTTTAAGCTCTTTAATCTCATTTTCCATAGCTTTAACTTTAACTTCATCCAGCATATCAGCTGCTTCTTCTAAGTTTCTAAGGTTTTCGAGTCTAGTTTCACGGGCTAAAATAGCTTCATCACATTTAGCGATGCGAGCTTCCATAGCGGCAGTCTCAGCTGCTTCATCAATTTCTTTAATATATTCTTGAATTGATTCTTTAATAAGAGAACGTAATCTTTCTATTTGCATTTTATTAGGGTTTATTTATAAATATTAATATAATTTTTAAGCGAATAATTTTTCTAAAAACGCTTGTATTTCTCCTGATTTGACAGCAGTTAAAGCACTTTCTAAAGTGGTTAATGATATATTTTTGGCTTGGAAGGCTTTCACAGCTGTGACTCCAGAAGCTACTAAGAAAACAGCTACTATAATATGAAAAATTCCATTAGATATATTATGGGCTTTTTTAGGATCTTTAACAAATTTTTTAACAATTCCTTCAATTGGGACTAAATACAAATGATGTAATTCATCAGCTATATGACTTAATTTAGTTAACCATTGATTATAAGCATCACCTTCATTAGGTTTTTTACCTAACATCTTATTAACTAAAGCACCAGCTGCTTTTCCAAATTTAGCTATTAATCCCATTATAGCAGGAAGAGCTATAATAAAGCCAGCCGCAGTTAATAAACCTTCATTTGTTGGTTGATCAGTGGATTTAGATGCTTTATTTAACTCAGCATCTAAAGTTTTTAATATAGCAGACATTTCATCTTTTACATCATCAACTACATTTTTTTCTGTATCATCTAATTCATATATGTTTTCAATTTCATCTAGTGATACTTTATATTGACTTTCAGTAATAATACCAGCCAATTTTTGCATTTTAAGGAACTCTTTATTCATTGTTTTTTAAACTATTGATTTTTCTACTTTTTGAGTTAATTTAAAGTTTTTAACACCATCTATTTTTCTAACATCCGATAGCATTTTTTGGAGGTCTTCATCTTTAAAACCACCACTTGTCATAAACGGATGTGGATCAACTTTAATTCTTAATATAGAATAATAGTTAGGATTACTAAAAGCTGATGTTTCACCTGATAGATCATAGTCTTTGCTTGATACTATTGTTACTCCAGGTAATGACCTAATATCAGAAAGAATATCTTTTTGGGGGCGTTTTACTGTGTCGGTTTGAAGTAATCCATCAAATTTATATTGAGTGGATTCTTCTTGAATTATATCTTTAACAATATCAGTTAATTTAGTACTTTCACTTACACCAGTGGCATCAAAATCATCAGCTCTTAAATCTGAGATGATATTTTCAATAGTAGTTTGTACCCAATCAATTTGTTGAGGGGTTAATTCTTCATTAATTGCGTTTTCAATAAATGAGAAGAATTCATCATCCCCTAAATCATATATGTCTTGAAAGAAAAATGATTGTACTCTTTTATCATCTGTGTCAGCAAATGCTAAAAAGATATTATTAATAGCTGAGTAGATGAATTTACCATAGCGAATATCTGATGGTTCATTTTTAAGTAAGTCTACTTTTTTAACAGTTGCTTGTTTAGTTTCTTTATCACCTTTAAGACCTCTTTGTCCTAATATAGCGTAATATCCTTTAATTAACTCATGAACTAACATTGGGAAACAAACAGCTCTAGCTCTAATACCTAAAGCTTCAGATATAACAATTTTAGAAGAACCACCAGCCATTTTATCTCCACTAGCAACAGCTGCTAACATCATAGATATAGCATCATCATTATCATATATACCAAATACTTCTCCCATAATTGTACTATACTGATCATACAAAGCCGGGTTAATATCATCTATATGGCTTTTAAAAATACGAAAAAGTTCTTCTAAACTTTTAACAGATGCTCCTTGTGTAATAGCATTAACAACACGACGACGTTTTTCATTTGGTGTTGCTTCATCTAATGAAGCACCTACATCACCCATACCTACAATTTTAGCGTCTATATTTATATTTTCTTGAGTTATAGTAGGATACATCTCAGTAATCATAGAGACAGCTAAATTCTCTAAACGAGCTTTATATGATGATTCAGCTCTTATAATTTTACTTAATAATGATTGAGAAGACATCATAACTTGGATAAGATTTCTATTACCAAGCAAAATTCGAGCACTTTCAGCTGATTTAGCGTTTAGTTTAGCTAATGTCTCAGGTCGAAATATGTCATTATATTCAGCCATGATTATTTTCCTTTTTTAAAACGAGCAGCAATTTTTTCAGCTATCTTTTTAGCTCTAGCTGGTTCTTCTACAGGTTCTTCAGGGGAAATTGTTCTACGAGGTTTTGTTTTAGGGGCTGTTTCAGTACCAGGCTCAGCTATTTCAACATCTGGGGCTGGTTTAGATGGGGCAGTTTGGGGGGCTTCAGAAAGAATTTTAGTAATTTCTTCTTGAATTATTTTTTTAAGTTCAGTAAGTTTCATATTTCTTTTTATTTTTTAATAAATATTTAAGTTCTTTCATATCTTGTGGTTTTGCTTCAGCGTGTAATGAAATTATTGCTTTAGCATTTTCACTTAAATTACGAGCTCGCAATTGATCTACAAACGCACCAGCATTAGGTATTCTAAATGCAGATTCAGCTGTGACTATAAAATGTTGAGCATCTGGTTGAGTAGCAACTGATCCTATTATAGTATTACTTGCTAAACGAACAATATAGAATCTACTTTGTCCTGATGCTATAACACTTATAACTCTACCTCTATTACCTAAAGCACCATTTCTACGAGTAGCTCCTCTATCACTAGAAGTAGGTGTTAGAGCGCCAGTTAAAAATCTATTTCTTACACCTGAAGGTAAAGAGTTAAATCCGTTTGTTAAACCATATTGATTTATTATAGCGGCTATTTCTCCATTAGCTGCTCCTTGAGCAGCGGCAGGAGCAGCGGCTTGTTGGGGAGTTTCTGCTCCAGCTGGTCTTCTTCCTCTTCTACGAGGTTCTTCACCAGCAGGGACTGGTTGGCCAAGATATTGAGCAGCATCACGAGGGGAAATATTAGCTTTAACTAATTTACCTGTGTTAGGTGAAATAGTAAGGCTTGATCTTGAATTTTCTTTATTTAATAAGTAATAAAGATCACCATTAACAACTATTTTATATTTGTTATCATCTGATAATGGTGGGTTAGCAGATAAAACATCTTTTTTAGCATTACCACTATAACTTCTAGTTACCATATTAAATAACTGTTCAGATGTGTAACTTTGATTTGTTTGTCTAAGATACTCAAAATACGCTCTAAGAGATGCTCCACTAAGAGAATAATTTCTTACGTTATACCAATTAAATCTATTAAAATCATATTCTGGTGTGTAAAGTGCTGTTATATCATCACTGTAAGTTATAATGATTTTTTTAGTATTTTCATCATTAACTACTATAACAGGATTTCCATTAGATGTTTTTCTTTTATCAATTGGTGTGGAATTAATAATATTAAAGAAAATATCTTTATTTATTAAATCAGAATCAATATCTTTTCCTAATAATTTTAAAGCATTATTTTGAAGTCCATTATTACCTTCTTCATCAATAAGAATAGATTGTACTTCCTCACTATCAATAGGTATACTAGTTACTTTATCATCTTCTATTTTATAAGAGCTAAAAGTATTAGAATCTACTAAAATCTGTCCATCTTCTGTATCTTTAATTATGAGGGCAGAATCTGGGTTTTCTTTAGCTTTAGCTAGAATTCTGTCTAGGGTTGATCTATCTATAACTTCAGTTGCGACTAAATCCATCAATGAAGTAAAAGGTATAGTATCAATTTCAGGGAAATCTAATAAAAATCTAGAAGTACGTTTGTTAAGTTTAATGTTAGTATAACTATCATCTTCAGTATAAACATCAATTTTAATAGGCTTTATGAGTGTTATCATAACAATAGCCTTGTCATCTTTAGTCACATACATCCTTTGATTAGAAGGAAGTGTATCCCATTTTTTATACTTAGTTAAAAGTTTTTTAGCTACAAAAGAAATTTCATCATCAGTTAATCTTCTAAGACCTACAGTGCCTGGGATATTAGCTATAAAAGATTTAGCATCTTGATTTGAAAATAAATCTAGATGTTGCATCATAGTCTCATTACTAATAATACCATTGTTAAGACATACAAAAGTAGCTATTTGAGGATATTTAGGTAAATACTTAACTACAAACACACTATTAGTTATATCACTGAATATTTGTGAGTCGTTTTTTCTAACAACTAAATATTGTTTTTTAGTTTCAAATGGAAATTTAGTCCATTCTTGAAAAGGAATAGGTTTAGCTCTGTATTTTTGAGTTTCTTTTTCAGCGGAAGTTAAAGGGATATATCTTAATATATTTTTAAGATTAGGAATATCTTGCAGCCAAGGAACTTCAGATAATAAAGATTCATAAGACATTGGTTTAGATTCATTAGGACTATTCATCCTATTAGTATAAACATATCTAATACTATCATTAGGTACATCTCTAACTTGTATAGCCACAAAACTTAGTTTATCATTATCTGGTAGATTAGTATTTCTAGCTAAATAAAATGTTGGATAACCTCTATCAGAACTATATCTATAGTTACTATAATAACCTCTAGTTATACACCAGTTTTCTCCTTTACCAAATCTAATGCAATTACCTTCTTTACTACCGTTATAAATTACAATAGTGTTATCATCATTATTATAAACAACATCAGGTGTGATATCTAATTCAGCTGGTTCATCACCTGCTAAGGAAGTAACTAATTTTATTAATTGAGATAAAGAATATTTACGTAGATCTTTTTCAGTGATTTTAGGTGAATTTTTTAACGCATCAAAACGATTGATATAAAATTTTAATTTATCATCAGTGATAGTGATATTTAAATCATCAGCTTCATCTTTAAACTGCTGCATTAAATTTCTAAGTTCACCTTCAGAATATTCGTTAAGGGGAAACAGATTATAAACAACATGTATTATAAACTTATATATATTCTCCACTACTTATTAATTTTAAGAATTAAAGTATTTTTTCCTTTAATGACTCTATGCCATTCACCTGCTGGTATAAATATGGGTTGGTTTAGGGAAGTTGGTAGTTGGTTTTCAAGTTGTATCATCCAATCTGTTTCTCCTATTATTTCTATTAAACGATCTTCTCTATCACGATGCCATTTAAGTTCAATAGGATCTATATTTTCGTTAAATTCACGAATAATATATTTGTCAGTGACTTCTATGTCTTTATAAGGATTACTCATCATAATTAAATTTAGTAGCATTAGCAGCTGTCCATCTATCTTGATTTTCACAAATCCATGTTTTAGTAGAAAATCTAAAATACGGAGTTTTTAAATCTGTTGATGATGTTTGAGATTGATGTTTCCAAAGTACTCTATTATTAGGTTGGGCTGCAAATTGTCCATTATCTAATTTAATTATATTAAAAGATTTATGTTCATTTGGTGTCTCAGACCAAGAAACATCTAATTCATTTGGATCTGATGAGCATGAATCTATAGTGAATAAATAATAACCAGGGGCTTTAGTTTTATCCTTCATTACTACTTCACATCTAGCGTTTCGTAATCTTTGTTTTTTAATAGTGGTTATATTATATGAAAAACAATCCCACAATTGAAGCCAATCTAAAGGATACAGTTCATTTTCTTTTATATTTGTTTTCCAAACATAAGCATGTAAAGGTAGTTTATCATATAAAGCACCATAGTCATGAATTAATGATTCAAAATATAAAGCTTGGTTAGGGATAGATTTAGCTGAAATCCAATGGGCTGATTCAAATTCTCCTTTTCCTAAAAGTTTTCCATTTTTGTCTAATTCAAAATCATACAAAAATTCTTTTCTAATAAAAACCTCTACTGGAGGGACATTAGTTACTAAATAACTCATTTATTTATCTTTTAATTATTTGGTTTTCCCCCATTTTTTGCCTTTGCCTTTTGTTTTACATTGAGCGGGTGTAGGACGACATGAAGGGTATTTAGCGCGCTTTTCTCCTTCTTTTCTACCACATGGTTTACATTTACCATCCCTACAAGTATTACAATCTACCCAACCACCTTCTTTACCAGGTGTTCCTTTACGTTTGAACCATTTATGAAGTGATTCATCTTCATTTAAATCTTCTTCTTTTAAATCTTTCCAGATTTTACCTTGACGGCATCTAACAATAGCGCCTGATTTGTAAGCAGATGGTTTATCATATTTGCGGTCAGCAATGCGTTTACAGCGGTCTGCTTTTTTCTTTTGCTCCTCAAGAAGTTGTCTTAGTATGTGTGTTAGTTTCATATTACCAGTATCCTGAGAATGTTGTTTTAAATCCTAATAGTTTCGCATAACGAGGCAACGCACAACTCCAGTACGACGCCTTTGTTCTGTCTTTTTTATTAGGACAATCATGTCTTTTTGAAAACGCCTGACGTGCTTTAGGGTTATTTAATTTAGCACGTAATCCACCACCTGCCATACCAAATGATACTTTTTTAATGCGCTTGGTTTTAGGATCTTTAACATAAACATAAAACTTTTTAGAACCACCACGTTTTGGTTTACCTAAAGCAGGTTGTTTCTTTTCTTCTTCTAATTCTGCTTCTGTTAAAGTTTCAATTACCATCATTGGATAATCAAGTGGAACTACTTCACCTTCATATATTCCAAAACGACCTAAGTCTGTGTTTTCAAATAACTTTTTATCTTCACCTTGTAATTCAATAACTCCTTTTTTCCATAATAAGCGAGTTTCGTGGATTAAATCAATGTGAGCTTTAGAACCAGGACGAAATGTGTTATCATGGATAGGTATTTTTTTATCCAAATGATAACGCATGTTCTCTGATATAGGCATAACATATTGTTTAGACTCATTTAGCATAGGAGCATCAGTACATTTATCACAACCACAATCACATTTTTTCTTTTTAGGTTGTTCTGTTAATGCTTTTCTAATTATTTCTAGGAGGCGTTGTTTCATAGTTATTTGGGCTCAATATATATTACAAATCTTACTCTTATTTTATCATCTTTTCCTATAAAGAAAGATTTAGATCCTTCAGATGTTTTACCTGTTAATAAAGAAGTCATTATAAATTTTTTCAAATCTAATGTTTCTATTCCTTTTATTACTTGATCTAATAAAACTTTAGATTCTCCAGTTTTTTCAATTTCATCAACAACATCATTACCTAAAATAGCTCTAAATAAAAGTTGACTAGAAACTACCCTAACATCAATATCTTTTTGAGATGTATTTGAAACAAAAATATAAAATTTATTTGGGTCATTAGTATAAAAACTAGTTTGGAGTTGAGTGTTAATTTTATTATCTTGCATGGATTTAATCTCAGTGGTTTTACCTCCGATTATAACATCCTCACCTCTTCCTTTAGATATTTCTTTTGATTCTACATTTTGAGAGATAGCATAATTTTTAATACAATTTTCTACTTCTCTACCTTTATTAGATAATGATTTTTCAACATATTGTCTCCAATCTTTTATAGTATTTACAGGATTAGGAAATACTTTTTTAATATCACCTAAATCATACTGTTGGTATGTTAAGGTGGCTAAGTCTGTGAATGTTTGGAGTTTAGATATTTTTTTATCTTTACTGGTTAGATCCTTAATTGTAGAATCAAGATCTTCTTCTAAGTAAAGACCTAATTTTTTTAACTCAGATTCAATAATTAAAATATCCTGTTCATTATTCATGTCAGGATATCCTTTAGGAAATTTATGAGCTATTTTATTTAAAAATTGTTCAAACATATTATGCTGGTACTGTTGGTTCAACTTCAGCTGGTTCTTCAGCTGGTGGAGTTTCTTCTCCTCCTTCAGGAGCAGGTGTTTCTTCACCTGTTGGAACAGGCTCATCTGCTGGTGTTTCACCTCCTGTAGGTACTTCAGCTTTTTCAGGTTCTGTTTTACCACCATATCTTAAGATACGAGCGATAGAATCAGCTGCTTGTTCTTCCTCATTTATATTTAATAAATAATATTTTTTACCTTCTACCTGAGCGATCCATGATCTTTCAGTATAGATAAAATAAAAGAATTGTCCATTAGCTAACATTATTTTAAATGTTGTAGGACGTGGGGCGACCCATTGTATATCAGATATAAACATCTCATATTGATCTGTTAGTAAATCTGTTACAACTTTTTTTAATATAGGGAATTTTGTTAAAACAGGAAATGTCTCTGTATCAAAATCAACATCATCAGGTGTGACACCTAAGGTATTATCTTTAACTTTAGAAGCGTATACTCGCTTAGCTATAGTTTGAATTTTATCTATTAATTCCTGTTTACTTGCCATTGTATTAGTCTATAGTGTATTCTAATTTTTCGTCTGTTGGGCCTTGTTTAGTGTTTTGATAACCTAAATATTGTGTTACTGAATTTAGGTAATCATTAGCTTTAGTAAGTTTACTTTGAACCCAAGCTTCTAACTGAGTGTCATCATCTAAAGAGTTCATTAGTTCTTGAGCATTTTGGATGATGTTACGAAGTTCAGATTTAGCCATTTCACCTTCATAATCAAGTTCTTCTTTGACTGCTTTTTTAGAGCGAAGTAGTTTAAAATCTTTTCCGTTTATTTGGCCATCATTATTAACATCAATTTTTTCTTGTTTTTTAGTTAATTTTTTCTTAATAATTTCTTTAAGGCGATCTATGTTTTTCATTTTAACTTGTTTTTTAGCTATTTTTATTGCTCTACGTCGTAATACATCTTCAGCATCAGCCTCATATCTATCTACTGCTGAGTCTAAAGCAGTTGCTTTCATTGCTTGGTAAATATCTTCTGCTCTATCTTGAATAGCTTGAGATAATTCACTTTCTTCTTCTTTAATAATACCATTTTCAGCAGCGTATAAAGCTCTCATATATTTTTTAGCTTTACCAACAGAAGTAGAACAGCCTTTTTTTTCACCTGTTTCTTTATTGTATATACACTTACCTTTTCTTTCGTATGGCATATTAATCAATTTTAAATAAGAATAAGGGGGTCATCCCCCCTTATAACTTATTGCGGTTCATTACTTTGCTTTGTCTTCTGCGACAGAAGCTTTACGGTATTCGGTCACTAACTTTTTCAGATCGCCAACCGCCTTACGGGCTCTACCATGAGCAGCCTTAGACGCTTTAGAGTGTTCAGCTGAAAACTCGTTCCATAAACCTTGCATTTGTTCAAATAACTCTTGAGTTGTCATAGATTTTATTGATTTTAAATTAATATAAATTATACTTGATCTCCAGTTCCTGGGATTTGTGTTTTCAGGAAAAATAGAGCTGTATTTCCGATTTGTCTTACTAATTTGGTTTTATTTTCACCATCAGGCATTTCTTTAGCTGCATCTAAAGCCATTTGTAAACCTTGACCTATACGTTTTTCTGTTGAATCACCTCCACTTAAATCCATATCTGGTTCAGTTGTAGGTTCAGCAGCGGGCTCAGTAGTAGGTTCAGCAGCTGGTTCTTCAGCTGGCATGTCTAGGTTTAGTTCAACATTTTCCTCAGATGGTGCTTCATCTTTCTTGCGCTTTTTCTCCATAAGAGAAATCTCTTCATTAACCAACTGAGTTATTAAGGTACGTAGTTTTTTTTCCATTTAGTAAATTTATTATAAATATTAGCGATTTTTAAGTCTAGATATAACTTCTAAAGCTAAATTTTTTTTACCTTGTTCTTCAGGAGTCATAAAAGTATTACCTAAACGAGCATTTTCAGCATCTTGGGCTTTTTCTTCAGGTGATTGTTCACTTTTAAGTCTCTTTAGAAGAGCTGTAAGATATTTTTGTATGGGGTCTTCACCTTCATTTAAATTAGCGGTTCTTAATCTATCAAGATTATCCATATATTCATCTATATCATTATCATCAAAACCATTAAATTCTAAAGATAATTGAATAATCATTTCAGCATCTTCACTCATTTGTGAACCTACAGGATACATTCTAACATAATCATCTACTAAATCCCTAAGGGAAAGACCATTTGGGAAACCTAATTCAGGTATAGCATCTAATGTATATGTGTCTATAAATGATTCTATATCTTCCGCTCCAGGGAGATTTTCTTTAACTAATTTATATTTGTAAGCCATTATTTTAAATATGAAAGTTTATATATAGTTGATTTGATTAATTCAGTCACAGTATCAATTTGGTTTTGTAGATAACTGTCTTCTGTTACTTCATATGCTTGGTAAGCAGCTTCACATAATGTTTCAAGATATGCTACAACTTGTTCTTTACTCTGGTATTGTTTTAGATTAAAATTAGTATAATCAGTTATAATACCATTTTTACCTTGATATGACTCTACTAAACCATCAATTAGATCAATAATACCTTCATAATATTTTTGTAATGCTTTATGTTCAGCATATGAAGGAGTTTGTAGATGGAAAATGTGGGTTTGTGTTCTTGAATGGAACAGATATGAAATAAATTTAGAAAACTCCATTATTAGTGTTTTTTACTATTTAAATAATTACTCATTAGGTTACCTATAGCACCTACTTTCTGACGTATAAATATCCATTCATTCTGAGTTAGTTTATGTTTTTTATGGACATAGTGTAGACCCATAATACCAATTATTCTATTGTCTAAGCCTTTGATAGCTAGTAAATAAATAGATTTACATCCTGGGCCATCTGCTTGATATAAATCAAGACCATATGTTGGTCCATTATTCATATCTTCAATAGCAATTTCTCCTTTTTCATATAAGACAGAAAATTGTTTACTGAATAATGATACAGGAATGTTTTGGAATAGTGTCTTTAATGAATTAGTATCTGGAGTAGTGATCTCATAAAACACTGAAAATTTCTGGATGGATTTACCTGTGGGGTAAAAATGGCCTCCATTATGGAATTGAGCTATATATGCTTGATCACAGTCTATTTCTTGCAGAATAGCGTCAAGTTGTTGCTCAATAATTTCATTATGCTGTATAGCATCTTTTAAAGGATCATTGTTAATTTTGCTAATAAATCTTTTTTCAACCCATTTTACTAGTAACGGACCAAAAATTGAAGTTGTCAACGCAATAATGATCGGAACAATAATTTGAATCTCACTCATTTTTTTAAGCTTTGTAGGTATTTAATTGTTTCTTCTTTATTTTCTAGCAACTTTTGCTTTGAAGAACCAACCCAACGCTCTACATCTCCTGCTTCAGTGACATATGAAGTATTGGATTCACTTATTTCTTCATCAATCCAAATATTAAAATCATTTATGATTCCATCTATGTCTGAATTGATGATGTGTTTCTCATAATCGCTCCATAAACCTTTAATTCGTAATTCTGTTTCAAAATCAACTTGACAATCAAAACATCTTTTATATTGAAGATAAAACAACTTATCATTTTGCTTTTTCATGATGTTATTACAACAAGGACAGAAAAGTGGCAAATGAATTGATTCTTTTGCTTTATCTAGTTTAGTAATATTTTGTTTAATTCCATTTTTGATAGTCCAAGTACGACCATCAGCTTCCCAGACATCTCCTTCCTCATGAAACTCTTGTTGTTTAGTATAACCTGTTCCGACAGACGTTTTTTCTCCGTATTTACCTTGCATTAGGTTACGAAGTCGTTGCACGTCCCTTTGTTGGAACTCTTTTTTTAAAACATTATCTGACATACTTTATTTTTTAGTTGAATTTTCCCATCTACGGAGATAAATATTTCCATCTCTGTAAGCTTCAATTTCTAATTCTTTTAAATAATCATCTTCATTAACATTTTGACCTTTAATACCTTGGATTCTACCTTCAAGGTTTTGTAGATGATGAATCATCTCATGAGCATATGAACGTAATACATCTTTTGGATGACGACCATAAGTGTATAAAGTAATACATTTTTGGTTTGGGTCATAATGAGCTGTACGTCCTAATATATCAACAGCATTTTCTTTATCATCTTCAATAAAATTAATATCAGGTAATGGCTCAATATTTAAACCATTATCCATCATAAACATTGTTAAAGATATTAATTTGTCTTTAAATTCTTTATTATGTTCTAATCCTTTTTTAGTGATATTAGATACTACAATCTTATCTTTATGTTTATCAACTTTAAAATCAGATGGTACTACATTTTGAATATGATCTTTATAATAATCAACCCTAGATGATTCTGAAGAGGTGTTTAAGTCTATATCTGGTAATGGTTCAAAATTTTCTGATTCAGAAAAACTAAATGTTTTTTTCTCTTTAGGTTTCATCCCAGGAGAAAGTATAGTTGTAGCTAATATTTTACGTATATTATCAGATACAAATGGTATACTAAATCCAGTATATTCATCTTTAGCAACTATAGCAGGTTTTGGTTCCCCAGGTTCATAGTTGTTAATTAGATCTTCAAATTCATCTTTGAATTCATCTTTTGCTGCTCCTAATTCTTGAAAAAAATCTATTAAATCTTGTTTACTAACTCCACGTTCATTAGCTCTTTTAACAAAGTGATTGTCTGTTCCTTTATTAAAAACAACATCTGTATCTAATTCTTCATCAGCTATTTGATCAATATCTTCTAAATCTTTATTATTTATATATTCATCTAAAAATGATGTTATTTCATCACCTTCATCAATATTATCTAAGCCTAATACTTGTCTATATTCATCTGAAGTAATCCCGTCTGGTAGGAAAGAAATTATATCCTGGTTATTTTTCAAAGCTGCTCTTAAGTCAGTAGCACTTAAATTTCCAGCTGACCCATCATAATTTTTAATAATTACATTTGAAGGAGTGGATCCAAATCTAGCAAAATCTTCTTCTTTTCCAAATACCCCTATATATTGTTGTTCAGGATTGTTTTTAAATAATTCATAAGCTGCAGCTACAGGACTTGGTGAAGGTACAGGTAAAGATGAGTCATTTGATAATAATACTTTAACATTTTTTGGAAGATTAAGTGATTTAAAAATACTTAAACTTTGATCTGCTGATATAGGAATTTGGGTTTCAAGTTTTTCTCTACTTTTCTTATCAGTACCACTTGGTTCTGTTTTTGGAGACACTAAGACAAGTACTTCATCAGCATCATTAGCTGCGGCTTTAATTCGAGCTATATGATCTTTATGAGGTGGTTTAAATTTGCCTGGGAATACTGCTATTACTTTTTTAGATTGATTTTCATCTTCTACAATAATAGTTTCTCCCTCTATAAATGGTTTAATTAAACTCATTACTAAAGGACTATATTTACCTTCTAAAGCGGCTACAGCATCTAGTGATTGTTGTTTTTTAATACCTTTTTCTCTTGTAATTTCAGTATCACCAACTCGAATATTTCTAGCAAACATTCCTTTAAGTCTATCTATTGATCTTCTACTTTTGAATTTTTTAATTTTTTCAACTATAGCTTCAAATTTATCTTTTTCAATATCAATACCTAAAGAAGCAAGTAAGGTTTTAATATCAGAAAATTTATTAGATTTCCATATTTCTCTTCCGTCATTTTTACCTATAGGAACAATCCTTAAAGATAATTCTGAAGTGTTCAGGTTAAAATCATATTCTTCTCCTTCACCTGGTTTTTCAATATCTTGAGGGATGTTTAGGTTTCTAAATAATTGTTCTATTTGTTTTTCATCTAATTCTGTAAATATAGTTTTAGCTAAACCTAAAGCTAAACCTTGTTCTTGAGCAGGTAAATCTAACATTCTGTAAGTAAATTTACCTTCATCTTCAGAAGACGTAACAACATTATCTATTTGAACATACTCATTTTCTCTTCCAGATATTGGGTATAAAATAGAGACTATAGAACCATGTATGAAATATTTTTTATTTTTCTTATGAGGGATTTCTGGGATTTTTTCTACTTGTTCTAGGAATTGGGCTAATTGCTGTTTAAGTTCTTTTTTATCACCTCCTGGGAAGGATATAATTATGTCAATGTCTCCAAAGGTATTTTTTTCAGGTCTAGAACGAACCCCAGTAACATTATAAGATTTATCAAGACCTAATGGTTTTAAAACATTATCTCTGTAATCTCGAATTGTTGCTTTTAAATTTTCTTTATTAATGGTGATACCACCTGCTGCTCCACTCATGTTATTTAAATATTATCAGGGACATACGCATTTGCTCTTCGTAACGCTTCCTTAAACATTTCTAATGTTTTAGTTTGATCTTCAGGTTTAAGGTTAGTCTTAATATAACTCATTAATTTATCATAATTATTAATTATCTCTAAAGTTAGTGGTTGTGTTGGTTGATATTCTTGATTGAATACTTCTAAAGCACCTTGGGGTTTATCAGCAATAACATCACCTGTTTCTTTACGTATAAATCCTCTACCACTTTTAAAAGTATAACCTGTAGCAGCAAACATAGCTAACATTAATTGTCCTCTATGTAAACCTTTAATTTCAGGATTATCTTCAGGTAATTCAGAATTGTATCTGAATTTTAACCAATCCATATCTCCTGTGTCTATATCAAGTTGGGCTCTTGAATCTAATTTCTCTCCTGTTGGAGTGTACTGTGGGTATGAGAAATGGATAGTGCCTCCATTTGCTGCTTTATCACTAGCATATATATCACTACCAGCATTGTTAATTTTACTAACAATTAAGCGTATTAAAGCATTAGTTTGAACTGCTTCATCAGTAGCTGTACGAGATGATTTCTTTGTTTTTTCATACAAAGCATCATATTCATTTTGATTAATACCCCATCCATTAGTATCAGCTTTTCCATCTTTAAATAGATGTTCTGATGAGTAGGCTAAGTCAACGTCTCCAGATTTAGGTTTACTACCGGTTGAGCCTAACCAATTACTTTTATCAGTTAATGGAGTAAATGTTGCTTTTTTATTAGGAAAAATTTTACTTAAATCACTAACAAATTTTTCAACTGTAGGTTTAATATTATCTAATACTATATCTTGAGCATCAAATTCTGTACCTTTAAACACATTTCCACCTTCATCGATAAGAACTTCATGTAATAGCTTTATTAAAGAAATCATTCTTGAGTTTTCTCATAAATATTAGGGTCTAGTTGAATCTCAATAGGGAATTGTTCAGAAGATGGTTTTGGGTTAGGATATTCAAGTTTAAATAATTCATGTATAGAATTAAATAATTTTAAATTTTCTTCAAATGTGCGTGTTGGTTCATATATTTCCCATCCTTTACCTTGAATTTTATCCCCTTTTCCTTCACCACGTTTAGAAGATTTTAACCAGATGATACCTGTTTTTTCTATTTTTTCTTCAAATGTTTCATTCCATGCTTGAGCATAAGCTGCTAATTGTAAATCCATAGATGTATGAATTGAATTTGAAGTTTTAATATCTAATAACCATCTTACTCCATCAATTTCAACAACTAAATCACATGTTCCTGCATATTTATATTGATCTGAGAATAAATGAATTTCGCTTTCGATTAGGATAGGTTTATATGTAGTCCAAAAATCATGGAATTTAAGAATTAATTTCCATACATCCATTGAGTAATTAGAGTATCCTTCTTCATTTACCCATTGAATTTTTTCTCCTTTAAGATATTTTTCAATAGCATCATGTACTTGTGTACCTTCATCCGCCGCTTTTCTAGCTATAATATCAGCGTTATGTCCTACATCTTTAAGCCAAGTTTCAAAAAATTTACCTTTAGGCATAAATTGTAATATACTAGTAACAGAAGGGTAATAATCTTGATTTCTACTATAAAATCTGTTATCAAATACATTTACTCTTTTTGAAGTTGGGTCTATATTAAGTATACGAGTTACTTGTTTTTTATAGACATTTACATTTTTTTCTATCATACTAGTTCTAGTTTTTTCTCAAATAAGTTTGAGAATGTTAATGGTTGGGTTGTTTGGATTAACTTAGTAAAGTTTTCAAAACCCATTTCACTTGGGTCTTTATCTTTTAACTCTACCAAATAAACCTCTTTTCCTTCATTTAATAAATCCTCACAAAATGAAAGAGCTTGTTTAATAGCATCTTTATCTAATGCTATATATATTTTTTGTACTTGTGAAGTAACGAGTTTTTTCTTTAATTTATCCTGGATGTTTTTGCCTAGTAATGGTATTACATTGCGTTTAATAGCCATCATATCAAATGGGCCTTCACATAAAATGATAGGTACATTCCAGTTTATAAAAAATTCAAATGGAACAATATTTCTTGATACATTTGGATTCTTATATTTGGATCTAGAAAATTCTTCAAATCCTCTAGAGGTAAAATAATTTAAATTACCTTTTTCATCATATGAAGGTATAACAATCATATTAGAATAAGGTCCATGCTCACAATAACCAATGTTGTATTTTAGGATATCATATTTGGTAATACCACGGCGTTTTAAGTAAGCTAAAGCGCGTCTACCAACAATATTATTTGAAGTCACATCAATTAGCGGAATAAATTCTTCAGGTAGTTTAACCTGCTCTAAATTAACTTCGGTATGTTCTGATTTGGAGGTACCTACTAAAGAATATAATGCTTGAAGCTTATCAGGTGTAGTTTCTAAATGTTTAAATAAACGTGATAATTTTCTACCTTTAGTATTACATACCCAACAATGCCATGGGTTGTCACCTTTAGCATTAGTATCCATGTTTACTTCGAGTTTAGGCTTATGATGTTTACAGAACGGGCAAGTGTATGCCCGATTGTTTTTAGAGGTATTTTTACCTTTACCTAAAACAGAGTCCACTAGGGTTACTAATAACTGGTTTACCATACTTGTATAATGTATGAAAACTATTTAAGAAACAAAGTCTTTTTTAAAAAACTTTCCTAATATGTTATCATTATAACTATTTGCACGTAAAACATTATACTGGCATTGGTAATAGACTTCCCAGTATGTTAATTCTTTTTTAGTATTAACTATTTTGATAATGTCTCTTTGGAATGCTAGGTTACCATTTAATTTTATTTCTTCTAATATTTCTTTATTAGAGCCCCAATATGTTAGCCAATCAGATTCTTTATGTACTTTTTTAGTAGTTGCTTTTCTACCAGGACCAGATTGTTCAGCTAGTTCTTTTTTGGTGAGTTTTTTCTTTATGTTATGGTAAAGACTTTTTTTACCAATATAGAATTTACCTGTCACTCTATTTGTGATCCTATAAATAAATCCAAAGCTATCCTGTGGGAAATCTTCTATAGATTTAAATTCTTTAATTTGAGCATTCTCATACCAAAACCAGTTATTCATTGTAACTTATTGTTTTAATGTTTTCACCTAAATCAGATAATCTTTTTAATTCAAAACCACTTAAATTTTTAGTCTCTTTTATAGCATAATTTAAAACTACTTTAGCGGGATTAGATAAAGATTTAGGAGTTTGATTATCTCGAAGTGCTTCAAGATACATTCTAGCTTCTTTCATAGCACCTAATTCTTCTGGGGTTTTAGTTGATGCTCCTGCTTGGTCTAATTCTATTAAATATCCTATAAGAACTTGATATGATTCTTCAGCTGAGTATGAAGTTTCTGTTTTTTCTTTAGAAGGCATATTTTGGACTGTATCTTGGGCTTTTAAACCTAAACCTAAAGAGCCAGCTAAAGAAGCTAATCCTACTAAAATGTTTTCTTTCCAACCTTCATCTATAACCCCACGTTCGTTTAATACTTTAATAATTTCTTCTTTTATAAGTTGTTTTAGCTCAGATTTTTTCATATTTTAAAAGTTTAAACCTACTTGTATTAATAGTTCATTTTGAAAATTTTTATTGTACGGTCTAGGGAGTTTAGCTGTCGCCATTAACTCATTATTATCATTGTATAAACCAACAGTTGTAATATATGTTTGGGGATTATCATACCAATCTTGATTTATTATTAAACCTGAACTACCTGAAATAAAACTTGGGTTCATGGAGTAGTTATATTGAGCATTTCGGGCTCTTATAAAAACATGGTTAGTTGGGGTTGGATTTAAAGTACTTAAATTAAAAGGAGATGCTAACGCGTTAGTGGTAAGAATTAATCCAGCATCTGGAAGGAAAAGTCCTACAGGAGTACCATCTCCATAACCAAATCTAAAGGGACCAGATGTTATTCCAGCTATATTATAAGCTCTTCCACAGTTTAATATTCTAGGAGGTCTTATATTACTATCATCTGTGAGGTTTCCTAAACGTAAACTACCTGGAGAAAGAGGGAGAGGAATATTTTTTGAAAGAGATATAACATTAAATAAATTTGGCACACTGTTATTCCACTCAATATTAGCATTAGCATCTCCAACTACTATATTACGAATAGCTCCATATATTTGTCTAACTGTAGTACCATCAGCAGCATTTTTTTGGGCTGTAGATAAACCAAATTGTATATTTCCTGGAGTGCCGATGTAATAATTAGTAACATTATTAAAAGTAGAAAAATCAAATGAAGGTGATATTACAGAATCACCATTCTCATCTCTCCAGCATGATATAGAGAGATCATCATTACTAAAAACAAAATCTGTAGGGTCTATTCTTGTTAGCGGCATATTACTTATCCATATTAATAACTATATTCATATCAACTGTTCTACTTGTGGGTATAGGTTGAGCTAATTTACCTACAGCTAATAACTCATTATTTGTGTTATAAAGACCTACTGTGGTTATATAAGGGGCAAAAGCAGAACCTGTCATAAAACTTTCAACATCACCACTAGTGTTAACGGGTGCTCCATTTGAGTTTACAGGGTTGGTAAGTTCATCACCTGCTAATAAAGTTGGGTTTAATGAATAATTAAATTCATCTGGTCTAATAGTACATTTATATTGAGTTTCATAAACAGTTCTAGTAGAGCGAAAACCTACATTTTGGTTTCCTGTTGGACCACCAGGTTCTGTAATGATGATTATACCATGAGTATAAATTACATTACCAACATATTCAGCATTACTATTAAATAAATTACCTTGACTATCATCAACATACCCTGAAAGTCCTATACTTCCTGGTTTTATACAGTCTCCGAATAATGATTGAGGTATAATTCCTACAGATATAGTATCGTTTGCTCCAGTTGGAAAATTTTTAATAGGATATAAACCACTTTGTAAATAGTTATCATATCTACTATTAACATTAGCTGTTTGACTACCTTCAACTACATTTCCTTGATTATCAATTTCAATAGCAGGTTGAGAATCATTAGGAAAAGTATTACTATAATATAACTGCTTTATAGAAGCATACACTAATGAAGCTGAAGGCCAAGGAGATGGGTTAGTTTCATCATCATCAGAACCATAAGTAGTGTTTTTTCCTTTTAAAAAAGTAATAGTAGCTGAATTAGCAGCGTTTCCATATACTATTAAAGGAG